TTTTATACCTCCAGGATTATCTAAAATGTATCCCAAATTAACTGCATGATTTCTTTCAGAAGGAACAGATTCTAGTAAAATATGATCTACATAAGTTTGATCACCTGTAAATGTATTTGATTTATTGGTTTTAGCTGTTGTTTTAAACTTATCATCTACACTATTTATAGCATTAACTAAATTATCTTTAGAAACTTCATTATTTAATGAATTTAAATCACCAATAACAGATTCAACTTTGTCATTTATTTGTTTTGTTGTCCAGCTCAAAATAGCCACATCATCAGAATCAACAGGTGTTAATGCTTTTAATTTTCCTGTGAATTTTTTAATACCATTTATTGTTATTTGGTCTGAAGTTATATCAACAAATTTACTAGCATCAAAAGATTTACCTAAATCATACCAAGTTTTACCATTCCATATATACATATATCCAGTATCTTCAGCATACCATACATCACCTATCTTTTTATCAACAATGGCTTCTATTTCTGTATATGTAGGTTTTGATCCTTTATATGAAAATACATTAGATAGTAAATCTTTAACTTCTTTTATGCTATTGTCAAACTGTTTCTTTCTAATAACATGATTATCTAGTGTTGCATCTACTTCTACCGAAGGTGCTTCTGTAAAAATATTAGCTTTTGTAAAAATATTAGCTGCATCTTTCTTTGCATAATTAGTTAAATCAATTTCAGGTGGTACTATTTCATCTATTTTATCATCTATCTCTTGTTTAGTATATGTTTCTTCTCTTGTAGTAAATTTATCCAAATTTAAATCTGTTATATCAGCTACAACATGTGTATGAACTTTATCTGCTTTCTTATCTAATAAACTATTTGTTTCTGGTTTTGTATAATAGTTAGATAAATCAGGATTATCTGGATCAATTGGAGGTTCAGGCTTAAATACAACATCATCGCCACCGAAAAAATCAGGATGCATTATAGCTATTTCAGCAGGATAATTGACTCCTGGTATTAATAAAATGGGATATAAGTCATCAGTACTAATCCATCTAGGTTCTTTTAATAAACATACAAAAAAGTCTTGTGTAGGCTCTCTTTTTGGTTCTATCATAACACAGTCCTATAATATCTAATTTATAGATATTTATAAGACTGCTAATATTACATCCAATCATCAAATAAAGAAGTACCCATGTTACTGTTAAATGAAGCTATACTATCACTGTGTTTTTTACAATTATATTTTAAGAAAAACTTAAGAAGATTATTAAGATCTATTGTTGGCTTTTCTAAATTATACTGTTCTATAATGCTTTCTTTAACATTATCAGGTATTTCTCTAAAATCAATTAATGTTTTATTTCTGACAAAATTATCATAAACAAGCTTGTTTTTTTCAAGATTTTCATTTAAGTTTTCTAAAAATCTCTTAGCCCCTATTTCACCAAAATAAGCTGGTTTAAAAGGTGATTTTTCAGACTGCTTAGAATATAAATCATATAATGTTTTTGATATTTCTAATTTATTGAAATTATTTACATCTGTTTCAAAAATACCATTATTTTCAAGAAACTTTATAAAGTCAGGTGTGAAAGTTGTGCCTTCCATTATTGATGGAATATTATCTGCTTTGTCACCAAGCAAAATATGCATAGTTAATGTTTTTGTTATTTCTGACTCTTCTATGTTTTTAAAGAACTCTTTTTTGATAGGTTTAAACAAAGTTATATGTTTATTTATTAACAATTGCATAAAATCTTTATCTTCAGAAACAACTAATACAGGTTTAGCAGTATGATTTGCTAATACAGCAATAATGTCATCACCTTCAGCACCTTTTACTCTTAAAACTTTATATGGTAGTGATTTTTTGATAACATCAATAATTTCATTAACAGCTGGAAACACTTCGTTTTCCCAATCAAAAACATCCGATAATTTTCTGTTTGTTTTATATTCAGGATAATATGACTTTCTCCATGAATTAGATCCCTCCAAAGCAAGTATAATTTCATTCCCATAATCTCTTGCATATTCTGTTTGGATTAATTTTAGATAATTAAATACTAAATGAACAAACATACCATGGTATTTTTCAAAACTAAGTTTCTGTTTGCTATACATATCTTTTCCAACAGCTACATATAAACTTTTAAAAGCTAAATGCATAAAATCAATTAAAACCATTTATTATAGCCCCTTTCTTATGTTTTTCTTTTCGTGTATATTTTGTTTTATTTTTAATAAATCTTGTCTGTAGATTTATTTCCCTTTTAAATGACTTTATAATGGATTCATCTCGTTTCATTTTATCCTCCCTCCTTTAAACATATTTAAAATTTCTTCTTGTTTTTCTTTAGGTAGAATGCTACAATACTGTTTGGCTACATTAAAAGATATATTATAGTATTTGCTAACAGCTTCTTCGTATTCATTTAGTTTATTCTCTTTTGGAGGTCTACCCATATAAGTTACTTTATTCATTATTGAGCGTGCAAACCAATACTGAACATTTATAGGTATATCGGTATGATTGTTAATAAAATTAGCAAACTCAACAGAATGAATATCATTACTCATCCATCTACATAACATAAACGAATTTAATAAATTCATTTCATTTTTATTAGGTATAAAGTCTTTTTTATACGCAGAAACCATAACTTCATATTGTGAATGTGTTATATCCATTTATTTTTCCTTAAATGCTACAATTGTTTTATAATTGTAGCATTTTAAACCTTAAAGATTATTTAACCAATCATCATCCTGACTGTTTTCTTGCTTAGGTTTTTGTTGTTGAACCACTTGTTGTTGAGATTGTGGTTTTGACTCTTGTGTTTCAAATGGTGGATTGTCATTTGTTTTTCCAACCACTGATGGAACACTTGAAGTTTTAGTACCAAAAGGATTTTTAAACCTTTCTAGTTTTTCTTTTAATTCTTCATAAGAAGGGAAATACTCAGGCTTTGTAAACTCACTTAAATCATAAGTTTTGTTAAGAATTATGTCTATAATATCTTCGTTTTTTTCTAACCCGCCTAACTTTGAAGGTGATGGTGCTAAACTTGTGTTGTCATAGTTAAAGAAACCTGATTGTGGATCTTTTTTAATAGTTAGCTCTATATTATAACCATTTATAGGGTTATATAGTTCTTTTTCTGTATGTCCTAGAGACCTTTGTGTTTCATCTGGATTAATCCAAGCTAGGAACTTTTCTTTTAATTTACTTCCAAATTCAAATAGAAACACTTTTCCTTCATTTTCAGGATTAGCTGGATCTTTTACAACTAAAATGTTAGTGTAGTATTTTACCTTTCTGCCATATAGTGATCTTGCAAGTTTTTCATCACCACTATTTAATACTTCAAAATACTCTTCTTGAATAGGACAAGGTAATCCAATTGTACTTGGACTATTTGCTATTAACCAGCGATCTTTGCCACCTACATTCTTTTTAGAGTTATAGTGATATACACAAACAAAAGGTACTTTATTGCGATCTGTTATTAACCTGATCATAGCAGCACCATTGCCCTCTTTGTTTTTGGACAACTTCCAAAATCTGTTATCAACATAACTTTTTTGACCAATATTTTGTGGCATTTTTTGCATTAAATCTGCACCTGAAAATCCTGTTAAAATGTCAAATTCATTCATAATAATTTCCTTTAAAATAGCTGAAAATAAGATTAATAATTAATCAACAATAGCCAAAAATCCCATATCTTTTAGATATATGAAATTATATAATATTTATCCTTAAAATCAACTTAATTTAACCCAAACACCTTGACCGCAGTCCCATACTTTATGATACCCATTTAATTCCATATTTTCTGACTCAGTCAAGTTTGGATCAAATTTCTCTAGTTTATCTTTGAGTTTATGCTTCATAAATTGTTGTCTTGAATGTGTCTTATTATTTTTAAAATAATAGTAACCAGGACTAGAATAGTGACTAAATGTAAATCCAAGCTTCAAATATATACTTCCATCAGAATATAATCTATCTGAGTAGCTTATTAATGAGCCTGGGTGATTTTTATGAAAGTAACAAAGTAATTTAGATGCACCACCTACAACATTCACACCCATTTTAGTACATAATCTAATTAGCTCCCAATTATATTTGTTAGTAAACCTTGGTTTTCCAAATGACATTAAACAAACTAACTCATCTTGGTAATAGAGTCCATAGCATACAGTTGATCCAATGAATCCTTGGAGATGATTTTCATCCAGAAATTCTTTTTCTTCTAGCTTACTAACCTCTTTGATAACACATTTCCTAGCCATTATTTTATTTGATTTACCTAGTTTATTATTAATGATTGACTTCCATATATCTTTTTTCTCTACCCAAGATGACTCAAAAATGTGAATTAGATTTATACCTTTTTCCTTACATCTCTCTGTTTTACTTAAATGATAACTTTTATCTTTACCCATTTGCTCAGAATGCCAGTAGTCTCCATTACATTCTATGGCTAAGTTATGTTCTGGTAAGTAGAAGTCTAGTTCTTTATCACCTAATACTGAGTAATCATTTTCTATATAGTTATCTAGTAAATTAGATACTTCTTTTTCAAATGAGCTAGTAGAAGGGTTACATATAGGGCATAAAGTTATACCTTTTACAAAATTGCCAAATGTTCTCTTAAAAACATGACCTTTTGGGCACATTAGTTCAAGATTATCTACTAAATCTTCTGAAACAACTTTATAACCAAAATTATTTAAATACTCTATTTTGTTGTTTATGTTACACTCAGGACAAGTTGATATACCTTGTTTAAATACTCTAAATGCTCGTTTAAAAACATGCCCATTTTTACATTTTACTTCTAAATTATTTCCTAAATTGTTTGAGATGACTTCATATCCTAAATTGTTTAAGTACTCTAGTTTATCTTGCTTCTCACATATAGTACAAATAGTAATACCACTTTTGAATGCTTTATATGGTCTTTTAAAAATATGACCATTTTGGCATTCTACTGTTAAATTATTATTTAACTCTTTAGAAACAACTTTATAACCAAGACTTTTTATAAAAAGTAGTTTTCTTTGTCTTTCACATTCATTACAAGTTAATTGGCCTTTTTTAAAATTGTTTAAAGTTCGTTTAAAAACATGTCCATTTTTACATTTTACAGTCAAGTTATTTGATAAATTTTCTGAAATAACCTCATAACCTAATTTGTTTAAATGTTTAACATTTTCCTGTCGTTCACACTCAGGGCAAGCTGTTGAACCACTTTTAAACCTACTAAAGGATCTTTTAAAAACATGCCCATTTTTACATTTTACTTCTAAGTCATGACCTAAATTATCCGATATAGTTTCATACCCAAGATCCTTTAAAAATTCTATTTTATCATTAACTGTCATAATATTCTCTTAGCACTAATAATTTACTAATATTATATAATAATTATACTTAAAATCAACTTAAAACATTTTTCGATTTTTACGAATATTTTTAGATTTTGATTTTTTATAGTTTTGAATTGCTTTTGCGTATAATTTATCAGCAGAATATCCACCACTAAATGATTCAGCTCTTAATCTAGAAGCTACCAACCATAAGTCTTGTGGAATTATAATACCTCTTCTTGATATTCTTCTTTTAATATATAGTCTTATAACTGGTCCTAAATGCAGTGCAGATAAAAGTGGTTTAACCATTTTATATGTTATTTTTAATTGTTTATTTTTTTGAATTGCAGCTTTATTCATTTTAAACAATATTTTTATTAAAGCTATACGAAGTGGTACTGGAGTCCAATGTAAGTTTAAACCTAAAACATAACTTCTTGATGTACTTAATACTAAAATTAAAGGTGTTTTATCATATACTTCATCTTTAAACTTTGCATCATATTGCATAAAGATCATATTACTAAATCTAAAATCTTCTGCTTTAAAATTTCGAGTACCTTTTTTCATTAATTGTTTAACTATATCAAGGGCAGCTTTTTCCTGCTCTTTTGTAGTTTTTTCTTTTAAAGCGTCATCAACTGTATCTTTTATTACTTTTTTGCCAGTGTTTATATTTTTTGCTTCTTCACTTATAGCTTGTGTTTCTTTTGTCTTTTTTTGATAAGATGACACAAAACCAGGTTTTGTGCTATCTACTATATTAGATTGATCAGAACCTGGCTTACTGCTAGAAAAATAATTTGGCATAATTTATATTAATATTCGTCTTCTAAATCTAAAGACACCTCATAACCTTGTGACATATCAGAATAATCACCACTTATTGGACCCCATGAAATATCTCTCATATCATATAAAATATCTTTTACTTTTTTATTATCTTCATTATTATAGTTTTTTAACGCAAATTTAATACATTCTCCTTCTATATAAGGTTCAGTTATTTCAATATTTGCTTTTTCCAATTTTTGTTCTATTCTATATTTTAAAAACTCTAAATCCCTATCCATGTTTTTCATCTCAACATTTGCTGTTTCAATGTCTCTTGTTTCTTTATATTGATCATAATGTGATGATTCACATAAATATTTTGAATATACTGTATTCATGTTTTATCCTTTTATTGTTTATAATATTATTTATATTTTAAAGCAAAATTATCCTATTCTGTTATATAACTCTTCCATTGTTATATCTTCAATGACACCTGTTTTCTTATTTCTAACTGTAATTTTTGTGTCACCAGCTACACATTCATCAATAAAAATTAAATTGATACTAAGACCCCTAAAAGCATCTGGTGTAGTTGCACTAATGTATGCTTTACATCCTATTTCATTAACAAATGACTCTTTGTTATAAACTTTCACGGATGGTTTTAACCATATCGGTAAATCAGCATACATGTCCATTAGTCTTTGTAAGTTCTCAGCAGCCATAGTAAATTTATTAGCACAAATGCCAACAATGGTATCAGGGCAAAAACATAATTTCCATAATATGTATAATAAAGTTGTAACAGATTTACCACTTTGTCTTCCTGCTAATACAACATTGAATCTATTTTCATAATATTGTTGTATTAATTCTTTTTGATAATCTCTTAAGTCAGGATAAACTAAACCTTCATCAAGACTTCTTATTTTAACATAATTTTCCACAAAATAGATAATATCTGTACTACATTTTTGAATCTCTATTATATGTTCTTCTTTCAAAGGTAATTTAGTATTAATATATGAAAGTTGAGGATTATTACCATAGCTAACTTTCTGGTTACTAATATCTAAAAAATATCCGTTTTCATCCTGTGGCAACAGTTTATTTAAATAGCTTATTTTATCATCTTTTAACTGCTGAATATCTTCAACCATAAAATATAATCCTTATATTTTATGGTATTTATAAAGTTATACAAATATATATTTTAATAAAGCTAACAAAGTAAATATAGGAATACATAACCAAACAGCACTCATAAAGGTTTTTGCGTGGGTTTCAGCTAGTTTTTCTAGTTTTCTTTCTTCTTGGTAATGTTTTTGTATAAGGCTAACATTATTAAAATAACCATTTTCGTTATAATAATTAAGTTTGTTAAGTATAAATTTAATTTTTCTTTTAGACAAATTTAACTTAATTTCCTTGTCAGGTTTATTTATTGAATCTGCTCCATAATTTCTAAACTCCCAATAAACATCTTCTGATATTTTAAAAGAATATGATTTAAAATTAGTTAGTTCGTCTTCTAATAATTTTCTATAAAATTTATTTTCGTAATCTATTGAAATTAAATTTATTAGTAATTGTAATTCTAAATTACTTAGATCTTTCTTAGAGTTAAAAAGTAAGAAATTGGCAAAATCTTTTGGTTTTATTTTACTCATTATTACTCCTTTATAATATTTTTAAACAAAGTCTGCTTATGTAAGTCTGGCAAAGACTCATAAACTTTATTAGCTAATATTCTTATTTCATTTAAAGCATGACTAGATGATCTTAATTCTAAGAAATTTCTCAAACTTCTAGCATTTATAGTCCAGTGTAAATTTGTCCTAAATGCTTCAGGTAAAGCATATTTTACAATATCATTACTCTTATTTTGTTTTACTAATCTTAATAAATTATCCAAATTAGATAATATTTGTAAATTAGATTCTAAATCTTCAGTTAAAACTACATATTTAGAAGCTCTATCAAAGTCTTGCTCATATCTAAATTCTTCTTCATTTTTTAAATGTTTTTTTAAAGTATATCTAGTACTCTCTACGCTAAGACTTGCATGTCTATGCCTAGCTAACTCTTGGAGACACGCTCTACTAATACCTTTTATAAAAAAGTTATAATATACATGTTCTATTGTACTAAGGTGCTTGTGATGATTAACAATCCTATCTAATAATGCTTTATCTTGATTACCTAAAACTAATCTACCATCTTCATAAACACTGTCTTTTTTGCATCCACTATCCCAACAAGTTCTTATAGCGTCTATTGTTATTTCTAATGGTGTATGATGTAATAATTTTACTTCTATGTTTTTCATGATTATAATCCTTTCTTACCTTTAAAGTGAAACTTTATATAATATAAAACACTCCAATTTTTAGTGCCTTTTCATATATTATTTTTAAATTTATGTTATTGTATAACAAAACCACTTAAAATTATCTTAAACTAGCTAAGCAGAATTTAAGTAAAAATTGTATATAATATTACTGAAATTACTTGAAAGGACATTATGAATGTAACTGAAAAGTTAAAGTTTTTAAATGATTTAGGATATGAAGTAGTGTCAGATGATATATCAAAAAATCTTATAGTTAGATGTAAAAGCGGACACGAGTTTAAAAGAAGGTTTTATGATTTTCAGCGTGGCACAATAACATGTATACAATGTGATCATAACTATAAATTATCTTATTTAAACTCATTAGGATATTCAGTAAAATCTAAATTAATAAACAATGACCTAGAAGTTATATGTAAAAATGGCCATTCTTTTAAGCGTGCATGGAGTGAGTTTAAAAATGGAAATATAAGATGTGCAATGTGTTATGAACAGCACAAAATAGACTTTTTAAACAAACTTGGATACACAATACTCGATATTAATAAAATTAAAGTAAAATGTAAACATGGGCATGTTTTTGATAGAGTATGGAGTCATTTTAACAGTGGAGTGGTAGAGTGTAAGCAATGTAAGAGTAATACAAAAATAGAATATATGAAGCTTGCAGAGCTTGAACCGATTAGTGAAAATATAGCTGATGGTTTAAAACTAAAATGTAAAAATGGACATGTTTTTAAAAGAACATTTAGTAATCTAAAGAAATGTAATGTATGCCCTATATGCTACTCTAACATCAGCTCATTTGAAAAGGAAATAAAAGAAATACTCCCAAAATGTATAGAAAATGACTACTCGATTCTAGGTGATAAAGAATTAGACTTCTACTTACCAGACCATAACTTAGCTATAGAATGTAATGGAGACTACTGGCATTCTGAGCAAATGGGTAAAGATAAAAGTTATCATTTGAATAAAACACTAAAATGTGAGAGTAAAGGTATTCAGCTTTTACAAATATTCGAGTCATCTTGGATAGAGAAAAAAGATATATGGGAGTCAATTATAAACAATAAACTAGGAAAGTCTGAGAAAATAATGGCTAGGAAATGTGTTTTGAGAGAGGTATCTAAAAAAGAAGAGAAAGAGTTTCTGGACACAAATCATCTTCAAGGCTTCACTGGATCAGGTATTTGTTATGGACTTTATTACCAAGATGAGTTAGTTTGCCTTATGAGTTTTGGAAAACCTAGATTTACAGACAAATATGACTGGGAATTGATCAGGCTATGTACTAAGATGGGATTGAATGTTGTAGGTGGTGCCTCTAGATTATTAAAACATTTTCATAAAAACAACCCTGGGTCATTAATAAGTTACTCAGATAGACTTTACTCTGATGGATCAATTTACAAACAATTAGGGTTCGAATTTAGTCATTATTCAGCACCTGGATATTTTTATTGTAAAAACAAAATAAAGTATCCAAGACAACAATTTATGAAGCATAAACTCAAAGATAAATTAGAGAAATTTGATCCAAACTTGACTGAGTATGAAAACATGTTATTAAATGGATATAATAGAGTGTGGGATTGTGGGCAGGGTGTTTGGGTTAAATAGAGTGAAGGAGAAAAAATGACATTAGATGAGAAAATGGAGTTTATTAAAAGTGTTGGGTTTGATATTATTGCACATAAGTCTAATAGCATAACATTACAATGTAATTATGGGCATGTTTTTAACAAGAAAGTAAGTAATATCATACCAAACACAAATATAATTTGTGATAAATGTGTTGTTATGTCTAAAGAAAAAACACTAAGGGAACTTGGATTTACACCTTTATTAATAAACGGTGATAAATGCACTGTAAAATGTGATAAATGTAATCACATTTTTAATAGAACTTGGTATGCTTTTAATACTCGTAAAAACACAAAGTGCCCTGAATGTGTTGAAGCAGAAAGATGGAATAATATAAATTCCCATTTAAATAACATGAAAGTGTCATACATTTCTGATATACAAGGTAATTATACATTACAATGTAAAAATGGTCATATTTTTAAACAAGGTATAGCAGAAATTATTAAAGAAGTTGGATGTTATCAGTGTAAAGTAGAATACAGAAAAGAGTATATAAGGGATCTTAATTTTACTATTATTGAATATAATAGTAAAATATTTAATGTGAAATGCAATAAATGTAATCATATTTTTACTAGAGACTGGAATGGCTTTTATAATAGAAAACATACAACATGTCCTAATTGTATAGAAATAGAAAAGAAAAACCTAGCTAAAAAACATGGATTTACTCTCACTGACACAAAATGTGGTAATGACACAAGAGAATTTATATGTGATAAATGTAATGCAACATTTAAAAGAGGGTGGTCAAGTTTCACATCAAGAGGAAATAATGAATGCTATAACTGTAAGCAACTTAGTAGAATAAGTTTAGCAAAGTCATATGGATTGGATATCATAAATGAAAATATTACTTCAAAATATACTTTCAAATGTAATAAGGGACATGTTTTTGAAAGACCTTTTACTGTTGTAGAAAACAAAAGCCAAACAAAATGCCCTATTTGTTACCCTAGAACCTCAAACTTTGAGATAGAGGTTAAAAACCTCTTAACAGAATTATGTATAAAATATATCCAAAATGACAGAAATATATTAGATGGATTAGAATTAGATTTTTATTTACCAGATTATAATCTAGCAATTGAATGTAATGGAGATTATTGGCATTCGGATAGTGTTATTAGTGATAAAAAATACCATCTAAATAAAACTCTGAAGTGTAATTCACAAGGAATACAATTATTACACATATTTGAAAGTAACTGGATAAAGAATAGAAACATTTGGGAATCTATTATTAAAAACAAATTAGGGTTGAGCTTTAAAATATATGCTAGAAAATGTGAAATTAAAGAAGTTAATAAAATAGAGGAAAAAGAATTTCTTAATAAAAACCATTTGCAAGGATTTACTGGTTCTACTGTTTGTTATGGACTATATTACCAAAACGAACTTGTTGAACTTATGTCATTTGGTAGATCAAGATTTAATAAAAACATATCATGGGAATTGATAAGGTTATGCACTAAAATAAATGTTAATGTAATAGGTGGTGCATCTAGGTTATTGAAGATATTTGAAAACAATTATCCAAACCAGACCTTATTATCTTATTCTAACAACTTATATTCTAATGGTAAAATATACAATACATTAGGGTTTGAGTTTAGTCACACATCTAGTCCAGGTTATTTTTATTATAAGAATGGTATGACTTATGACAGACAACAATTTATGAAGCATAAACTTAGTAGTAAATTAGAAAAGTTTGATCCAAACTTGACTGAATCAGAGAATATGAAAGTAAATGGGTATAATAGAGTGTGGGATTGTGGGCAAGGTGTTTGGGTTAAAGGTAGCATTTGAGCTACCTTTAATATTTAAATTGAGCCTATTGCTTCTTCAAAACTAATTGTAGCACCAACAGCGACGAAATTAAGTGTGATAAATTCTATTGCATAAGTCGGTTTAATTAAGAAAGACGCAACAAACTGATTATTGGATTTAACCAAAGGCGTGTTATTGCTATCATCACATACTATTTTGAACGCATCTATACCGCGACCCGCTTGAACTTGAGTTAATAACGGAGAACACATACTTACAAACATATTTTGAGTATGAGTGTCATTTTGCTCAAATACAACATATCTAGCTGAGTTAGCTATGTTTCTTTCAAGATAATTAAACAACATTCTAACATTTACTCTATCAAATGCACTAGGTTTTTGAGTACAAGTTTTTTGTCCCCATAAACAAATTCCTAAACTTGGAAAGCTAACAACAGGATTTATAGCACTCTTGTACAAAAGATCTCTTTGTCCATTATTAGGATTGAATGCAAGCTTGATAATATCTAAATATTGTCCTTGATTTAAACCAGCTGCAGCAAACCATGGCTGTCTTGCTTGATTTGTATAAGCTCTTAATCCTGCTGTTGCACCAGCTAAGTTGATCCATCTATATTTGTCATTATACTTATCATATATATAACCATAATTTCCTATAAATGAAAAATACTTATTATCAATATTCATTTCACCAGTGCTTCTATACTCTAAAAGATTTTTAACACAATCTTCAGCTTTTAAACCAACAACTTCACTAAATGGAACACCACCATAACCTATAACATCACCACGAGTTACACAAAAATCAGCACATTCTTTGTTAGCCATTTCATTTGCAATAACAATATCAATATCTATTTCTTCTTTTGAACTAAAATTATCTGTATAACCACTAATAATATCAGCTTTTGTTGGAGCTCCATCTTCACCAAATTTAAGTGTTATGATTTCAGAATCCAAAGCAGATTTTGGTAAATCAGTTATTGTAGTATTATTTTTACAATAAACATAAGATGATTTTCTATTAATAACATCTTCAATATAATTAGATTTGTTATTATAATCTTTAGCACCTTCTTTAATTGAAACCATATATGTTTCTTTTATTTCGTTGTTTTCTAATACAACTACAGCAACTTGATCTGTATCTGGAATATATTCAAAATTATCATCTAATGGAATACCACTAATAATATTTTTCTTTGCTCCAAAATCAGCTTTTGTTGCAACTGCTACTTTGATATTATTTCCCCAAGAACCAACTGATTTAGCAATAAATTTTAATTTTGTTTCAGTATCACTAAACTTAATAGAAGGTTCTAAAGTTTCATAAACATCATTATTAGGAATTATTTTAAGCGTTTCTTTTAATTTAGCATCTGTTATAGTATTACTTGAACCAGTTTTTAAAACTTCACCTGTTGCATTCATTGATGGATAACAAATATAAATCTTTGAAGAGTTACCAGTACCATCACCTGTTTGTATTTCTGGAGTGAAAGTTATTTTAGTATTAGCTTGAATACTAGCAATAGTATAAACATTAGCATCAGTTTTTTCACCAAACATAATTTGTTGGCCAACATATAAACCTGTTGTATCTGTTAAAGCTATTTCTGTTGCTTTTTCACTTAATACAGCATTTATTGTTAAACCTGAATCTTTTCTTGTAGATTTTCCAAGTTTATCAATAGCTCTTACAACATATAAACTACCTGCTCTTCTTAAAAAACAATATGCTTGAAAAAAATCATTATAATTTGAATTTGTAGGTTTTCCAAATACACTTTCAAGTGTTGGAATATCATTTATGAAAACTGCACCATCACATGGACCTTTTGGAAAAATACCACAAAACGCTCCAAAACTAGATGAAGCACTTGAAACCGTAAGAGATAAGTCAATTTCTTTAACTTCTACACCTGGACTTAGTAAAGCCATTTTCTTTCCTTTAAATAAATCTAAAAAAACAGTATATTTAAAATTTTTAAGTTTATTAAAGGAAATAAAATTAAACCTATATATTACTTAGTATAACTATCATCTTCTGAAACAGTTAGCAATATATAGTTATTTTAAATAGATACTGTTTTCTAGTATCTATTTATAAAAAATTATCATAGGCAGATTCATTAATTATTTTGGGGTATGATATTGTTATGTTTAGTTTGGGCTCTTCTAAATTGTATAGTATATTTACTTGATATAGTCTATCAAGTTTCATCTTAATGTTTACGGAGTTTTTACCCCAAGATGATATTTTTATATTTCTTGTAAAGTTAACAAGAAGTTCTGTTTTTATATCTTTTATAATTTTATCCCATGATTCTGGAGACTCTTTAGTCCATAATAATATTTCTACATTATGTTCATCTTCTATTGGATTTTGTTTAAAATAAATCCCGTATTTTTCACCTATATTTAAAAGTATATTTAATAGTTTAGTTTCCATTTACCATATCCATGTTATAAGTTCTTCTACTAATTTCACCATATGATTTATGAATTGTTATGGAACTAATTGTACCAATTCCTCTTCTAAAACCACTATTAGAAGCCCATTTATTTAATGGTGCTAAATTTCTAAAACTCTCACATCTACATAATGGTGTATCTATAACTTTATCAACATGGTAATGCCCAAAATATGCATACACATGTTTAGAGTGTACAAAGTTCTCTTTATTGTCAAATGCAATAATTTGTCCTACATCTTTCATCTTTATGTTATCACCATGAGTAAAAGCCATCAATACATTTCCAAATGAGTGATATTTGATATTCATTAAAGACTCATCACAAATAACCCTTTTATTACCAGCAAAATGTTCTTTTATAATATATTGAACAGCCATAGATGGTAGTATATCGTGATTACCTGGAATATTAATATAATATACATATTTATGTTTTCCAAGTGCTTTATAGATCATGTTTATAATTGAGTTATAAGCAACTGATAATATTTGTGGGAATTTTTTATCAACATCAAGTACATTCCCACTTCTTGGTGTTTTATGTGTAAAATCATTAATATCAATTAAATCACCTAAATTACATATAATACACTCTTCTGTATTATCAGCACCATTTATTAGTTCTGTTGATAATTGGTCTAATGTTTTTGATGCTATATCTAAATTCCAATCACTGTCATTAGTTTCTTCTTTTAAAGCTAACATACCAAAATGCATATCAGAAATATTGTAAAGCGTTAATGAATTAGTATCTAGAGATTTTAATTTAGATACATTCTTAAGTGAATATTTTTTAAACTTTTTAGAAGCAAGTTTTATACTTTCAATAACCTCTTCAGATGGTATTGATTTTGGTACATTTTTTACCCATTGCAAAACAACCTTACCTTTGTCATTATATAATGTTGATGTATTCATATAAATCCTTTCAAGTTTATTTTATTTATATTTTGCTGATTTTTCTTGCTCTAATATTTTTTCAATACCATCTGCTTCATCTTTATCTTGTCTTAGCTCAATGAAAACAGGTAATATTAAAGAATATTTACCATTTTTTTCCATTACTCTATGGGCTTCTACTGTAACAATTTTACCAATCATATTATTATTCCAGAAGAAATCTCTATCACTTTCTTTAAAACCAGTTCCAACACATACTTCTAACGAACCTTCATCACTTTCACATACTAAGGCCCCTAATGTATCTTCAAAAGATGTACCAGACTTACCACATTGATAACCCTTTATTCTTAAATCTACTTGAAACTTAATTTTTAATTTAAGCTGGTCATTTGATGTTTTGTCACCCCAAGTTGCAAATCTATTCTTAATAATAACACCTTCTTGGTCTTGTGAAACAAGATTTTTATAATGTTCCATTATTTCTTCCATATTGTTTACCATATTATATACAATTGGATATATAAACCCATTAGGTGTTTCAGTAATTTTACGAACATTGTTAAATCGTGTTTCATAAGGTATATTGCATTTTCTTTCCAAATAATCACTATAAGGAATACAATCCCATGCTTTTAAAATAACTTTATTTGACTCTTCTTCTGTTATAGTTTGGTTTGTTTCGCTACTTTTATTAACAATACCATTTCCAATTTCTCTTGGAAGTATATTACCATTTTCAGTACATAATAATTCACCCATTATTACACATTCACCAAGAGTATAATATATTAGTTGTTGTAGTTTTGAAAAATCTCTTTTAAATTTATATTCTGTTCCTGCTCTAGATACAAATTGAATACTGTTTTTAGTAACAATTACATTACAAAATTGACCATCTAGTTTTTCTTGAATGTATGCAGGATATTTTATTTTTGATGATGTTTTTTCATTTAATAATGCACATCTCATATAAGGTGGTTTTTTTACAAAATTAGGGATAGCACTATTAATTGTTTTAATACCTAAATCAGCCTGAAGGTTTTTTCTAATTACTTTTTGTAGAAGTAATTGATTTTCGTAGTCTAATTGTTTTGCAAGTTTAATTATAAAAGTTTCAGCATCATTACCCCTGTATATACCATTTTGTAAATAATCAAGTGATGATATTATATTATCTAATATATCATTACCTGTTTCAGATGGTAATTCAAAATCGGTTATTCCTAATCTAGTTTTTGGATTATATACTATATCTAAAAGTTTGATAAAACTTTGATTATCTTTATTATTTTTAATTATTGTAATTTTGCCTGCATCTGTATTCTCATTTTTTAAGCTGTTAATTATGTCTACTAACATGTAATACCTTTCAATTTTATTGAAGGTATTGTATCATAAAATCCCTTAATTTTTACTTAAGTTTTTTTAGGGTTAAAGTTTTGGTTTGTTTATATTTTATAATTTTCGGCTTAATTTTACCTCTCTTTAATGTAAGTCTAGAAGGTGTGGTAGCTATATCACCTGAAGTTGTCATAAATTACCTTTATTTTGGTTTAAAGTATCAACAAAAATAATAAATTTGTCTATGTTTTCTATAGAATTTGAATACACAATATATTTACCATTATCATTTAACTTCACTATTATACCTATATCATCATATTTTGATTGAAACTTAAGTGATAATTTGATATTATATTTTAATTTCAATGTTTCAGACAAACTAACTGGCAGTTCTTTATTAAAATTCAAAAAAGACTCATCAAAATCCTGATCTGTTACTTCAAATTGAAGATCTAAACTTGATTCATATAAATATTTAGTGTACATTATTAATTAGCTCCTTTTTATGTTTTTTTATAAATATCTCAAAATTATACGCATAATAATCTTTATATTTAAATATAAAACCTCCAAAATTATGTTTTATAAAAACAAATGGTTTTATATTGTCATATTTTACAACTAGCATAGGTAATTTATTTGATATCTCACAATCAGCTTCAACTTGTAATATCCATTTATCCCATTGTGCACATTCCTGGATAATTAAAGAGTTAAAAGATGGTGCAGTTGCATAATGTTTACATTCAATAGTATATTTAAACTCGGATGGGCATATTATATCACCTGCGTAGAAAGTATGCTCATTTAAAACATTCATACCACGATAGCTGTTACTACCACCAAATACAGAACCACTAGATATATTTCTTTGAAATGATTGAGCAACATTAAATACATCAGCATAATTATCTGATAACATTTTTGCAACTGTTCGTTCAAAGGTATTACCTTTAGACTTGCTTTTATTAGCCATAAATAACCTTTTTTAGGTTATTTATTTTTAAAATATTTTGCAAAACCAGTATATGTATAATTAAAAAATATAGTTTCGTCTTTTGATACTAATATAAGTTTTGCATATTTTCTTAAGAATTTTGAAATCCCATCATATATTTCAGAATTACTGCCATATACTTTCTTATTGACTACATAATGTTTGATTTTAAATGATGAACATTCACCACATTTAAAAACAGCGTCAATCTCTACTTTAATAGTTGGTAACTCTTTAGAAGGTGATGTTAAATATATAGTACCTGAAATATCAATAACACCAGGAACTAATATTTTGCGATTTAATTTGTGTAGGTTTTTCGTAGAAACAACATTTGCTGATAACTCTTTTGAATTTATAAATTGTACTTTCATTTTCTGTCCTTTCATCTGGGATTCTTTAATCCCTAATTTTTATACCGTAATGGTACCAAAATAGACTTAAGACAACCTTAAAAGTACATGGGAAAAGGTGCAAACGCACCTTTTTTACCAATTTACTTTATTTCCAAAAATATCATACCAGTCATTAGCATTTATTTCGTTATCATCAACAAATAATTTGCCTTTTCGTTGGACAACATTAAACCCAAGACCATTTAGTCTAGCTCTAGTTGTTTGTGAATTATAACCTGCTAATGAATATTTTTCATCACCATTTTTATTTTTAACAGCTATTAAATTATCGTGTAATCTTACTTCTGTATTACCTTTATCATCTACACTTACTACAGTATTCCCATCTTTAATTGGTTTACTATTATAAAAATATAATCCTATTTTCTTATCAATTTTTCTACTTTCATTTATTGAGTTATCATCTAAATCATCATCTAGATTATTATCTAAATCACCATCATCTGGATTGTCATCTATATCATCATCTAACTCAAGATTTAAAGTTTCAAAAACATCATCTATAAGAGTTTGTTCGTCTTCGGTAATATCTTCTCTTTCTATTAAGAAAGGTGTAGTACCATTTACTAATATGATGCATACTTTTTCAAAAATTGATATAACATAATCTTTTCCAACAACAGAACCCATTATATTTTCATCAGAGAATTCTTCCATGTTTTCTAAAGCATCTTTTAAACCATTTATTTCTGACTCATTTATAGAAACTTTTCTTTTGATATATTTAAAATATCCTTTTTCTGCAGCTTCATTTAAAGTAATACCTTTGCTTTTATCCATATTTTTAGCCCTTCTTTTAACTGCTTCATTTAATGTAATACCTTTTTTCATTTAACATCCTTTATATTTTGATTACTTTGTCGCCTGTACCAACAAACATTATATTTGTGATAATTTGATCAATTTTATTTTTATCTTTAGTTGTTTTTATTATATCTATAATTTTTTCTAGATATGGTGATTTATATTTTAATTCACTAATAAGTTTAAGTGTCTTTTCCCTTTTAGTTTCTAAATCATTCTCATTCCATATGTTTTTTAAATCATCTTTGGAAATTTGCTTTAGTTTGGCTTCATCTAACTTATTAAAAGCATTTTCTACTATAGGGTTCTTTTCACCGTCTTCTATATCTTTTGCAATTTGATCAGGTGTTCCACCGTTATATAATGCTTGTGAATTAACATCTTTCCATTCTTCAGGAGTAAGTTCTTTTTTATATTCTTTGATTACCCAAGTATCGCGATCAAATTGTTTCACATCGAAGTTGTCTTCAAGCTCTTCTAACTTGTTAAATTTAGCATCACCACCATACATCACACAATAACCATGTCTTAATAATTTTGAATACGCACTAGCTGGTGCCTTAATACCAACATCTAAACAGTTTCTGATAAGCTGTTGGATTTCTTCATATGTTACCATTATATTCCTTTTGATTAGATTTTCCAAATTATTTATAAAATTATACAACATTTTGGTTTAAATTTAACTTAACCAAAATATTTATAAATAGTTATATGGATAAACTAGAATATTTAAAATCATTAGGATATAACTTATTATCTGTTGAAGGTTCTTATGTGAAAGTTGAGTGTAAAAATAAACACATGTTTAGACGAGCTTTTGCATCATTTAAAATCAGAAATACACCATGTCCAGAATGTGAAATAGAAAATAGAAAACAATTTTTAGATAGCATAAATTATTCCCTTATTAGTATAAACGGTAGAAAAGTAGAAGTTAAATGCAAAACATGCAATACTATATTTTCAAAAGAATACTGTAATTTTAAGCAGGGTAAAATCACATGCAATTATTGTGAAACTAATAATAAAATAGAATATATACAATCACTAGGGTATAATGTTGTTGATTTTGAGTCAAGAGGATATATAAAAATACAATGTAGGCATAATCATATTTTTAGTAGAGCATATAACTCACTAAAAAATGGATTTATATCTTGTCCATATTGTGAACATGAGCAAAGAGAAACATTTTTTAAATTCATAAATTTAGAATTAATAACTTTTGATAAAGGTAAGATAACTGCTAAATGCAAGAAAAACCATATTTTTAATAGAACATATGGTTCATTCAAAAGAGGAAGTACATTATGCCCTATATGTTATCCAAAAAGTAGCTCATTTGAAAAGGAAGTAAAGAATATTCTACCTAAAAATGTAATTGTAAATAACAGAACTGTATTAGATGGTAAAGAGCTAGATTTTTATCTGCCAGAATATAATCTAGCTATTGAGTGTAATGGAGACTATTGGCATTCTAAGCAAATGGGTAAGGATAAAAGTTATCATTTAGAAAAAAGTTTAAAGTGTATTAATAAAGGAATATATCTAATTCATATATTTGAAAGTAAATGGCGTTCTAACAAACAATTTTATATAGATTTAATAAAAAATCACATTAATGGTACAATTAAAAGATATCCTAATAAAGTTATATCTGATATTTCTTGTGAAAATCAATTAATATTCCCAAAACTAGGTTACAAGCTTGTTGATAATGTTGAACCTAATTTTGAAATATTCCAGAATACACTAAAAGTATATAATTGTGGATATAATATTTGGTTAAAATAGTGCTCGTTTATAAGCACTATTATGAACATGACTCACATTCGTGTTCTACACCATTATCTTTTTCAGACTTAAAATAATATAAAGTCTTCAATCCTAACTGATGTGCATACATATGCAGCAGAGATAGTTTGTGAGAACTCTTTTGAATATAATTTAGTTCACCATTAAATGTATAAGAATACATATTTACACTTTGACTCTGATCCAAAAATAATTGACGAACAGCTGCAGCTTTTATTAACATCATAGGATCACATTCCTGAGCTAACTTATAATATTGATTATATTCTTTAAACATAGGTGCTAATGTTTTAATGTTTATATTTCCATCTTCTTTATACAAAAGCTTTTGAATAGGTTCTATACTTTCTGATGCATTAATAGATCTTCCTGATGTTGCTGTTGGAGCTATGGCCATTAGTGCGGAATTTCTCATCCCATACTTCTTAACATCTTCCATCAGTTTATTCCATTTATTTTCATCAGGTTTAAATTTTATTAATTTTTTTGCCTTTTTATTTCCTATTAAATAAGGATATAAACCTTTGGCCCATTTTGTTTCATTAAAACCTTCTGCTCTTCCTTTTTCAATGGCTAACTGCATACTAGCTTTTACACAATTATATAATAATTCATCAAAAAGTTTTGCTTGAAATTCTAAACTTTCTTGTGAGTCAATAATAATTTTATGTTTTGCTAATAAAACAGCTAAGTTAGATACACCTATTCCTAAATAGCGATATTTTTTGTTAGCTGTTTGTGCATCTTTGACCATATAATAAGCCAGATCAATTGTATTATCCATTGTACTTACTATATCATATATTAGATCATATTTTTCTGTATCACTTAATAAATCATACTCATGCAAGTTTATACTGGCAAGATTACATAATGCAATTTCACCATTTGTATAGGTTTTTACTACATTTATTTCATTCATCTCACTTCCTTTAATATTATTTATATTATATAATATTTTTACTTAAACTTTCCTTAACCCATACCCCTTGTCCACAGTCCCATATCTTACTATATCCATTAATATTCATATTCTCTGATTCAGTTAAGTTTGGATCAAACTTCTCTAGTTTGTCTTTAAGTTTGTGTTTCATAAATTGTTGTCTTGAATACACTTGATTATTTTTGAAGTAGGAATATCCTGGTTCTGAATAATGACTAAATGTGAATCCTAACTGCTTGTATATTCCACCATCAGAATATAATCTATCTGAGTAACTTATTAAAGAACCTTTATTATTTTTATGGAAATGATTAAGTAATTTACTAGAACCACCTACAACATTCATACCTATTTTGGTACATAACCTAATTAATTCCCAGTCATACTTATCTGTAAACCTAGGTTTTCCAAAACTCATTAAACAAACTAGTTCATCTTGGTAATAGAGTCCATAACATACAGAGCTACCAGTAAATCCTTGGAGATGATTTTTGTTTAGAAACTCTTTCTCTTCTACTTTAGGTACTTCTTTAATAACACATTTTCTAGCCATTATCTTGTCTGATTTACCTAGTTTATTGTTTATAATTGATTTCCAAATATCCTTTTTCTCTGCCCAAGAATGCTCAAAAATATGAAGTAACTGTATGTCTTTCTCTTTACACTTTTCTGTTTTATTTAAATGGTAGTTTTTGTCTTTAAACTTATCTGAGTGCCAATAAATACCATTACATTCTATAGCTAGTTTATAATTTGGAATATAAAAGTCAAGCTCTTTATCTCCCAAAATAGAGTAATCTTTTTCTATACAGTTATCTAGTAAGTCAGATATTTCTTTTTCAAATGAGCTAATAGAAGGGCTACATATTGGGCATATTTTAGCACCTTTTTTGAAATTATGATAAGACCGTTTTATAATATGACCTTTTTTGCATATAACTTCTAAATCATCAGCTGTATTATCTGAAATTATTGAAAATCCAATATTGTCCAAATATTTTGATTTATTTTGCTCACTACACATAACACATATTGAAATACCATTTTTAAAATGCTCATATCTTCTTTTAAAAGTATGTCCATTTTTACACATTACTTCCAAATTGTTACCCAAATTACTAGATATAGGTGTATAACCAAGATTATTTAAAAAAGATATTTTTTCTTGCCTTTCACATGCTGGACAGTGTATAGTACCTCGCTTAAAATTACCAAGACTTCGTTTGAATTTGTGCCCATTTTTGCATTGTACTTCTAAATTACCTGCTAAGTTAGATGATACAGGTGTATATCCAAGTGATTTAAGATATTCTAGTTTATCCATTAATAATCCATTATAATTTTTTGGGGAGTATATAATAATATAGCTTAGGAAAGACTTAATTAATGCGACTCGGACTTACAAAGTCCGAGTTACCTACTAAGAGATTATGTAGCTATTTAAATTAACAGCAAATGTTCTGATGAATGCTTCTGGGTGTAATGGAGTAGCAACAACATCATATCTATTATTTAAAATCATAGCAGGTTGCCCACTTACTGGATCTGTTAAATTTTGTTGTAATGTAATGTTATATGGTGCAAAGAAAATACCAGCATCAAAGTTTGATGCTCCTTTGTAAGCAACAGTACAATAATCAAATTCAGCAAAGTTATCAACAATTACATCGTAACGATTATCGAATTTGCCAACATTTGGTTTAATACCACTGTTAATAGCATCAATCTTACTTCCTGCTGGAGATAAAACAAATGATCCAATTTCGTCAAGAATTGTAGCAACTTTTGGAGAAACGATTAATTTATTACCACCACCTTTTCTAGTTTGGCGACCGATTTCTCTAGCTTCATTGCTAATTCTCATACTTAAACCTCTTGCTTTTTCAATAAACCATCTACCATCTGCACTATTAACATCGAAATCAGTACATACAGTAGCAACTTCATTTGCTTTTTCAATAATAGTTCTGTCAATTTCAAGAGCAACTTCTGCACTTAAAATATCAGCTAGTTCTTTTTCAGCATTTATTCCGTGTTGTGCTTTTAAGTCTTGTAACATTTCAATAGTATAAGTACCTTTTACTTTTCTAGTTTTAGCTTCAGCTAACACTCTTTGAACACTAATACCCATTTCTTTCATGTCTTTACCAAGAGCTTCACCAGCTGCTGTTGCATAAGGTCCAGTATAGTTTTTAAGAACTTTTAACCATAAAGCTTCATTTGTATATACAGCCTCAACAGTTGCTTTTTTAGTAGCAAATGAAGCTGCTTTATCAATTTCATCACCAATAGCAACAGAACCAGTTGAGTTAGACTCTAAGCGAAGTAATACATTTACCACATCATCTGTACCTGCTTGTTTCTCACTATATACTATTTTACCTTTAACAGTTGTAGCTGTCTTAAATGAAACTTCAATAGGAGTTCCAGTATAATTAAAGTCATTTTTATTTCCAGATTCTGTTTTAAGTTTTAAAACAATTGCATTTTTTGTTGGACTAACACTATTATTACCATCACCTACATAGTGTGGAACCATTGCATACAAATAAGCAGTTGGAGTTTTAAGTGCTTGAACACCAGCTATTTCAGTACCAATCAGACTAGGTAATGCTCTACGAATTACTGGAACTAAGATTGGTGTAAATTTTGCAATATCACCAGTTACAGTGCTTTCCATAAGCATTTTTACTTCGTTTCCTTGGTTTTCAAGCACAGTTCTCATTATATTTTTCTCAGATTCATTGAGATTAGGATATAAGTTGCTTGTAATAAATTTTTCTTTTGTTGATTCATCTAACAAATATTTGTCAGCCATAGTATTTCTCCTTTGGTTAATATGTATTATTTATAAAAAATTACCATAAGTGGTAGTATTTTGTGACTCAGAAAGTTGTTGCTTTCCACCTGTACTTTTCCTGCTAATAGTTTTTGACTTTAATGCTATTTTATTTGCAATAGATTTAAGGTTTGATTCATAAGAAATATTACCAGTATATGCTACACTTTCAGCAAGTGTATCAAACATATCTCTATCTCCAATGCTTACTGTATTTCTTATATTGTTGTATATATTATTTTTTTGAGCCTCTTCTAGTTTCATCTGAAGTTTTTTATTTTTTTCTTCTAACTTTTTAACGTTTTTTTCTTTTTTAACACTTTCATTAATTCTTTTCAATGCATTTATAGGACCACCTACTTTATCAGCGGTTCTAGCACATGCATCAACTACTTCTTTGTTACTACTTTCAACTAGTATTTCAAGGTTCATTGATCCTTTTTTAACAAATTCATCAACTTTATCCTTAATAATATTTTCAACTAGCTTATTGTAATGTTTTTTTACTCTATTAATGGCATTATGTATAACTTTTTGGTTATTTTTATTAACCTGTTGTTTATACATTTCAGCACTTTCTTTTAATATTTTAACTTGTTTTTCATAATGTTTATCAACTTCAATTGCGTGAATATCAGCAATTTTTAAAGCAGTTTCAACTTTATTATCAACAGCTGCTTCAAATAATCCTTTTATTTCATCAACAACTTCAGGTGTAAAAACATTTTTATCAAGTTTACTTAAAAGTTCTTCCATGATAATTCCTTTATAATTGTGAAAATAAATCGACAAACTGAGAAGTTATACTCTTGTTATTTATATTACTTTCATCTGCCTCTACAAGTATACCATTTTTATCTTTAATATAATTTTTATCTTTTAATATACCATTATCAAAAGATTCATTTAGACCTTTAGTATGTGCATTTCTATCAGACGGATTTGGCACTATATCAAATGTAATTAATTCATATTCTGTAACTGTTCCATTCATTAGCTCACCACAACCCCTGCTAGAAACACCTATTGATATACCTTCATCAATTAGGTTCTTTAGTTGATTTGCTTTTGGGTTATCAAGCAATTTTGCTTTCCCCATAACATAATCACCTTCAATTCTAAGATCTACTATTTTTGCTACAGCTTCAAGTGGATCAACATATTGTCTATTTGGATGTTGATATTCCATTAAAGAACTTGTAGTAGGGGTGGTTATATGATGCTGGTATGAATTAACAGCACTTTCCCAAATAGGTCTTGGATATACTCTACCATTTATATTTTGCTGATTTATAGTTGCAAATATACCTTGTATATAATAATTTTTTTCACCTCTAGACTCGTTTAGTTCTACTGAACCTTTTATTTTTACCGGTTCTTCTATAATTAGTTTCATTTATACTCCTTTAATACTTTAATTAAAGCTTCATTTTTCTTAATAGTTTCAATGTGATTTACAACTTTTGGATGATTATTATATTCTTGTTGAAGCTTTTTTTGAATTACATTAGAAAGTCCATCCATGTCTTTTCTTTCAACATATTTTACATAATTATACATTTATTCTCCTTTTGATAATTTTGTAGCTTTTTTAATTTTTTGATTTATAATATTTTTAGGTATACCTAATTTTGTAGCTTTTTTAATTATATTTTTTTTATTATCAGATATATCATCTTTAATTTTTAAATTTTTACTTTCTATATTATCTAGAGAATCATCTTCAGGTTCATCTTCAATATCATTCTTAAAATTATCTTCATCGTCTATAATATCTTCATCATCTGTAATTTCATTACCAAATTCATCTTCACCTGGAGTTGCTTGACTACCTTCTTGAAGAATTTCCTCTCTCATTTGGTCTATTTCTTCATCAGTCATTTTTAAAACATTTTTTAGTAAATATGATTTGCTAAATATATCACCTTCATATTCTTTAAATTCAGTATAAAGATCTAGCCTCTGTTTTAATATATCTAAGTTTTGTCTTTCTAGGAAATTGGATTCCTTTTCCCAACCTATAAAAATATATTTTGAATAGTTATCAAATTCATCTTCTGTAAGAATATTATTTGTTATGGCATATCGTTTCATAATTTCAATTAATAAAACATTAAATCTTTGTCTTAATCTATTAATAAAAGCAAAAAACTTAATCTCGGTTGATTCTATTGATGTTGAGCTAAAGTCAAATACAGTTTTATTTTCACCCATTAATCGTGATGTTGGAACTTTTAAAGCATTATATAGTTTATTTTTAAAGTAATCTAAATCTCCAGTTTCACCTAAATTTCCAGTTTCATCTAAAACATCTACTTGGGTTCCTTTTGTACCACCTCTATTTGGAAAATAATAATCCTCTACCATAGACTGGATTGATGCACCATTTGATATACTACCGGTTTCTGTATTATAATATTTTTTATATTTAAATTTATTTTTAATATCTTCAACGGCTGCAATTGCTTTTTCGTACCCAAGATTACCGACATCAATATTAAATACTCTACGAGACACAGATCTTGAATATCTTAACGGTATCATAAGGTCTTCTAATGTTTGTAGTTGATTTACGATTTTTATAACACTATGCAAATGAGATAATATTAAATTATCAGAGTATAATCCTGAATCAATTCTTATAATTTCTTCTGGGTCATATACTTCAGAAGTGTCATCTGTTACTCCATAATTATTGCTATTATTAAAATACTGCCATTTGTTTGTTGATTTGTTAAAATATAACCCTGATGGGTTCATTATAACTGCATCAAGTATATTATTGTTATCATCGTAAGATAAACCTATTATTAATTGCCCATCTATATAGAATCTTCTACACAAAACATCTATGTTTTCATTTAACTGCAATATTTCACATGACATATCAAATAACGATTGAAATGCTTCTTTCAAATTATCAGATAATATATTATCTTTGAACCCTAAATAGCAACAATCAATATTGTTGGGTACAAATGACATTTCATTCGTTATTTCATCAATAGCATCTGCAACTTCAGGATATGCTGCTATTCTTCTGTATTCTTTTATTAAGCTTGCTTGTTTTGATACATCACTAATTATATCCGTCTCAAAATTATTATATCTATAATTCCCTTCATCAAAATAACCTAATACAATATCATCTCTTGTAAGGTTGGCTTCTTTATGTGGGTCATCTGATTTAATAGAACCTTCCTGATTTTCTATTTTTAGAAAGGTTTTTTTGACAGATTCAACTAGACCATTAAACATATTTGCCATCAATTTCCTTTATAAATAATATCAAATATTTATAAAGGATACTCATGACTAATATACCAAAACAGAATAAATTCGCTTATACAGAAGATAAACCTAAATATATAGATATTAATGGTACAACTAACTATATTTTACCTGGATTTGAATATCCATCAGATGTAGCAGTTAAATTTCCACAGTTTTTTGGTGGTAAAGACAATGTTTTTTACCCAGACTTACAAGTAACTTTAGCACCTGATAGTTTAACTTTTGAAAATAGTAAAAAATCACAAGCAATAACTTATACAGCTACTGATGGGTCATCAATTACATCAGCTGTTGTAACAGTAGAACCAAGTGATTTAGCTACATGGAATGAAGGTGACAAAACATTTACAGGAAATGAAGAAGGTTCAGGTAAAGCTATATTTGAACTTACAGATGATAAAGGTAGAACAGCTATGAAAGAATTACCTTTAACTGTTACAAAAGCAACAGTAGTAACAACTTTAACTCTTTCACCTGATAATCTAACTTTCGCTAATGCAAGTGCTGCAATGCAAGAAGTAACAGTTACAACTAATGCTTCAGATTTTATGTTAGAATTTAATAATCAAAATATACAAGCTGTTAAATCAGGTAATAAAATTCAAGTAACTCCAAAAACAGGTAAAACTGGATCATTTACAATCACAGTTAAAGCACAAGCTAGTGGTGGAAATCAAGTATCAAAAACTCTTAATATAACTGTTAATGCAGGTGGTTGATAATGGCTACTAGACAAAGCCTCAAAGATTATATTTTTGGAATGTTAGGTTCCCCAGTTATTACTGTGGAACTTACCGATTTCCAAATAGATGAGAATATTAACTTTACTATACAAAAGTTTTCTGAGTTTGCTATGTATGGTAAATTAAAAGGCACACTATTAATTGACCTACCTAAAGGTGTGAGAAAAATTAAATTAGACTCTAGAATTTCTGAGGTTATAACATTACGAATATATCCAAGTGGTGGAGGTTTTTTAGGGTTAAGTATTCCAGGTGGTTTAGTAATAACACCAACTGAAATGCAAGCAATGCTATTTGGTGGAACAGTACAAGGTAACTTCAGCATGCAAAATGTATATTCTGTATTAGCAAATATGTCTATACTTGATACATATTTTACAATAATACCAAATTATGCTTTTAATCCATTTACAAATATGTTAGAATTTTTTGAAGATATAACTTCTGAAAAGGTTTTATTAGAAGTTAGATACAAGTATATACCAGAAGAAGAAGATGGGATATATGAGCAACCATGGGTTAAAGAATATGCTTTAAATTTATGCAAAAGAACTTGGGGATCAAATATAGGAAAATATGATGCACCGTTAATAGGTGGTATTAAAGCTAATTATGAAAGAATTATACAAGAAGCAAATACTGAATTAGAAAGATTAGAAACAGTATTACTAGAAAACTATTGTGAACCACTTCCATTATTAAGAGGTTAATCCTCTTAATATGATAAAGGAGAAATATGTATGAAGTACTAACACCAAATGGATTTAGTGATTTTGATGATATATCAAGAGAAAAAAAAGATGTATATAAAGTAATAACAGAAGATGATTTTATAAAAGTAACAAAAGGTCATAAATTTGAAACACCTAATGGTTTTAAACAATTAAAACATCTTAAAATTAATGATTTAATAAAATATAAAAATAAATTTTCAAAAATTGTTTTAATAGATTATGTTGGAGTAGAATATGTATATGATTTAATTAATGTACATAAAAATAACGAGTATTATACAAATAATTTTGTTTCACACAATTGTGCGTTTATAGATAAATGGTCAGAATTTAGTAACTCTGTAATACCTACAATATCCGCATCTAAAAAATCACAAATAATAGCAGCTTCTACACCAGTAGGGTTAAATCATTGGTATAAAATGTGGTCAGATGCTGTTGAAGGTAAGAGCTCATATAAACCTTTTAAAGTTGAATGGTGGAAAGTACCAGGCAGAGATGAAAATTATAAAGAGCTTATGATAAAAACTCTCGAGGGAGGTATTAGAACCTGGAACCAAGAGTATGCATGTGAATTTATAGGAAGTTCTGATACTCTTGTTGATATGACTGTTTTGTCTAATATTAAATTTGGAAATACTTTAAGAGAACCAAATTTTGGTGAAACAATAAGAGTATATGAAGCCCCACAAGAGAATCACAAATATATGGTTCTAGCTGATGCTGCAAAAGGTGCAATAGATGGTTTTGTATTTCATGTGATAGATGTAACAAATATTCCTTTTAAACAAGTAGCGTCAGGAAAAATACCAGAATCTTATTTGATGGCACCACCTATTTTTTATAATATTTTAAGAACATATAATGAGGCTATGTTTGTATGTGAAAATAATGAGGGTGCTGGTACAAGCGTGGTTGATTTATTATTCCAAATGTATGAATATGAAAATATATATCAAGAGCCAGATAAAAAATGGTTAGGAGTAAGGACAACTAAAAGCAATAGAAGTAAAAATCTTAGTAACATGAAACTTTTTATTGAAAATAACAAACTGATATTACAAGATGAACCAACTGTTAAAGAACTGCTGACATTTTGTAATGTTAATGGAAAATACCAAGCACAAAATTCAAAAGCCCATGATGATTATGTTATGGCATTAAGTCTTTTGTTTGTACCTTTATTAGATTTAAATAATATAGTTGATTACGATGTATTTTTAAATAAAATAAACGGTGATTCTGAAACAACTGATGGTGATGTAAAATATTTACAAATGGGATTTTTTGATGATGGTACTTCATCATTTTATGGTATTTTTGATGATTAATATAAATATTTGAAAAAGGATTATTAAAATGCCACCTATTAAACATATGAGTGTAGCTGATAGAATAGCACAAAAAAGATATAGAAAACAACCAAAAGTTAAAAGAAAATTAAAAATAAGAGCTAAAAAAAATGCAAAAGCTCCTTCCGAAAATATGTCATGGTCTTCTAAAAAAAGAGGATATGTTAGAAAAGATCCAAAATTAAGAAGAACTATGAAATTAGTAGCTAAATTAAGAAGAAAGTCATAATAATGGGTTTAAACAAGTTTGATTCTGTTGATTATATTTTAAGTTCTGGACAAAGACCTTTTAGATATAAAGTATCATTAACTTTACCTACTAAAATAGCAAAAATATCAGGTGCTTTATATGACAATGCAGTTAATATATTGTGCAAAGGTGCTACCTTACCAGCACCTTCTATATTAACTACACCTATTGGTTTAGATGGTAGAAATATAAACATACCAACATTAATGAAACTTGATAATACTACAAATATGATATTTTTTATAGATGAAAAATCAAGTGTAAGGCGTATATTAGAATATTGGCATTTTTGTATTGATTCAGGTATAACCGCAAATGAAGAAACACCATCAGTTCCTGGTGCTGGTGTTGCTAATATTGTAGGATCTGTTGCTAATATTGGAGCAGGTTTCATATCTGATATTACAAGTGATATTCCTATCATAGGAAATGCTGTTAATAGTTTCCTAGGCATAAATAAAGGTGTAAGTGGTAATACCGATATTAATATGACTGGTGAATTGAAATTAACATTATTAAATTATAGTGGTAATGCTGTTGGAAGTTATACATATAAAAACATATTCCCTATTGATTTGACTGGAAGTGATATGCAAGATGATCAAACAGAAATAATTAATGAGTTTAGTGTAACATTTGGATATACACATTATGTATATAAAAAAGAAACAGAATCTATTATAGATGCTGTTACAGGACTAGTGGGATTATGATTTAACCCATACTCCTTGCCCACAATCCCACACTTTGTGATACCCATTTAGTCTCATATTCTCTGATTCAGTCAAGTTTGGATCAAATTTTTCTAGTTTATCTTTAAGTTTATGTTTCATAAATTGTTGTCTATTGAGAGTTCTACCATTTTTTATATACATGTAGCCAGGTTTAGAAAAATGACTAAATTCGAACCCTAATTGTTTATATATTTTACCATCAGAATATAATCTGTCAGAGTAGCTTATTAATGATCCAGGATTGTTTTTATGAAAATAACTAAGTAGTTTAGAAGCACCACCTACAACATTCACACTCATTTTAGTACATAATCTGATCAATTCCCAGTTATATTTATCTGTGAACCTTGGTTTACCAAAACTCATAAGACAAACTAACTCATCATTAAAATACAATCCATAACAAATTGAACTCCCAGCAAATCCTTGCAAATGATTATTTTCTAGTAATTCTTTCTCTTCTGTCTTAGGTACTTGTTTTATGATGCATTTCCTAGCCATTATTTTCTCAGATTTTCCTAATTTGTTATTAATGATCGACTTCCATATATCTTTCTTTTCAATCCAAGATGACTCTAATATTTGTAAAAGTTGAATTCCTTTCTCCCTACACTTTTCTGTTTTATTTAAGTGATAATTTTTATCTTTAAATTTATCTGAGTGCCAATAAACACCATTACATTCTATGGCTAAGTTATACTCTGGTAAGTAGAAGTCTAGTTCTTTATCACCTAGTACTGAGTAGTCATTTTCTATACATTTTGGTAGTATTTCTTTTAATTCTTTTTCAAACATTGTATTATTTGGATAACATTCAGGACATAAATTATTTGATTTTATTAAATTATCATAAGTTCTATAAAATGTATGTCCTTTGTTACATTTAAAAATATTTTTATCAACCATCTCTAAGTTTATGTTATTCAATAGCGATTTCTTATTATTTTCATCACAAAATTTACAAAATGTTATCCCACTTTTTAGAGTTGGATAACTTTTTTTAACTATATTATTACATTTGTTACATCTCATATGATTTACATCAATTTTTGTAAAACCACATGATTCAATAAATTCCAGTTTTTCCAATTCGTCACATTCTAGGCATGATATTATGCCCCTTTTAAAATCCGCTTTATTTCTATTAAATATATGACCATTTTTACATTGTATCTCTAATTTAGATAATCGTATATCCGTTACAACATAACCTAAATTATTTAACTCTAATAATAATTTATTATCATCACATGATAAACATTTATTGTACTTAAGCATTTGGTTCCAACTTCTTTTTATATTAGAACCACATTTATCACATTTTACTTCTAACCCATAATTTAAATTAGAAGAAATGGGGGTAAATCCCCATTCTTTTAACATATTGATTTTATTTTGGTTCAACTCTAATAAGTTCATCAATACCAGCCTCTACATGGAAACTAGGTTCTAAAATAGGGATATAATTCCATTTATTACTAAATGGAATTACTATTGTGCATTGGCTACCTTTTCTAATATTCCCAAAAATATCCCCTTGTTGATATAAATGGGTATTTGGTTCCCCTCTTGCTGGAACCCATGCTGTTTGAATACAATTAATTTGCTCGTCAGCTATTTGAACTACAGCATATTTTTCTTGCAATACAGGTGAATATATAATATTTAATAACCTTTCGTTACAAAACATATAACCTAACTCTGTTACTGCTTTTTTAAAGTTATTTGCAAATAAACCTTCTTCAACAGCTAACATACTCTCATTATTATAACTTTCTGTTGGTAATAATTTTTCGTATGTTAAAAAACCATCTGTTGGAATACGGTTATAATGAACATCATAATAAGTCATAAACACATCAATAACTAACGCACCACCACGCTCTTTTATTAAATTAAGCATTTCTTCGTTATTTCCTAACGCATTTCGTAAGGTATATTTTTTCCCTTTTATTTCAAGGACTTCATCATCAATATCATTTACCTGGGTTTGATTAATTATAACACCATCAGCTGGACTTTTAAAGGCACTTGAATTTTTTACAATTGCTCTGTGTGGATTTCTATAGAACTGGGTTCTAAAAATTTCAAAATCTTCAAAACTATCAGCCATATTTTTTACATGTGTTCTGCACCATTCTTTTAACGATTTAGCCATTATCACTCCTTTATTTTAATATTCCCATTAAAGACTCATCACGAATAAGCATATATTTTACTTTATCGCTTTTGCATAAATCAATACCATGTTGTTTTCCAAAAACAACTGTATCACCTATTTCAATGTCTTTAACTTCTGATCCTATTTGTAATACTTTTCCTTGTGTTTGTCTATCATCAATAAGTGATGGATGCACAGTTACAACAATGCCACTTTCTGATTTTATCTCAGATGGATATGCAACTTCTAACAAAACATCATGTGGATGAACAATTTTAAATGAATTTACATCAAAGTTATCCATAATCTTCCTTTCATTAATTTTGCGTAAGTGTATAACACTTACGCTTAAAAACACCTTAATTTATTTCTTTTATTTCAAAAACTATATTTTCAATACCTAACTCTTTTATTTTTGTAAATAACTCATTTGTTATATCCACACTACTACCAACTGTGCCATTATTTAAATTAGAACCTGGTAATATGCAACCTTCAGTATGTTGTGGTGCATTTCCTGTATGGATACGAATAAGTCTATCATTAAATCCTTCTACCTCATCAGAAACAACCCATATTGCAATATTTGATCCATTATCTGCTTTCCATTCTGGATATTTTTTAGCTAATAATCCATTTTTACTTGAATTGCACCATTTTAATTTATACTCTCTAGCTACTATTCTCTTATCAGTTCCAGACTCATCAGTACTAGGACCTATATTTTCACAACTAGCACACTTAAAAATAACATTATCGTTATCATCTAATAATGATAATTCACCAATGGTAGAACCTTCTATTTTATCATTATTTTGCCACTTTATACCTGTATATTCTTTATTTCTTTGTAATATTAATTTTGCCATATTTAATCCTTATTGTTTGTTATTTCACTATAAAAATCATCTTTTATGCCTTCTAACTCATCCATAAATCCATTTAATTGGATTATATTCATGGTATCATCAGAAGTATTTTCTAATATATCAACATCATTATCTTCGTTTATAAATTTAATAGGAACTACTCCCAAATTAACACTAATATCACCTAGTGAACAGTTTAATTTTATAAAATTACCACTATATTCTGCGTTGATTCCGCTTATTTTTGGACACCAAAATTGAATATAAAATTTATCCTGCTGTGGAAAATTATTTGAAAATTTTGGGTCTGTTTTTACTTCATGATAATCTTTAATAGTCGAAATTGTTATGATGCTATTATTATAAACTATTTCAAGATCATCTATTGAATAACCATAAGCAACAAATCTAATATAGATATTTGATTTAGATTTTTTTACATTATATGTAAAACCAGGAATAACTTCATTTAGTGGAAATACAACATTACTATAATACATTAATGTCCTTATAAGCTAGGATATTATACTCCTAGCTATTTTTTAATTATTTCATCTTTTACTGATTCTATTTTGTCACCAATTTCAGAAGCTTTTTTCTTATTGTTATGATAAACAAAATATCCAGCAATAAAACCTATTAGTCCGCCTATGAAAAATGAAGCTATAATTTCTACCATATTTTTCTCCTTAATGTTTTATGCGAAATATTTATATCTTACTTAAATGTTTAATATATTGTAATGGCAGATAATAATTACCATTCATTTTTTTATATCCTAGTTCTTTTAGAAAGTTTGTAAATGAAAAATAATCTGTTGTATATTTTATATTTTGTATGTCATTATATGTAAAAATATCTTTTAATCTAATATCTGGATATGTTACACAATATTTTAGAAACTTAGCTCTATAAGATAATTCAAGCAAATTAGATGGATTATTCAGCAAATAATTTTCCAGAAATTCATTTTTATTTTTATTTAGCGTATAAAACTTAAAATTGCGAATATAATTTAAATAATTTTTATCCTTTTTGATAGCACAAATTAACTCATCTTTAATTTTACTATTTTCAAATTCATTTAATTCTATTTCCTTAGGTATATCAGCTTGAACTATGTTATAATTTACAATACTATCAACTGTGTTTATATTACTAAACTGATCTTGTAATAATAAACAAAATGACATTTTATGATTTAGTTCAATAGTTTCATAATAATAACATAATTTGTTATAAAACTCACTTAAATATTCTAAATCATCAATTTCAAAAGAATCAATAATATTTTTTTCAACTTCAATTGGAGTAATCATATTTGTAGAACCTTCAACAAAAATATGAATATTCGATGCTAATCTTGATCTTTTTATCATTTGAATAGATGTGATAGCATCTATACTAGCACTATTATCAAAGTGAAAATGATGACTTATGTTATTCATAATAGAAACACCTACTGTAATACTAGGCGAAAATAAAATACAATCATAATTAACATATTTCTTTTTAAAATACTCTGTAAATATATTATCCCTAATAAATCTGTTTGTATTACTGTTTATAGATATTACTTTTAAATTACTTTTAATTAAAAGACTCTCAACTGTTTTAAACTCAGATAGTGTAGAAAATGACATTGTAACAACTTCATTTTTATTTTTGTTTTTACAAACATATTCCAATACCGAAAAAAATGTATTCTTTTTTGTATAAAGACTAACATTTGTTTGATCTTTATAGTGGTTTTTTATCCTGCATACATCACTTAAAATGTCAGAATGATCACTTAAAAATGCATCTAATATTAAAAGATATTTTGAGTTTAATATATTATAGAATTTTCTGAGTATATTTAATGCATATGGTGAATCTTCTATGCTAGTTACAATATACATCAATAAGGTTTCAAACTCATCTAATACTACATAATCAAAGTAATCTAAATTTATTTTATGTAATGAGTTTATTTGGCATACATAATTTTCACCATATAATATTTTTTTATCTTCTAGATAATATTTACATCCATATTTTAATGATATATCTTTTGCAAGAGTTTGTCTAACACTAATAAATAATACTTTTGACTTATTTTTGATATATTGATTTATTATATTTGATTTACCACTACCCATAGGTGATTTAACACAAACTACTCTAGTATCAGGAATATCAACATTTTTCAGAAATTTTTGGTTTATGTGTATATCAGGTGTGTATTTAAGTGATGATAATATTATTTTGCTTTGTCTTTCTTGTAAAAATGCTTTACCATCTTTTGTTTTCAAATATTCTTGTAATATGTTTATATTTTTTGATGGGTTTGGATGAAATATAACAAAAGGGTTTGTTTCATATAAACAATATGAATATTTTGACTTTTTTTCTGAAGGCAAATTTATTGAATAATAACCAACATACTCTTTTATATTTCCTTTTAATTTAGTTTTTACATAGTTTAAACACCACTCTACTTGTTTATTAGAGCAGTTTATTAATGTTGTTTTAGATTGTGATTTTGGTAAAATTGAAAATGGGATACCTATGTTATTTTCAATTTTATAAAATACTGATATTTTTAAAGATGGTGCTTGATAACTAGAATGTCTTGTGGCTGATTCATCTATTGAACATAATCCTTTTAACTGTTCTTTAAAAAATAATAAAGTGTTTCTGATGTTTTCATCAGTAGATTTGTAGTCTATCTTGCATATAACTTTTAAATTGAAATTATCAACAAAATTATATGACCTTGAATTACAAATTAAACACTCCCATTTTGTATTCTTAAAATAATCAATTATTTTTTGAAAATTACCTTTAGTGACTCTATCAAGATCGAGTATAATATACCCACAGTCGTGCAAGTAATCCATGTTTTCTCGTTTTCTTTCAAACAATCCATTTGAATGAATAGGGCGACTTAGAATAAAATTTGACTCAATAAGTTGTGCAAATGAGTTTATAGAAGGGCATATAACATTTCTAAAATTAACTTTATTATCAATATCAGTTTTTAACACTTTAGTTTTTGATGTATTGTCAATTACTGTAAATATATACTTCATAAATGTCCCTTTTATAAATTGTTATTATACAATATTGTAGCTTAGATGTAACTTAATTATATATTAACAACTACCTCGTCTATAACATATTGATTTTCATTGTAATATTTTAATCTCTCTTCATAATGTTTAAACATATAGTTTTTCTTTGCATATCTTCCTCTAGCGTCATCAACTATATCATACAAATATACAATATTATTTTTTGTTTCATGTTTTCGTAGCATTCTCCCTATACTTTGATTAATTTTAATATAACTTTTACCAGGCATTGTGGATACAAGATTTTTTAATTTTCTAATATTAACCCCAGTACTCATAATAGAAGTAGTGCCAAAAATGATAGCATCATCACAACTTTCCATAATCTGTCTTATAGCCTCTCTATCACTAGCTTTTGTTTCACCACTTACAAAAAATATATTATATTTGTTTAACTTTCGTAATTCACTAATTTCAACATCAACACCATGTTTTAATTTACACACTTTTCTAGCTAAGTTTTCACCATTAGAAACTCTTGTAAATAACACTATACTATTTCCTTTTTGTGAAACTTTGCATATTAGTTTGGCTATAATGTCATCTCTTTCAGGTATTCCAAGGAAAAATGATACTTCTTGCTGGTAATTTTTAACGGTTCTAACTATAGAGCTTGTAGCATCATTATATTTTAGTATTATAGGTTTAATCTCCATTTCAGTAGCTAATCCCATATCAATTAACTCTCTTGGTGTAACATATGTTTTAGCAGTACCTAAAACAGCCATTAAAGATAATTTATCACAATAATTTTGAGGTAATGTCCCCGTAAATCCAAATCTGTATTTTGCGTTTGTAGCGGATGGAAATATTATACTTTCATGAACATCACTGGCAGCTGTATGACACTCATCTTCAACTATAACAGTTATATCTTTAAACAATGAAACATTTCTATATAAACTTTGCCATGTTGATATGTTTAATTTTTTTACAAAAGATACTACCTTAAAATCACCACCTAATCTATCAACATATTTGTCTATATCTGTAAAATCATACTCTTTGAAATCAGAATACATTTGGTTTAATAACACTACTGATGGAACTATTATCAAAATTTTGTCATCTGTATTTTTATATTTTTCAATGAACCATCTACATAAAATATAAATAGTTAATGATTTACCACTACCAGTTGCCATTACACATATATTGTTTCCAGTATTAATACTATCAAAAGCAGCTTTTAATTGAAAGTCATAAGGTTCAAAAGGTAGTTTAAGTGATTTTACAAATTTATTAAATTCTTCTTCAGTAATTTTTTCAATTCCATCATCAAAAGACAACTCAAGTTTATATTTTTCATTTAATCGTTTTATAATACCCTTTATGAAACCTTTAGGGACAATTAGATAATCTCCACAATCTTTATAAAAATATTTAACACCATCAGAATATCCCATCCTTACAGCTGGTAAGAATTGGGCATTTGGTATTTTAGCTGAGCATAGTTGTTTTATTTCATCTAAATATAATTGTGTTTCAGAAATTATTTTGTAAGCTGATTCGTTTAGTTTTTCTATTTTTATCAATTCAAATCCTTTCAATTTTAAATAATTATATTCTTTAATTTACCCTTTACCATTTAAAAATTTTTCTATTTCAATATAATTTGATAAATCATATCTTGTTTTGTTTAAATTATCTACACATTTTTCAATATACTCCATTATTAATATAGCTGTTGATTTTTTTACACGAATATTACATAATTCATTGTCTTTAGAAATTAAATCTTTAATTTCTGTAACTGTGTAATTAATATTAGAGTTTTCTCTATAATGTGAATAAAGCATCATATATTTTTCATTATATTCTTCATCTATTTGTATTATAATATGTTTTAATCTACTCCAATAATTTAAATATTTAGCAATTGTACCTGATAATGTTGTTAAATGATGCTTTATAGTTAATGGATTCCAATTTGAATCCATGTCATATTCTTCTATTATTTTTTTATGAAAACTTTTCAAATCATCTATTGTCATATTATTTACCTACTAATTCAACTTTACAGTTTGTGTTAAAATACGGTGTTAAATCATCCCATATTTTTCCTTTAACTATTAAAGGTCTTTTATAATCTTTTATTTCAAAATTATATATAAATTCATTATCAGAATTTGTTACTTCACATATAATATTAATATAATAGTTTTCTTTTGTTTGTGCATACAAATATTTTGGTACTTCTACAAATGTTTCGTGACTATTTTTAATTTGTTCAGGTTTTATAATAATATTTTCTTTTATTTCGTTTTCAAGATTTTGTCTAATTTCATTTTCAACTTCATTTTTTGTAGATGTGTTTTTAATTATAAAGCCATTAAAATATGATTCATGTTTATTATTTACAGATGTTTTAATATCATCATGTTTTATTTTATATAAAGCTGTTGCTATATAGCATCCATTAGTAGAAGTTGGTACAAATGTAACAATTGGTTTGTTATATTTTACATTTTTACCTTTATTGAAAACATATTGTTTTCCTCTGTATTGATAAACTTCAGATTTAACTTGTTGTTGTTCTAAACCATCAATTTGATTATTAAAATGATCGATAATATATTCTTTTTCTGAATCAAGATCCTTAGTACAGAATGATAGCTCTATAACAATATTACCTTTATCTTCAATTACAGTTGAATCCATATAATTATATGCAAATAAACTTGAAGCTAGAGTTACTATAAAACATAATTTTTTTAACATTTTAATCCTTTAATTTATTAGAGGAATTATATCATAATGTATCTTAAGATAAACTTAACTATAACCCATCTTTGAGGTTTGAGCTACGAGGAAGCTCTTAGGTCTATAATCATTCTCGATTACATTTACCGTTGTCTTAACTATCAATCCCCTCAAAAATAGGCAATATTATTAAAAGTCATATCGTTCTTTGTTTATAGTTTCAAACATTATTTTTTCAGGGTTTAAATCATTAGTTAATAAACCTTTTACTATTGAAGGACTAAACCCTGATATTAAACAAGTTCCATTTTCATCTTTTCTTACAGGTATATTTCCACTTCTCCCATAAATATTCCAAAAAATTAATTCAGGCATTTTATAACCACTATTTTTAAAAGAATCTCTTATATATTCAAAATTTGTTTTACCTTGTTGAGCTTCGTCAAATTCCATATCACTTAAAACAACTAGAGCATCAGGTAAATCTTCTTGTGATAAATTATCAGCTTTTGCTCTATTTAGAATTAAATCAAAAGTTTTATAAAAATTAGTATTCATACCCCAATTAGATTTTTTTATGGATTTATATTTTTCTTTTAAATCATTTCCTTCTATCTTTACCATTTCAGGATTTGCGGAAAAAGTTATAAAATAATCTTTAAAATCTTTACCATTTCTTTCACTTAAATACATACCTAAAGAAATTGCTATATTTAAAGCAGTTGTACTTCCTTGAACTTCTGTATCCATGCTTCCAGAAACATCAATTATAGGAAATAGAGTTTTCTTAGAATCTTCCATCCAATCCTTTTGATTTTTCCACATTTCATTTGCTAAAATATCATTTTTAAACATTAATTTAATTATTTCATAAGGATATATTGCGGAAGTATTTACTTTTGATTCACCTTTTATCAATGATTCTTGATAATTTTCAAATCTTTCTTTATCATTTCTTTCAAAGGCATCATTATACTTAGCCATTGCTTTTGAAGGAATTTTTCCATATTCTATTAAGTTCCATTCTTTAGAACACATTTTATTTTCAACAACACAAGTATTAGAAGACAATAACTTTCTATAATCTTTAGCATTTAATTTTAATAATTTCATCAATTTTTTGGCTAATTTAGATTTACTTGATTTTTCTCTAGGCATCCACTTAGCACATAATTGATTATTAAAATCTAGTATTTTAATTAATTCATTTCCTACTAAATCTAATTGTTTATAAGTTATTAAATCATCAAATCTACCTAATTCAGGAACTTTTCTAATTATTCTTTTATAAATTTCCTTATCATTTTCTGCAATAAAATCTAAAAATCTTTTAAATATTTCTCTTCTCCCTGCACCTTCTCTTGCATCTCTTGTCCATAACAATATTCTAGAAGTTAATTCCTTATCAATATTAAATGATTCTTTTACTTTTTCAAAAACATTGTCAATATTATTTTCATTAGTTGTTCCTATAATAAAAAATAAATCTAGAGCTACATTTAATGAAGAGCTTAATGTTAAAGCACCATTTTCTGTATAAGATAAATTTGATAGAGAATTAACAAATTTCATTTTCTTTCCTTTATAAAAATCAGGGTATTTAAAAATTCAGATATACTGAAAATCACCAAGTACATAAAATTGTAAAATATTAATTTGCTGTAAATACCCTTTTTAATCATGGTACTTTTTAGAGAATTCATCATTAGCAGTAATGTCCTTAAAACTTTGCTGTTAGTACCATTTACTTGTGTTTAAAGATATTTTTAAACACATTTAAATCTTCATTGAAAACTTAAATGTGTTTAAAATGGTGTAAGCAGCAGGACTCGAACCTGCAGTGCCAAGAGACGCCAGATTTACAGTCTGGTGGGTTACCAATTACCCATATGCTTACAATATTTAAATGGCCTCCATGGAGTGATTTGAACACCCGACCTAGAACTTAGAAGATTCTTGCTCTATCCAGCTGAGCTACATGGAGTTTTTAAAATGGCTACGGATATAGGATTCGAACCTATGACCCCATCGATTAACAGTCGATTGCACTACCACTGTGCTAATCCGCAATAGTTGTGTTTATTCCATTAAACTTTAATAGATTAGAATTATTAAAGTTTAATGTCTAATCATATGTTATGTGTTTTTAACTTAAAAACTTTTCGAATTGGCATTCGAAGAGGGAATTTAACCCTCAATCTCATAATATATTGAATAAACACAACTAAAAATTATAATTTAACTCTTAATTGTACTTATTGTAGTGGAATTTAATCTATTTATATATTCCACTAAGCATCATCCAGTTCCTATTTTTCAAAACGAATGGTATATTATAATGGTTACAGAGGTAGGATTTGCACCTACGACATCTGGGTTATGAGCCCAGCACGCTACTACTGCGTCACTCTGCTATAATGTTGGACATGGATGGGATCGAACCATCAATCTGCAGATTTTAAGTCGGCTGCTCTACCACTTGAGCGCTACATGTCCAAAAATGGTGGGCGAAATAGGAATCGAACCTATAACCAACCGGTTATGAGCCGGTTGCTCTACCATTGAGCTACTCGCCCTTACTTAATTTTTATATTCGTAATTGTATCATAATAACCTTAAATTAACCTTAAAACTATTATTGATACATAAGAGATAAGACAAGCTCTCTCTGTTAGGTTTGACTACCTAAGCCGTCTTATCTCTTATATACCCAATTTTTATACCGTAATCGTATCACAATAACCTTAAGACTTCCTTAATTATTGTTTTATTTGAAATTTAAGAGGATAATATGTACCATCTTCACTAAATGGCAATTCCCTTGTTTTAAATTTCATTTTATCTGTAACAAATACTTTATTATTTAAGTATAATTCTATTTCACCAACTTTGTTAAATTGTGTTTTTTTAGTCTTTTCAAGTAAAATATAATGTCCAAATACAAAGTTCCTTATCATTTTGTTAAAAGTGAAAGCTATATTCCATTCTCTTACTTTTTTTGGTAAAATATAAACTTTTATACCTAATGTTTCCGTGATTTTATTTATCTCAGAGATACTTTTATACCTAAATACACAAAAATATTCAGCATCTTTTGCTTTTTTAAATATATTTGGACTTACATATCTTTCAAAATCACTAGGTGTTTTTGGTATTCTTCTTAAATAATTTTCATCGCTCGGAGTTAACTCTTTAAGTTTTGGAAGCATAAATCTTAAATCTGTTGAGTTAGCCTCATTAAACTTTAAGAAAACAGGTTTATATTTGTCTGCAACTTCATAAAACCAATAATAAGGTGATTTCGATAAAATATATGTATTAAAGTTTATTTTATTTTCTTTTAAATTTTTTATAAACTCATTACTTTCTTTTATATCATAGTAAGGATCAAATGTTAGTATCATCATGTTCCTTATTTAGGTATTCAAAATCTCCACCACCTTGCCATTGTACTTCTTTACTAATACCACCTTGCTCACCTTCTATAACTTTTTTAAGTCTTTCTTTTGTGATAGTTTCTATATAATCCATTTGTTCTATACCTATCCATTTGCGTTTCATTTTATGTGCTACTGCTAAAGTAGTGCCACTTCCTGCAAAAAAGTCCATTACAAGATCATTTTCATTTGTAGAAAGATCCAATATTATTTTTAATAAGTATTCAGGTTTTTGCCCATTTTTAAAAGTTGTTTTCAGTCCTTCTTTACATATGCCAATTGTAGATATGTTTGTCCATAAATCACCTAAAGAATAATCAAGATTTTCATTTAAAAACAAAACTTTCATAATTACACCATTATTCATATAATAATAGTTTGTTTTACCTTTTGAATTTATTATTTTTTCAAAAGTCCCTTCTTCCATATTAATATTAATGTTATTATCAGGTTTTACTAAATATATCAAGTTTTTAAAATAATCTTGTTTATTTAATTTTGGATCAAAATATTTTATTTCCCATTCTTTATAATCGTTTTCAATATTTGCAATGTATTTGTTATAATATTTAATATATGATGATAATTCATTTTGTGTTTTTTTTAATCTAATTTGTTTTAATATAGATTTATTATCTTGTTTTTTATAAAGTAGTATGTATTCTTTATTTTTCGGTAATTTTTTATGACAATTAGCATTTTTTAATCCTTTAGATTCGTTCATCTTGACTACAATACAATTAACAAAATTCTCTCTACCAAATATCTCATCCATAAGTACTTTTAAATACGCTTGCTCGTTATCATCACATTGAACGAATATAACACCATCATCTTTTAAAAATTCTCTAGCTACTTCTAATCTTTCTTTCATAAATTTTAACCAAACTTTAGAACCTATGAATTTATCTTGTGATTTTATTTTTTTTAGCTTCTTCTTCATCTACATTAAAATATTTTATAATCAAATCTATAGATTCAAAACTATCATTATACTGGAAATTTTTATTTCCAGTATTATAAGGAGGATCAATATAAACTAATTTCACTTTACCTTTATAAAAAGGTAAAATACTATTCATTACTTCTAAGTTGTCACCTTTAATTAAATAGTTTTTATCAATATTCATATAATTTACTCCCTATTATAACTACTATTTTTAAAACTATCACACATTGATTTAAATTCACACCAATTACATAATATACTTGGCTTAGCTATAAATGCTTTTTCATTTTCAATACTCATTATATCTTGAGCAAATTGCTTTTTTAAAGGCACTAAATCATCACTTGTATAAGTGTAAGTATGAAAATCATTAGTTTCAACATATACAAACTGACATATTATTTTATCTACATTTAAGACTTTTTCAGCCCATATTGCATATAATGCTAGTTGATTTGCATCTGGTATATATTTTTTGTCTTTTGTTTTACCTGTTTTCCAATCTATTATTATTGCACATCTATTTTTTATAGCAATATAATCAATAGTTCCTCTTATAACATAATCATTACCATAATAATTAGTTGGATTTAGCTTACTATCTAAAGCCCAATTTACTTCATTTCCTAAAGCTGGTAAATCTTTTATATTTTTATATTTTTCTGTTTCTTTAAACTTTTCAAATATTTCATTATATTCTTTATATTGATTTGCATTTATTAAAGGATTATGATATGATTTACTTACTTCGATAGGTTCTTCTTTAAAACTTTGCTCTATTAACCAATGTATATAACTTCCTTTAATAAGTGCAGTTTGATCTTTAGGTATAGATATTTTATTAATATAAGAATATTTAAACTTTAATTTACATTGTCTAAAACACTCTAATCTTGAATAAGAATATCTATACTTCACAATTTACCCTTAATCGTTAATTTGATCTTTTAAGTTTTGTAATAGTTCTTTATCGGATACTATCGAGTTATACATGCTTATATTAGCACTTAAACTATCGATACTCATTTTAAGTTCATTTTTTAATGTAGATAGAACCCTGTTAAATTCTGTTATATTTATACCATCTTTGGATAATTTTGTTTTAATATCCCTTATTTCAACATCAATTTCTCTTTTTTGTTTCTCTAAATCAAAAATTTGTTTCATAGCATTTTTGACTAGCTCATCTTCATTAATACTATTTTTTTCAATAAAATCAGTAACATTTAGTTTCTGACTTTTTAATTCTATAAACTCATCAATATTTTCCATTTTCAGTCCTTTCAATTTTGATACCGTAACGGTATCAAAATCTACTTAATTTAAACTTAATCTACAACTTTATAATCAAATTCTTTGAAATTAAGATTTTCATCTCTTAAAAGCTTCCATCGATTTTTTGTATTTAACTGTCTGAACATAATCTTTTTACCTAATTTATATGCTTTAGTAATATACCTTTCATTACTTATATCATTCCTTATGGATTTTGAATAATCAGCTTTATACCATTTCTTTACTCTTATTTGTTTACCATTAACCAAAAAATACCAGAATTCCCTATGATCTCCATGAAGAGTAATATCTTCTTTTCTACAATTGTAATTTTTTACTATTTCATCTAGTGCTTCTTCATAAGTATAAGCACCCATATGTTTTTTAAACTTTCTTTCACTTTCTGAATACTCACCTGTTCTTTCTTCAATTTCTTTTAAACACTCATCCATACATATTTTTGGGTTGTATCCATCTTGATATAAACTGTTAATTAAGAATACAATACAATCACATCTCCAATCTATACTTTCATGTTCACTATCCCTTTTTTTGATACCTTCATCTATCTCTTCATGTAGATAACCTAACAAAGTTAAATGATCATATTCTTTTATATCTAAATGTCTTTCTTTCAACCATTTTTCTAATTTCTTAAATAATTCCATAATTTTAACCTTTCACTTATAATTTTAACATCGTTTTCATAATCTTTACTATTTAATGTTTCATAATTTCATGCCTCCCAATTATTTTTTAATAAAAATTATAAGTTATTTTCTTTAATGAATTTTTCTATTTCCTCATCACTAACTTTTATTTCATCTGAAGATTTTAAATTTGGATTGCAAATATCACCTTCTCCATAAATGTCACTAGTATTTGAAAAACAAGCTTCATTATTTTTCAAATTTTCAAAAAAATCTAATAATTCTTTATCCTTAATTTTAGGAAACAAAAAGAAATCTGCCATTTTTTAGTCCTTTGGTTTATTTAGATAACAAAACGCGCTAAAATTATACTTTTTATAGTTAAATCATCATTTTTTCCTTTTACTATATAAAAATGATGTAACATTAACTGATACTATAACTAATACTGCCACAATTGCTATAAATGTTCCCACAACAGATGTATTTGTCTCCATTTTATTTCCTTTCTATAATTAAATTATAACCATTCATCTAATGTATTTACAAAAATATTTTTATAATCAAATCCTATATGTTTACTCATAATATCTAATTTTTGTATAAAATATTTTTCAAACATAGTTTCATAATCAACAAATTCACTAATATTTGGTATTTCTCTTACAATTTCATCATCAGGAATACATATGACATTATCACCAGTGATGGTATTTGGTGTTTTCAGATAGACAATATATACTTTTTCACCTTCCATTATTTTTTTAAGTTTATACTTGTTTGTAAGATTATTATAATGGATTGAACCTCTAGATTGAATAGGACAAGGATTACCATTTATAGATGAAACCCATTTACCATTTGATACAATATATGATAAGCTACTTACACTTTTATTCATACAAATATCACTTAGAAGCTGTTGTTTAAACTCATTCTTTATGTTATTAATAAATTGCCTTAACCCATGTAGATCACTGTCAAGTATTAAATCTAAGCACTCATTTAATTTTAGTTTTGTCCATTTTGGAGTTGTTTTATCAATCATAGGAAGACCAGTTATTTTAAATCCTTTATCTGATTTCTTTTTATTAAAATATCTCCCAACATATCTTTTACGAGCACAACTAATTAATCTATCACATATTGTTTCCTGTTCCATTCCAAGATTGCTATTTTTGTCTAAACCATTGATAGCTGTTACAGCTTCACTTATAGCATCATCTATAACAGGTGATATTGTAGTTTCACAATAACTTTTCAAAAATTTGGCATTTTCTTGTAAATCTTTAGGTGTTTCTAGAAACTTAAACTCAAAATAGTTAGAGTCTGTATCACATTGAATACTTAAAGGTCTATTATTAACATTAATATTTAAATTATATGTTTCATTACAAAATTTATTAACTTTATATGAAACCCACATATTTAAAAATCTACCAGTTGTTGTAATTGACTCACTCATTTTTTTACCAAAACTAAAAGGATTTATTGCTAGTGATGTTGAGCCATAAGCAGAATTCATAAGAATTTTAAACATATATTGCATAAGATCATGGTAATCTATTTCAGAAGCAGTTAAATTATCATTTTTTAAAAAATCCTTATGCTTTAATCTATCTTTGAAAAAATTTTCTATTAATTCAGAAAATAATGAAGTACCATTTGAAAAATATAAACATCCATTTGGAGTAACATTAACACCATATTTTTTACATATTTGTTTTATTTCATCCTTATTGTCAATAATATTTTTAAAATAATAAAACTCCTCCATACTATCATTGTTAGTTTTATCATAGGTTTCTGAATAGAAATAAAAATATTTGTTTAACATATCTTTAAGGTCTTCTGGTAATGATGTAGAAATAACTTCATTTGGTGCCTCATTCATAAACCTTGCTCTATTTTCTTCAAGTATTTTAGCTTTCTCATATGGGATGTTACTAACTGGAATATAATTATCTAAACCTATTTTAAATTCGATAATAATATTTGGATATAGAGATGTAAAGTCATATGAACATACATTTTTGTGCAACCCTTCAATAACTCTAACCCATCCTCCAGGGTATGGTGGATCATAGTTTATTATTTTTAATTGTCTTAAAGGTAATATAACATTTTTTGATAAAGCATAATTATACATTAATGATGCCCATTGCATAAGGGTGCCTGAAACTTCATCAGCATTTACACCACATTTATATGCTACTAATTGACATACTTTTAATAATTTTAATTTTCGTTCTAATTTTATAAGTAACTCAACATCCTTCAAACCATAAGAAACAAACTTATTAAAATCTTTATACAAGTCTTCTATTGAACCATCGTAATTTACTTTAGTATCACCTAATTCAAGTTTGGATATTTCATCCAATGAAAACCTACTTGGTTTTTGAGTTGTATATTTGATATATAAATCTCTCAAATCTAATTGAATTGTACCTTCTATTTTAACACCATCATACTCTATATCATCATTAGTTTTCATTTTTTTATGTGTTATAGCTTTTATAGGTGATAACTCAACATAATCATCTATGCCAAGATGGATCATTCTATTTACAATATAAGGGATATCAAATAAATTAGAGTTGAAACCAGCTATAATAGTAGGATTTGTTTTAACTACAAATGTTAAGTATTTTTTTAACATTTGTATTTCATTATCGCATTTTTTGTAAATCACTTCCCCTATATCTGATTCCAAATTAATATTTAAATCTTTAGTACCAAAAATTATAAATTTGTTTAAATAATTATCATAAACTTGTATTAAAGATATTTCTTCTGTTGGGTTTGATGGTTTTGCATAACCATTTATTGCCCTAGTTTCTATATCTAGATATTGTGTTCTGAATTCATGATTACAATCTATATCTTTGAAGTTTTCACGAATATATTTTTGAGGTCTGTTTATGTTACCATACAATGGTGTAGAAGGTGATACATTTTTTAAATACTGATATATCTCATATGTTGCTTTAAATGTTTTCTTTTTTAAATACCCATGTGTATAGAAATCCTTATATTCTGTTTTCTCATTAGTTCTAATAAACAATTCTGGGACATATTCATTTGATTTGTATTCTTTTATAATTGAGTTTTTTGTAACTTCATCATAAAGTCTAGCATATAACTTAAAATTATGTTCAAAAACATATTCATATTTAAACATCAATACAATACCCCTTATATCTTTTTGGGGTATTATACCAAAAGTTATCTTAAAGGTGGCTTAAAATATAGTACCTCTTTAGCATATTCTTCACCATTAAAATGAGGTACTCTTTTAGTATATACTTCTTGAAGTCCTCTTATATTTGAAGAATATTCACTTAGAAATATTGGAAATTGCTTAAATTTATCAAACAAAAGAGGTAATGTATTACTATCAAAATCAGCATAATTACCAGATTTAGCTGTATTGTTATATGGTGGATCCAAATATAATACAGTAGTTTCAGGATTATATTTTGATAAATCAAGGTCAAACGCATCTTTATTGCTTATTTCCATTTTTGAAAAATCAATATGTTTATGATTTCTTAAAAATGTTATTTTTTCAATAGGGTATATTCTACACATTTTAAGTATGTATGCTGCTTCAGCATCACCAACAATATTCTGCAACATTTTAAAAGATATTTTCTTTAACTCGTCTATAGAAGCATTAAAATATTGATACAAATTATGTTTTGAAATTAAAGATAATTTTTTAATTATTGGCATAATATCACTATATCTTTCTATTATTGGTTTTTCTATAGAATATAGTTCATTTATAATACTATGAAAATTATCATTAAGAAATGGGTATAATAGTTGTGGATCACTATCCTTACACACAAATTTCTGTAAAAGTATTCTAAAATTTTTAAATTCATCATCTGGTATAACATAGCAATTACCTCTACCAGGAAAATTATACATAAATGAGACTTTAAAACAATCAGAGTCATTTAAAATATTATTAGATATAATATTATCCCGATACTCATCATAGCTCATAAAGGTTGTTATGTCATCAAAATTTCCATTAGCTAAATATTTTATTGCTCTAGCAACTCTTTCTGTCTTTTCATTATATAATGCATTCAATCCCATCTGAATAGCAGGTAATAAATATTGCCCCTGATCCTCCAAATGCATCTACTATGGTTTTAGTATTTGGATACATTTCTTTTATTTTACTTATAATATCAACAGCTAGGGATCTTTTACACCCAAGATAAGTTGGATAACAATTATATACTTTCATATAACTCTTTTATATTTTTTAATGGTTCTGGTTGGAACCATTTATTTTTACAATAGTTAGTATAATATTTATCAGACTCTAAAATGCTTATTTCATTAGTTAGCATATTCCTGAAAGTTGTATATTGAATGTTATCATAAAAAGAGTTGTTTTCAACCTTTGTTACAATGTCATCATCAGTTATCCACATTGATCCCGGTATCAACTCAAATAACTTATTATTTAATTCCCAATTTTCATCATTAATATGTTCTGAACTAAGTAAAACATTATTATCTTTTGAATCAACAATTTTTAATTTGTCATTATCTTTATATATTTTAATATAATCATTTTCTAAAGATAAAGAACCTATTGAATTGTTTTCTAATAATATTTGAATACATTCAATAAATTTCATAGTTTATTCCATATGTCTTTAAAGAACTTTGCAAGTGGTTTATAAACTATACCATAAACTCTAACCCAAGCCCATATAACATATCTTTTTACAACATTTACACCAAGTAATTTCATAGCATCCAAAAATAGTTCATCAGCAAGAGCTCTAGGAATATCACCTTTATTTGATTTTTCACATAAAAAATCATGTAATACATAAGCTTTAGTAGGTTTGCCAACTGGTGATATTATTGATTGAAATAATTGTGGAATACTACCAAAATCAGTTCTAAATCCTTTTGGTATTCTTATAATATTATTTCCAACTAAATATTTTTCTAATTTAAATCCTTTAGAAGTTACATCAAAGTCAAAAATAAAATGAAAATCATTGTATAATTCAAAGTTATTACCATATCTGTAAATTGTTATAAGATCTTTACTTATATTTTCCATACTAACCCTTTAATTGTAATTTACAAGTAGAACATAGTATTGTATAATCATCTCCAACACATATTTCACCTGTATTTGAAATGTTATGATTGCCATATTCAGATCCGCATTTTTCACAAATTGAGCTTAATTTATAAATTCTATCTGCATATGGTAAAATATTTATAATGTTTTCAAATAGTTTTGATTCATAATTTATATTTAATCCACATAATATCCAGTTTTTACTAATATTATCAATTATAATATTAGTAATTGAATTATCAAAAAATTGGAATTCATCCAGTAATATATAATCATACTCATTTACAATTGCATTTATGTTATTTGTTTTTATTATATTTAAATTATGCAATGTTTTATAACTTCTTGATATAAATTCTCTATCATCAATTTCTGGTCTAATTAAAATGTATTGTTTTCTACCAAAATGAAGTTTTTCAGCTTCTCTCAATAACTCCAAACTTTTCCCTGATCTCATAGGACCAATTATAAGTTTTATCATGATATAAACTTTTCAAATTTATTTGCTAAATATATGCTTATAAACATTAATGTAGCTGTTACTGGTATACCTATTGTTAAATCATAATATAAAACACCTAATGATATTATTAAAAATAATATAACATAAACTTTTAACATTATTGCTGATATCAACAATATTAATATGCTTTTAAATGTATCCATTTACCACATCCTCAATTTGCATTCAGCTATTAATCCATCAAAAGTATGCTCTTTTATAAAGTTTTCAATATTAACACCACTTTGATAAATTTCGTTTATATCTTTATATTTTTTGAATTTTTCATCATCACACCATACAATAAATTTATGATTTGGATTATTTGTATGTTTTAACATTTCCTTTCTACCAGTTTCATCATTATCACAACACCATATTATGTATGGCATAGTTTTCATTTCTTTTGGTAAAGTCGCACCCAACATAGCTATTTTATTTTTAAATGGGGTACATAACATATCAAATAAACCTTCAAATACATATACCTCTTTTAGTGGGTCAATATTGAAATAGTTCATAACTTTAAAACCATCATCTGAGTTAAATATATAGAATATTTTATCACTTATACTACGACTATAAAAACTAAAAGCATTATCATTTACAGTATTTAGATATATTATAAAATTTGGTAGTTTAAATGTTTTATTATTTATTACAAATGATTCTTTACAATAATAAAAGTCATCAGGGTTTCCACCTCTTTTTAAAATGTATTCTTTTGCCTCTTTTATTTCACTAGCTTTTGGTAGATTTAAGCTAAAAAACTCTTTAGGTTTTTGTGATTCTTTTTTAGTAAGTGTTATATTTTGAATATTTAAATCATCTATGTATTTTTCACCTATTTCATTTAAATAATTATTAAGGTACATTGGATGAAAAGTTTTAATGTAAGAATACATAGTAGCTGTATAACCACAATTAAAACATTTTATAGAATCATCTGTATAGGAATCTTTTCTATACAGATGTAATCTTTTCTTATTTTTATATTTTGAATCACCGCAAACATCACATTTGCAGTTATAATCATCAGATTTATATATCCCTAAATCTTCTTTATTATGAATAATTTCCCAATATTTTACATTAATTGGATTTAACATTACCAACTCTTCTATCTAGTTCATCAAATAATGACTCACTATCATCATTTTTTATAATTTCTAATAAATTAGTACTATATGCTTCAATTTTCACAAATAGCTCACCATCATCTGCAACATAAGTATCAACTACTTTTACATTTTTTACTAATGACGAACTAACTTGTACTGAAACTTGGCTATTATTAGTTTTAACAATCCCTTTATTTTGGTAATATTGTTTGATCATACTATCAACTTTTGAAGATAGTTTTTGGGTTAAGTTCATTTTAGCTACTGCAATAGCTTCTGTTTGTTGTTGAATATAATTTTGACCTATATACATTGCTGAACCAACAGCTGTATTGATATCTCCATATTCTTTAACCCAACTAGGTAAATCATCATATTTTTCTAACATAGGTTTAGCAAATTGTTGTTGTGGAGTAGTTGTTGAACAACCTACAAACATTAAACCTGCAACCATAACCGCACTACATAAAACTTTTTTCATTTTCTTTCCTTTCATTTTGTGGTTTTATATAAACCTTAATTTTCTGATACCGTAATGGTACCAGAAAAACCTTAAATTAAACTTAATTATAATCTATATCTTTTTATTGCATTGCCTAATTCATCAAAATTACTAATGTTTAGTTTTGCAAGATTAACCTTCATAATACAAGTTGAAAATTTATCAGGTATTCCGTCTTCATTATCTGTATCTGTTACATTACCTTGTAAATCTATATCTGATTTACCAGTAGGATTGCTTAACACAATATATATGTCGTCATCACTATTATTTGAAAAATATGAGCAAAACACAGTTGTATCAGCTTCTGAAATATCATCATATTCCCAAACACCATTTTTTGAATTAGTTGATAGAAACTCTAATGTTTCTTTGAGACTAAAATACATAATTTTCCTTTAAAAGTTTAATTTGAAATATTATACCATATTTATCTTAATTAATGCTTAAATAAATAATGTAAAAAGGTATAATATGAACTTTAGAAATATTGCTTTAAACTCAAATATAGTTTTTAGGACATTATTATTTTCTGATGATACTCAATATTATTGTCAAAAAGTTAAATTGCCTAGAATATCTTTAGAAGGACAAAAAGTAGGGCATTCAACTGGTACTTTAACATTAGGTGGTGAAGTAGCAAAATTTGATTCAATAACATTGACGCTGTTAGTAGATGAGAATTTAGAAGTGTGGAAAAATTTTGTCAATTTAATTAATAAATATAACAAAATTTCTACAAATACTGGATGTGGCATTGAAGCTACATCGTGGTTAGAAATATATGATTCTAAAAATAAGTATTTGTTTAAAGTTGAATTTTACAAAAGCAAGTTAGATGAGGTAAGTGAATTGGAATATTCTACAACTGATAATAATATTATAACCTTAGATATAACACTTAATTTTGATTATATGAAAATCATATAATCATTTTTTTAAATGTATAAATTCTTTAATAAGTGACATTGCTTTATCTATACCTAAGTATGTAATGGCACCTGCTACACCTATTTTTGTAAGATATGGTAATTCTAGTGAAGTTAAAATACAATAAATTATAGTACATAAAACAGCACTGTTAAAAATATATTTCAAGATGCATTTTATATGTTTTCCAGTACAAGTATCTTCTTCATCAGACAAATAATTTGATAAGCCACAAATTAATCCGACAATAAAAATAGGACTTAACTCTAGGAGGTAATTCATTTAAGTCCTATCAGCTCACACCATGTATAAATCACACAGAATAGAATGTTTAACCATAATATTCTGTGTGATATTTTATAATACTTTTTGTATCTCTGTGGAATATCACAATGATATTTGCCAATTAAAAACCATCTAAATATAAAAAAATAATATTTCATTTTATCTGAAAAACTTTTCATGTATTATCTTTTCTTTTGTGATGTTGTTTTGACTGGATCATCCCATTGTATTTTTTCCAGTTCCTCAATTGTTTTAGCTGCTTCTATTTTTGCTTTTAAAATATTGGCTTTAAAAGTAATCTCTTGTGTGTTATATGCAACCATTGAGGTAAACTTTAAAAATTCCTGTGGGTTAAAAGTTACTTTTTCATCATTTATGTCAATCCAAATGATTTCAGAAACTGAATTAGTTCCACTTTGTATATCAAGCATTAAATTAGTTACAGCTCCATTAATATTTAGTTTATCTTTTTCCCTTGTTTGGAAAGTATGACCATTATATACAATTCCATTTTCTAGAGCTTTATCTCTATTTGATTGGATCTCATACCTTTTCTTTTCTTTTAAGATATCTAATTTATTACTTTCCTGAGTAGTTGCTATTAAAAAATCATAATATATATCCATAATATTATTTGATATACAATATTCTTTAATTGCTTGTTTTCCAGCCTCAATTTCTTCAGGTGTAATGTCATCAATATATTCAACCATCATGTTTTCTGAATTTTGCCTAACTGTCATAGGCCTATTTAGTAATGCTAACTCTGATCCTATATCAATTGCCCATAATATAACATTTTTGTTCAATTGACCTTGATCAGCTAGAGTTTTTTTAGATATTATCATGTTTTATAGTTCTCCTTATTTTTATATTATTTATAATTATTTATAAATAATTCCATTTGTAGTTGGTGTATTATAACTTATATTACAATCTATAGTATTGCCAGCAAAAGTAACACCTTGTGCTACAACTTCTGAACCATTATAAACAGTTATGCCAGTTCCACAATTTTTAATATTTACAAAGGCATCTAAACAAGTATCTGATTTCCTAAATGCATATAATCCATATTCACAATTATCTAAAGTTAATCCTGGGACAAATAAATATGAATATGCATGTCTAATACCATTATAAAAATTCTTTATAGTTAAGTTATTTTCTATAACTGCATGTGATGCAAATATGGATCCATGATAATTAGTAAATGCTATACCAAGACTCCTGTTATTTGTATTTTCAACAGTTAGATTTTTAATTACAGGGTAAATAGTCATATCACCATAAAATACAGTATCATATTGTGAATTGCAATTTTTTGATATTGTAAATCCATTCCCATCAAGTATTAAATTTCTAAAATCTGTCTTTGCAATGTTAATAGTATAATTAATAGTAAGATTATTTAATAATTTTAAAGTTATTGCATAATTAGGATAATTAATATATCTTTTACAGTAATTAAGTGCGTCAAGTATATTTGTAAAATTTCCACCATTACCTATAGTGAACTCCAAGTTATAAGCAAATTCAGGAGTATTATCTATAATATCTTTAAATTTTGTTTGTCCATATGTTTTCATTAATAATTCCTTTAAATACAAATATAAATACATTTATATTTGTATTTAAAGGAATTATAGTTTCAATTTCCTATATTTCAGTATATTTTATTATTTGTTGTAATTGTTTAAATTTCAGTTTTAATATATAATATTAAAACTGAAAAATAGATTTTTGTAATTTGTATTGAAGTAGTTTAGCTGTATTTGAGCTGAAATATATCCATTTTTAGTCCAAGTACCCACAACTTGAGACTTACCAGTTATGCTTCCTGAAAATGTTGTATTATAATTATCTATTATTCCAGACCATTCAACACTTTGGCTTAACACTCCTGAATTTTGAGTAAATTTACAATTATGAAATAATAATTTGCTTCCTATAGATAATATTCCTTTTGAAAAGTATCCACTGCTACCTGCACTTAATTCACAAGTTGAATTAAATACACAAGCTTCTGAATTAGTAGATAAAGCAAATGCGTTACCCAAACAATTCAATATCCCTTTCATATCGTCAAAATAACAGAATGAATTAACTTGTAATAAAACTGCTGTATTGATACTTTTATTATTACAATTTATTTTTAATTTACTAATATTTCCTAAGATTGAATTATACATAGAAAATCCAATATCATAGGAAGCATTATTTAATGTAATAGAATAACCATTAAAATCTATATTTAAAAATGGGGAATGTATATTCGCAATATTAATAAATTCATTTATAACTAAGTCACTAATTAATTTTATAGTTATACTTTTATTACTATAATTCATATACTTATTGGCTTCATTGAATAGCAGTTTGCAAGTCTTCGAACTTGCCCCCCCTGTTCCCAACTGTCCATTCTAAATTAGAAGTTAAAAGTTTTGTAGAGTTATCAATAATATCTTTTATATTGGAACTACCATATTCTAGCATTATAAATCCTTTATTAATTTTGATAGTATTTATAATAATACTATCAAAATTTAAGCATAAATTATTCCATTGGCTGTAACAGTATTGGTAGCAAATGGTAATTCATATTCACTCCATGTGCAATTGGTTACATTTCTATTTTTTATATTTGTATGAGCACCATTATAACATAATAATAATTTTGCTGCTTTTGAACCTGTAAAATTAGGATATTGTAGATTCATATAAGAATTATTATTATTTAATATATTAGCAGCAGATTTATTATTTGTAATTGATGAATTAGTTAATGTCATTTTAGAACCATATCCACAATAATATAACCATCCATTACAGTTTTCACTACCATTATTATCTAATTTTAAATCAAATCCCGTTAATTCACCTTGATCATTACAATATAATAATGATTGCTCTTGTGTTCCATCTAAATTGTTACCATTGTTGATAAAACTATATTTAGATATAATGATTTTAGAAGATAATGATAAAAGTGCATTTTTATAACAATTTTTAATACCATATTTGTATGCATTAGATGTTGAAGGAACCATAGTAACAGAACTTTCACTAAAATACCATCCTTTTGCTTTAGTTCCTATAGCATTGACCATAATTTTAATATTAGGTGCTTTGCAACCATAAAACATAAAGATATATTTTTCGGTATCAAAATTATTAAGCAATACTTCATCATCTTCTGATAATATATTTATATGATTTGCTAATGCATTTCTTAAGATAATTTGTTCGTTTAATTTATATCCTGATTTTAATATAATATTTATGTTGCAATTATTTTTTACTGAAATGTATTCGAGTGCTTTTGCTAAAGCATCTGATAATTTGGAGAACCCCCCCCCCCCTCCTACTGTATAAGTTTTGCTCTCTGTTAATATTTTAACACTACCATTAATTATTTCTTTTATATTTGAATTTCCATAATTTATCATTTTTAATTCCTTTCTAATATAAGTATATATAACCACTAGATGAAAAAACATTTGCAGTAATATTAGTTTTATTAAAACCAGATACAACTATATTACTACTACATGTAATATTCCCACCATGAGAAGCAAATAAAGCATATGAATTACTGTTTGAAATATTTTTAAATATAGGGGTATTAAATCCTAATTCAGATGCAATATGCGAAACACCACAATTAGCAGCTACATTATTATATGTTCCATCAAATGTAACATTTGCAGCATATATTTTACTTGAATCGGCACTCCATAATATATTACCACTGCAAGTTTTAAATGTAACGTTCTGCCATGCATTTAATATACTACCATTGTCTGCTACTACACCCGATTCAGTACAATTTTCAAATGTACTGTTTTGTACTAATCCTATACATCCAACACTACCAACACCCCATTTTGCATTATATACACCAGAATTATTAAGCTTAAAATTAGTTTGTAAGAATCCAAATGCCATCGAAAACATAGTAGGTACTGAACTAAATCTAAGTTTAAACGATATTGTTGGAGATATTCCAAATGTAAATGAAACTGCAATAGGAGTTGTTGCGTATTGATTTATAAATGATGGATTAGGTGTCATAGTTCCATCAAAATCAACATAATCATCTTCTGATGTTAAAACAACATGTCCTAAATTTGCATTATTGATATGAAGACTTTCAGTTAATTTATACGATGACTTCATTGTTATAGTAATTTTATAATTTGTCACAGATATATATTTTGAAGCTTCTTGTAATGCATCTGCTAAATTTGAAAATGTTCCATTTGTACCAACAGTCCATTCAAGATTCTCTGTTAATAGTTTAGGTAAACTACTTAAACTTAATTGACTGCTTTTTGTTTTTGAATAAATTATCTTTTTGATAGGAATTGTATCATTATCAGTATATATTACTACATTATTATTTTTAATAATATAGTCAAAAGGCACTGCATCTATTGATGAGTTTGCAGTATTTTCTATATATAATCCCAGAACTTGAATTATTGTATCAGGTTCAATTGCTATTTTGAACATTTTTTTACCTTTACTGATATTATCAGTTGTGGTAAATTCTGGATCATTTATTACTTTGATACTACTATCAACTACACCTAAATTACCATCACTTGATAATGATACAATACTATTATTAAGAATTGCTTCATTTACAGTTGATGTAGCTGTCAATCCACCTTCTTGTTTTTTTAAATATAATTTATTTTCACTTTTTAGTAATATTATTTTATTGACTGGAACCTTATCTATGCCAGTTTGTGAATCATTTACAAATGACCATACATTATCTATACCATATGCCATTTAACTGATCTCCCTTTTTAACATTATTTATATTCTATTTCAGAAAACTTACCATCATTAATAATATTAACAGTAGATGTAAAATAATCTAATTGATTTTTAATTTCACTATTATGACTTATAACATACATGCTCATTAAATCAGTATTCTTTGTTAATATTTTTAATAACTCATTTTTACCTACACTATCTAAAGAACTATCTAAAACTTCATCAAGTATAAGTAAATTACATTTTACATCAAACTTATTTCTACAAATATCTAAAAAAGCTAACATTATAGAAAATGTTAGTCTTAAAGCTTCACCATTACTCATAGATTTATATTCAAATGGTTTATTATCTTTAGTAATTGTTTCTTTTAAGTTTGAATCTAACAAAAATGTAAAATTAAACTCATCAAACATATTTATATATTTGTTTATAGTTTTGTTTATAAATGGTAAGTGCATATTTAAAAATGCACCTTTTAAATTGTTATTATTCAATAGAATTTCAAGTTGATTTAAATTAGAAATATATGTATTGATCTCATTATACTCATTTACAATTTCTTGTAATTCTTTTTCATTTGAAATAATATCATCATTAGCTGGTTTTTCTATGTGTTCTACTTTGCTTTTTTCTAATAAGTCTTCATATACTTTTTTATTTTCTATTGATGGTTTTAATTCTAACATTTTTGTATATATATCATCTTTGTTTTTAATATATACTTCATTTTCATTTTGTAATACTTCTAATTGTTTTAATAAATCATCATGATTAGAAACATCAATATTGCTTGGAATAATTTGTTTTAACTTCTCACAACCTTTACACATTTTATATTTTTCCATTAATTGTAAAGCTGATTTTTGCTCATTTATAATTTTTAACAAATCATTTATTCTATTAGAAGGGTCCTGTGTTAATATACTGTCATATTGTGTTTTTAACTCTTTTAGTTTTTCAACCTTTCCAGATTCTTCTTTAATTTTATTTTCAATCTCATTAATATTATTATTTTTATTTTCTATATAGTCATTATAAGCTTTTAAATCATATTCGTATTTTATTTTTGCTTTTGATATAACATCTTGCAAAGTGTTTATTTTAAATAATGTATTTGTTTGTATAGTAGTTTTTTCTTTTTTTAAAAGTTTTATTTTTTCAGTAAGTTCTAAAAATGTAGCAGTATCAGAAAGTATAGCAAATACATCTTCTTTTTCTTTTTTAGATAACCTTACAAATGATTGACTTAACAAATCTCCACCTAAATATATAAGGTTTCTAAAAGCTTGTTCTGTAAATTTTAATATATTATTTTCTAAAAATTCTTGATACGCTGAATTTGTACTTAATAATGGTATTAATTCATTATTTTTGTATATTTCAAAAATGCTAGGATTAGTCCCTCTTTTAATTGTGAATTCATCTCCATTAATATTCATTTCAACTTCAACATACATTCCTTTTTTATTGATATTATTAACAAGTGATCCTATTGTCTTACCATTATATGTTTTACCAAAAAGACAATAATGTAATGCTAAAAATAAGCTTGATTTTCCAGCACCATTTTTACCTGTTACCAAATGAATACCATTAGTAAATTCAAATTTTGTTTTTTTGTTTCCATATTTCATAAAATTTTGTAGTATTATAGATTTAAAATTAATGTTATTCAATTCTTTCCTTTCAAAAATAAAATGAGTGATTAATCACTCATTTAGCTTTTAAATACATAATAATCATCATCTTCATAGACTAAGACACCATCATTTATAGCTCTTTGTTTTGCACCATCTAGATCTGAATCATCATCTTCCATATCAAAATATCCAAGGTTTTCCAATTCATCTTTTAACTCATTTTCACCTTCTGCAACTAAAAAATCAGACATAATAGCAATTGGATCAAATTCAATCTGTTCACCAATATCATCTTCTAGTTGTGTTATATAGTCGAAAAGAACATCTGAAGCACCATAACTTAGCCCTTGTTTTTGCATTTTTTCTTGGAACATGTTTTTACTAACATTAATAATCATTGTTTCTCCTTTAGTTTTGATTTATAAAAATTATATCACAGTTTTCTTAATTTAAGCTTAATTATTTATAACATCATTCAATACTGACTCTAAATGCTTATGTTCTTTCAAAATATATTCTTTTATAAAATCTAATGACTCGGCAACAGAGTTATTTAAACTAACAGATTCATATAACTTTTCTTCTTCATATTTGTAGAATACCTTGCTTATTCTTGCCCTAGCACCAAAATATTCTAATATTTTATCTTCTTTTTCATTTTTTTCTTCAAGTATTATTTTTCCTACTTTACAAAAATCAGGAAAGTTGCCAGTAAATAACTCAGGTTCATCTTTATACTGCAAGATTATTTTATCTTTTAAAACAGTAACAGTAAAATGTCGCCTATCCCAAGTATTTTCTACAAACTCTTCTTCTAAGTTTTCATTTAACAAAATTATACCAGGTACAGAATTAACCTCATTAAAAGTCATCTGATAAGGTGTTCCTATATAAACATTATTTTGGTTAAAATGATAATGTCCCATATAAACTTTTTTATATTTTGAATTATCAATGTTTAACCCTTCTTCAGCAATACTTGTATGATTATATTTAAATCCTTTTAGTTCAGCATGACCTAGTAATATATCACATTCTTTTAGTAACTCTTCATCACCACATAACCATGGAGATATTCCTATTTTGTGTTTGCCAAAAATATGATATGATGGTTCTTTAATATATTTTATTCCAAGTAAATCAGCAAATAACTCACTTGAAACAATATCTCTATTATCTCTGTTATACATATCATGATTTCCAGCAAATGTATAAAAATCAAACCCTTCAAATATAGTTTTAAATCTAGTTGATAAAGTATGTAATAATTTTAAATCAATTAATTTTCTATTATCAAACATATCACCTAATTGATATATTGTACTACAATTTTTTTCTTTTAAGATATCTCTATATTTTTCTAGAGAATTTAGTTGTACTTCAAGAATATCATGATCAAAATTTTTACACCCAAAATGTAAATCCCCTATTAAAGCTATTAATTTTCCCATATATCTAACTCACTTTCTACTGTTTTTTTCTCTTTTTTAGGAAAACTAGGAATATATGTGTTCCTAAACTTCATAATATCTAATGTTTTAAAATTTTTCCCAGTAATTTTGTTATACTCATCAGTTTTTAATAAATAGTCATGATGATATATCATTTTTATTGTTTTATTGTTATCAATATCTTTCAAAATATCCCATAGTGTATTAGATTGAATAATATTTTCATTTACAATAAAATATCTTTTTGAAGTGTCAAGATTTAAATCAGTTTCAACTTTTTTATTAATATCTTCTACAATATACAATTTATCATCTATAACAACGATAGGATATATTTCTATATCATATTCTATATTTTCATCATCAGTTTTATAACAGCATGTATATTCTTTCTGTTCTAATCGTAATTCTAATTCTGTGTAATCAGTATAATAGTTTTTTAACAGTTCCTGCTCAGCTTTTCTTTCATTTATTACTTGTAATATACTATTAACTATTATTTGAGTACAATATGCAAAAGCTTTAACTGGTTCTTTGGATATTTTTGAAACTTTATTAGCATCAAAATTAGGGATTACATATAACATTAGTTTTTCAGTAGCATTTGAATAAAAATCATCTTTATATGTATATCCACTGAATTTAGGCATTGTTAATATATGCTTTATTAGAAGCAAACACATTTCACCAAATTTTGTTTTTTTATAATGTTCAGATATCCCTTCTTCTCTTAATTTCTCTATTTGTTGAATGTCATCATCTGTTTTATTTTCTATTTTTAGTAATTCTTTTAATTTTTCAACCTTTTGTAATTTTACAATTTCATCTCTTAAATCTTCTTCCTTTAAATAATCCATATAATTCCTTTTTATTTTATTATAACATATAATAACTTAAAGTCATCTTAATAAATATAAATATAAATAATATACTTAAATAAAGGAAAGATATGAGTAAGGTTATAAATGAATCAACCACAACAGTTGATATTGCTGGTGTTGAATTAAAACTTGCAAAATTAATATATCGTATATACACCGAATCTTTGTTAAATAGAATAGGAGCAAGAATAAATGTAGCAGTTCCTAATGGTAGTATTTTTGCTTTTAAGGGAAAATATTTAACAGATTATACTGGAACTGATAAAAGCAGCACCCCTTATGCTACTATTTTACCTGATTTTGCTGGAAATAGAGATAATAATCAGGAAACTGATGTAAAAGCTGAAATGAATTATAAAATTGTAAAAAGAACAATAAACTGTCAAACTAAAAAAATAAGATCAAAATGGTCAATAGAAGCTATTACCGATTTAGTTGCTCTTACTGGTAAAACAACTGTTGAAGATATATTAGAAAAAGAACTTTTAACAGAAATTATTCAAGAAATTGACTTTTCAGCTTTAAAAATGATGACGACTAAAGCAACAAAAACACAATTAACATTAAAAGCACCTAATGATCCATTAGTTGGTATAGAATTATTTAATGCAGCTCAGAAAAAAATATTGGAAATGGCTGCTTCAACCAAAAGAGCTATAACTATGTGTATTACAGCACCATATGAAACTTGCGCTAAATTAATGTCACATCCTAATTTTAAAGCAAATGAAGATTTCACAAACTCATATTTCATGGGATCCATAGGTGCAACAGAAATATATTGTGATTATTATAATACTTTAAATAAAGAATATATGTTAATCTCTTATAAGCATAGAAATAAAGAAATTGAAATAGCTGATGGTTCTACTTGCTTTGCATTTTATAGTTATAACATAACAAAAGCTTTTGACGCTACAAGTGGTGCTGAATCATATTTTCATTTTTTAAGGTATGATGTAGTTCAACATCCACTAGATAATACTAATGATGGGCAATCTATTTTCTTACATTGTATTGAAATACAATAGGTAAAATATGGCTTGGAACTTAAATAATAGACAAAATGAGTATCAATTATTTGGTACTCTATCAGCAGAAATAATAGATATGTATGGGTTTCAACTAACATATATAAAAACAACAAGATTAGGACACGATAAAGTTCTAGATGATATAATAAATTATGGGACCGAAGCAACATATCAGATATTTGCACTACCAGAAAATGCAGAAATGTTTGATGAAAGAGGGGATATATTAAATAAATTTGGTATATTTACAATGGATTCTATGAATCTTTTTATTAGTGCTAATACAATGAAAAGGATATTTCAAGATGAGTCTAAAATACCATCTGCTGTTGGTGATATATTATTGCTTCCAAGTGGGAAATATATTGAAATAACAAGTATTGAACATCAAGTGCCTGGTGCTAATAACCAATTTACTTATTCAAACTCAAAAAATGTTTATATGCTAAGATGTAAATCATTTAATTATAATCATGATAATATACCAACTTTAGAAGAAGTTAATAATGAAGAAGTTAATGAATCTTTAGATGAAATTTTTAATTTAGTTGGTAGTGCAGAAAACTCAAAAGATAAAATAAAAGAAGAGCAAGATAAAGAAAGTCCTTTAGTTAAAGGAACTGATAGTGTGTTTGGTTATTTAGATAGTTAATCTTTTACCCAAACACCCTGCCCACAATCCCACACTCTATTATACCCATTTACTTTCATATTCTCTGATTCAGTTAAGTTTGGATCAAATTTCTCTAGTTTATTCTTAAGCTTATGTTTCATAAATTGTTGCCTTGAATATTTGTTGTTACCTTTAATATAAAAATAACCTGGATTAGAATAATGGCTAAATTCGAATCCCAATTGTTTGTAAATTGATCCATCAGAGTAAAGTCTATCTGAGTAACTTATTAATGAGCCTGAGTGATTTTTATGAAAATGTTTTAATAATCTAGAGGCACCACCTATTACATTTGTGTTCTTCTTAGTGCATAATCTGATTAATTCCCAATCATAACTATTAGTGAATCTTGGCTTACCAAAGCTCATTAGGCACATCAACTCATCTTTGTAATACAACCCATAGCAGATAGAACTACCAGTAAACCCTTGGAGATGATTACTTTCTAAAAACTCTTTCTCTTCTGTTTTAGGTACTTGTTTTAGGATACATTTTCTAGCCATTATCTTGTCTGATTTTCCTAGCTTGTTATTGATAATACTAGTCCAAATATTTTTCTTTTCATTCCACGATGATTCAAAAATGTGGAGTAGTTGTATTCCTTTTTTTAAACATTTATTTGTTTTGTTTGAATGATAATATTTGTCTTTACCCATTTGCTCAGAATGCCAGTAATCTCCATTACATTCTATAGCTAAATTATACCCTGGTAAATAGAAATCTAATTCTTTATCACCTAATACTGAGTAGTCGTTTTCTATATAGTTATCTAGTAAATCAGATACTTCTTTTTCAAATGAGCTAGTAGAAGGATTGCATGTAGGACATAATATATTTCCTCTTTTGAAATGTCCGAAACTTCTTTGAAAGATGTGGCCTTTTGGGCATTCAACGGTTAAATATTTTGCTAAGTTTTCTGATGTAATTTTATAACCTAATTCATTTATAATTAATATTTTTTCATCATCTTTGCATTTTGGACAATATGTTACATTTTTATCAAAAAAATTGCTGAATGTTCTTTGAAAAATGTGACCTTTTGTACATTTAACTTCTAAACTATGCCCTAAAGACTCAGACTGAATTGTAAATCCCAACTTACTTAAATACATTTCTTTTTTGTTTTTATCACATTCAGGACATGTAACTATACCTTTCTCAAAGGTATAATATGTCCTTTTAAAAATATGTCCTTTTGGGCATTTAACCATTAAATTATAGGTTAAATCATCAGAAACAGCTTTATAACCACATTTCTTCAGAAAATCTAGTTTATTCTGTTTATTACAATCTGGGCATATAACATGACCATTAGCAAATTTACTAAATTGTCGCTTAAAAGTGTGCCCATTTGGACATTCTACTAAATTATCAGATTTATATTTAAATCCTAAATTATGAAGATGGTTTATCTTATTTTCAAGTTCACATTTTGGGCATGAATGTGTTCCTTTTTTAAAAACACTAAGTGCTCTTTTAAAAATATGTCCATGTTTACATTCTACTTCAAAATAATCACTTTTATCTTTTGATATTATTTTATATCCCAAACTATATAAAAACTGCATTTTTGCTTCGTCTTTACATTTTGGACATGTAGTACAACCTTTTTCAAATACATTAAATGCCCTTTTAAAAATGTGTCCTTTTGAACATTTAACCTCTAAATTGACTGATAAGTTCTTAGATATGACTTCATATCCTAAATTATTTAAATAATTTATTTTATTGTCATTATCCATATAATTATATCCTAAATATTTTTAATACTATTATAACATAAACTATATTAAACTAACCTTAATTTATAAATAAATAGGATAATATAATAACTTATGAAGGTAAAATTAAATGGAGTTTTTCTTTTTCAAAACAACTAAGAAATATACAAAATCACTACTCAGTCTATTCAACAGTATACAAGTTAAAAAGAAAGTAGATGAAAAAACAGATAAGTATGTCACAGTACCTATTAGTTTTGGAAGTAAAGATGCTGCTTCAGTCTTTAGTGATACAGAATTAGATCAATTATTAAGTGGTAATTTTAATATATTACCTAGAATGTCTTTAGCTTTAATGAGTATGGAAAGAGATGATCAAAGAGCTACAAGTAGATTTCAAATACCTATAAAAGATATTGACGGAAAAAATATAACTTTTCAACATAACTGTGTTCCTTATTCTTTTGATTTTGTATTAAGTATAGCTACAAGGTCTTTAACGGACTTAACTTCTATATTAGAGCAAATTTTACCTTTCTTTAATCCAAACATTAATTTAAGGGTTAGGGAATTGGAATGGCTAACAGAACCTACAACTATACAAGTTGAACTAATTAGTGTAGATTATGAATTACCTGATGAAAATGATGGAGCTGATATAAGAGTTTGTAGTGCTAATGTTACAATGAGACTTCACGGGAATATATATCCCCCTATTAAAAATGGTGCTGTTATCCAACAAGTTAAATTATACTTATCACCAGTTGTAGATTTCTCTGAAGATAGTAAAGAAATAGTGCATAAGTTTAATATCGATGAAAATACACATATGATGGATATAGATTCATTTGTTAGAATAGATTATGGTGAAGAATGGAATAAAGTAAAGCCAGTTATAGATGGTGTAAAAGGTGAAGTTAAAAATTTACCTATTCAAGAAAACATAAAATATAGGATATTATACACAGATGATACTGATGACAATATTAAGTTTATTATAAATGTATTAGAAGATAATGGTGTTAATCCTATTATATCAAAACAATTAAATTATTTTACTGTATTTGCTAAAAATAAAGGTACCTTAAAGTTAAGTATTCAAGCAGTAAATTCATTTGATTTACAAAGTAATATTTATGAAATGGAGTTAGAATTCTCATGAAAGAAAAAGCAGAAGCATTAGGAAAAAAATTAGATAAAATAAATGATATTTTTAATGTAACAGAAAAAACAATAGTTGAAGTTGAAAAATCAGATTTAATAAAATCTAATCCAGAAGAAAATCTAAAATTCACATATTTAAAAGAAGATTTTAACTTAATGAGAGAATCTTTAGTTAATACTATTAAAAGAGGACAAGATATATTAGAAGTTATTTCAAATAATATATTAGCTGATCCTTTATCTTCTAATCAAGCTGTTATGGCTTATTCAACATTAGTTGATACTATAAACAATAGTACAAAACTACTTACTGATATCTACAAAAATATAGTTGATATTCAAATTAAGATAGCTCCAAAAGAAGCTGAAAAAGGTAGTGGTAAGCAAGAAATAATGACTATTGCTCAAATAACAAAAATGATTAGCAAAAATCAACAAAGCCAAAATTAGGCTTTGTTTAATTCTATTGCATTAAAAATCATTTGTGTTAATTCTTTGTTTTCGTTATAATATGATCCTACACCTACATCATTTCTAGCAAGATAATTCATAGCTTTTTCATCAGAATTATTATTAACAATAAACTTCATTAATTCAATTAGCATACTATTAAATGATTCTTTAAACTTTTCATAATCATTTGGATCAACAAGACACATAATTTCATCATCTTTTATAGTTACTGTTGAAGTTCCTGATAAAGCATCATAAAAATTAATATTATTCAAAGATGGAAACTCTTTTATAAATTTATTAAACCCATATAACTTTATAGGATAATATTTCTTATAATTTACCATGATTAATGCGTTTTTATCAAAATTGTTAGATAATAGGCTTTCTAAATCTATGTCTGCTTTTTTTAATTGTTGCTCAGCATTTTTTTCATCAAAACCTTTTATAAAAACATCAATATCAGTTTCATCTATATTTGATCTACCATATTCGTATTTATAAGCTAATGATATCAACTTTTCAATATTTTTTAAATCAGCCATTTTTATTACCTTTAATAATTATATTTTCAATTCTTTCTGAAATATAACAACCAGTAAGTACAATAACAGTTATAACATTATTTAAACAAACTTCATCTATTGCTACTAATATAACTATTAGATATAAAAACAAAATACAAGCACAAAAATTATTCATAAACCAATTTAATACTTTTTTAAACATTTTATCTCCTTTTTAATTATTTATCAAGATTCCAATTGATATTCTCTAAAATCACAAAGCTCTCCTACTTTATCTTCTATTTCTTTTTTGTGGTTTGGGCACAATTCTATAACATCACACAATAATTTTATTGAAAAGAAAAATAATTCAGTTTCTTTATCAATTTTTTCAATAGGTATATTGTAGTTTAAACTTATAAACTCTTTTACAACACTATATTTTGATTTTTCCATTTTGTAATTTTCCTGTACTAATGCAGATTTAGTATTAATGCAGTGATATTTCTTATTAATCTTACATGTTTTAAAATTACTTAATTTCATTGTTTTTCCTTTTTAAAATATTTTCATCTATATCTTCTTTTATACTGTTTTCATTATCTTTTATATTTAATCCATGTTCATTTAATTCTTGTTTAAATTTTTCATAACTGTAAAGTTCTTTTTTACTTGTGTAGCAATTAAAATATTCTAGCATTTTATTTCCTCTAGTAAATTATCTTCATTATTCATATTCTAACATAATAGTCTTAAATTAAACTTATTTTGTATTATATATTAAAAATATGTAAAAATTTCTAATATATAAAGTCTTCAAGTGCATTTTCAAGTAGATTTTTATAATTATTCCTATCAGCAAAATAATATTTACCATCTTTAAACAAATAAATGTATTTTATATCACAATAATGGTCATCAAATACTACATTCTTAAATGTTTCCAAATTCATTCTTACATCATGATTATAGTTATGTTCATATTCAAAGAAATTACATAAATCAATGCAGTTTGATAAAAAGCGAATATCTTTACCTATATTTAATAATTCACACAATTTATCATAATTATAATTTTGTAAAAGTATTCTACCAGCTAATTCTATATTACCATCATACATACAAAACGAGTATTTCACATTATTATTGTTTTCTAATATACCTATAAAACATCTATTTGTCATTTTAATCCTCTGTGTAGTTAATAAAACTTAGTTTTATTAACTACAAAATATCATCATAAATTGAGTAATCATATTTCCACAGATAATTTATTTTAGTTTTCTTCTTTATTAAATACAGCTAATGAAACATTATCTGGGCAACCTTTTTGTAATTTTTCCTTTAAAAAAAGTTATAACTGAGTATAAATTAATAACACTTTCAAAATAATCATCATTATATGAATATCTTCCATTTGCACCATAATACACAACCTTATATCCAATGCTATAGACATCTCCGATATAATGAAGAAGATAACACCAAGAAACTGTTCCATAAGCTTTGTCTTCATCAAGAGTTTCTATTTCTTTAGAAATTTTTAATACTTCCTCAACTTCTTTAATATTCTTTTTAGTTGTTATTTCAGGAAATTTTATTTCAATACATTTTAACATTAAATCATATATTTGTAGTTTTTTGTTATCATCGCTTTTTTGTAGTTCCATAAAAAGTGACAAACAATTATTATAGACATATTTGTAATTTTCCATTTTATCCTTTTTAATTAAATAGTTTTCTTTACTTTTATAATTATAACACAATAAACCTTAACACAATCTTAAATTTATAAAACTAATGCTATTCTAATTTCTCTTGAAAAATTATCCGTCAGAAACATTTTCTTGTATATAGCTTTAAATCACCACTATCACGATATTGAACTCTACATCAATATCACCAAATTTTTATTTTCAAGTTCTTTTATTAATTTACTTATTTTAATTTTTCAACCTACAACCTGCAACTTTTCATAATCGGCTTTATACCATTTTTTAAATTTGTTAGTTAAAATTGTATTTGGAGTTTTTATTTTAACTAAAAATAAATCTTTTTCTTCAATCACATTTATAATTTCATAAGTTTTTGGTAATTTTATTTCATTTTTTAAATGAGTAATATCATAATATCCTTCATCTTTAATAAACTTATTTAACTCATCATCATAACCATAACGACTTTCAATCTCTTTAATTTTTTCTAGCATACATTTATAGAAGTCAAAACCTAAGTTTGAAACTTGTTTCTCTATATTAGAAAGTATATAACTTACAATTTCATTATAACTAATTCTACTTATTCCATAAATTACTTCATTATCTAATGCTAAAGAATTTTTATTATCAATTAAACAACTATTTAGATATATTAATGCACTCATTCTTGAATTATGATAAAAGTCGTATTCATATTCAATATCGAAACTATTAAAACAAAAAATTACTATATCGCAAAGTGCATCTATTTTTTCTAAATCATCTTTTGCTCTAAAATATTCACTAACTTTTTCAAAAACATTACCTAAAAATTCTGCTTGCTGATTTTCATAGGTTAAATGTCTTTCTTCACGCCATTGTGTCAATCTTTCTTTAATTTCGTTAAATTGTGTTTTTGTCATTTTGTTTCCCTTAATTTTAAGTATGTAAATCTACATAGTATGTCATTTAGAAACTGTTCAGATTTCAAATCCAGAACCCTCTTATCACTTTCCACAAATACAAGGATATAATTCATTAAGTAAGTTTCAAGTTCTTCTTTTACATTTTCAACATCAATATCACTACAGTCTTCTTTCACAGCTAACATAATTAGTGTGGTTGATGGATTGTTAACAAGGTTTCCTGTCCATTCATAGAAACAACATTCCACATAACCCTCTGAATAATATGCACTGATTATCACTTTAGAAAATAAATTCAGATGTATTAAAACATTCTCACTAGTCCTGATTAACTTCATACCACTTCCTCACATTCAATATATCTTAATAGGTTCTCATTTTCATGTATATTGCCAATAATATACATTTCTTCTATTGTATTGTTTTATCATTTTAATTCCCTACTATATTTAACTAATTCTATATCACTTTCTAATTCATTTTCGACATATTCTGATATAGAATTAACACATAAATTGCCACTCCATCTAATGTTTGTTTTATAATCTTTATTAAATTTAAATCTAACGAAAATATTGCAATCCTTATTATCTTCTAAGTGAAACTTTAGATTATCTATACTTGCGCACTTATCGCAATTTTCATCATCATTCCAATCACAATCACAAGTTTTTATAAAATTTTCGACTATAAACTCAGCATCCTTTCTAGTGACAACTTCTACATAATCATTTTCAAATACTGTTGATACCATTACTTTTCCTTTCAATTTACATAAATTATATTATTATAAACTTAGTTATCATCCATCCATTCTATTATTCTTAAAGCATCCTTATAATTTTCAGCAAATAATGCTCCGCCTTTATCACCGAAAACATAATACTTGTTGAATTTAAATTTATATGATATATAATAATTATCTTTTGCGGTGCTTTTTATTTTTATAGGATAGAACATACACATTAATCCTATAGTCCATTGTTTAATTTTATTCATTATTACCTTCCTTTATTGCAATTTTTATAAAATAATAATTTTTCACTAGGACCTATATATTTTACATATAATTTGTAAAATTCATCATTTAATATTATTTCCGGTGACTTTTTAACAACATTTAAAATATCTCTTGTTATTTCGATTTTCATTTTATGGTTATCATATTTTAAATAACAGTAAATTATTCCTGACAAAATAATTAATCCTATAAATATAATTACATTCCCATTCATTTACAATTCCCTTCAAGCATTTTATCATTTATTTGGTGAATCATTAGCATCTTCATTATAACTCCCCCAATTATTTCTTTTGGGGGTAAGCCTTATGCTAATATATATTTCCACTAATTTTTAGTATTTTTCTACTTCATCACTGTGATAGGGCGATTTTTTCAACTATTTCATATAATCTTTCATATTCGTCTATAATAGCTTTTATAATAGATTCTAGATTTCTATTACTAATGTGAGAAACAACAGCATAATCGGATTTTAAATCTTTCATAGCTTGATTAACCTCATATATATAATCTTTGATGATTTCTCTGTATCTTTTCAATTCTGGTGATTGGAGTTCATCCCTAAACCAAGGCATTTTGTTTTTATAGCTAAGTAGGCGGTCATGTATATTCCATAATTCGTCCCGCAAGTCACTATAAATGTTATAATATTGTTTGGAATTATATCCACCCTTTGCAAGCTTGTCTAGAATTTCTAAAACTTTCTTCCCATGCGATTCTATCTCTTCATAATCTTTTCTAAAATCCAGACCTGTTTTCCAGTTGGCCACATTAATCGCCTTGAGCATATCATCAGAAACGGCTTCATTAATAAATTTACTATACATTTTTATGTTTCCTTTTAATAATATTTTTAAGTATTTATAATTGTAACACATTAGCCTTAAAACAAACTTATCCTTACTCTAAATTCTACATTAAAAACAGGATATAATGTAAGTTCTTTATTACAATTTGAACATTCATAACAAAAATCTTCTTCATTTAATAATTGTAAGTCATTTAAAATATCTTGATCTATTTCAATATTTTGCTTACAACAAGGACATTTTACAATGTTATCTACCATAACTTACTCCTTCAACAAATCTTCGTTTTCATAAATGTTACCAACTACTTCAAAAGTATTTAAATACTCACATTTATCAATGTCAAATTCACCATATAAAGTTTCATGAAAATTATATTCATATTTCCATTTACCTTTAAGTGCAACAAATTTATTTTCACTATCACGCCAATCTATTATTACTAATTCTTCATAATTTGGTGCTTTAACTTTTACAATATCACCTTCATAAACTTTTTTTCCATTAATATCTTTATAATTTGTGCATAAATTAATAATAGCATTTTCATCAAGTTCTGATAATCTTGTTTTTGCTTCATCACCATAAATGAATTTTGTTTGATGACATTTACATAATTTATCACTACATCCAACAAATTTTTCATCATATATTCTAAAATTAAAGTCTTTTAATTTCATATTGTTTCCTTATTACCAACTATCCAATCTATCCACTCTTTCATAATAGAATCAACATATACATCACTTATGCTACAACCCCAAGTGTGGTTAGTATCTATTCTAAAATATATTTCATTATCTTTTTGACCTTCAAACTCTTTGTCACCTAATTTTCTATTCTGTATCCAAATTATAACACCATCATTAGATGATGTATGGTTATCATACCAATAAAGTCCCATATCTTTAAATAAATTTTCATCTATTAGCAAATATCCACCACATCTCCATGATTTATTAGGTAAAACAACATATCGAAACCCTTTGTATTCTCTGAAATCAACTTTTACTTTCATTTGTTTCCTCTAATAAATCTTTATTCACATTAATATTTCCAACAATTTCCATATATTTGCTTGATGGTATGAATTTGAAAAAACTTATATCTGCATTTTTCTTATATTTGTAAAGTTGCTCTTTAATATTTTTTCGATATATTTCTATTTCAAGAATATTATAAACAATATCATTTCTTGTAATAAGATAAAATTCTTCAAATTCTTTATTTTCTAAAATATCACCTTCAAAAATCTTTTTACCATTTTTATCATAAAATCCTGTAAAAAGTTCTATTTTAAAATCATCACTATTTCTATCCTTAGCAACTATTACATCCTTATAGAAACTATCGTGTCCATGGTCATGAAATATAGATTTAGTTGTTACTAATGATACTCTAATACCTTCTTCAGTACATCTAATGATATACTTATTAGATAATTTAGTATTACTACTTCTATCAATATACTTCTTTTCAACATTATCCCAAATCCTAAAATCAAATTCACTTAATTTCATTCTTCATCCTTTAACAAATTCATATTTTCGTGGATATTACCAGAAAGCCACATTTCTTTTATTTTATTATTTTTATCATCCATAAAATGTTCAAAATACCACCCACAACATCCATCAGATAACTTTGAATAAAGTCCGTCTTTTATATCAAAACAAACAATTTCATAAATCAATTCTTCATGTGCTTCATCCTCCATATATTCTTCAACCCATGTTAAGTGTTCTAAAATATCTCCAGCATATATTTTATTTCCATTTTCATCAATATATCCAGTAAAAAGTTCTACATCACCATCAATAGGGTTTTCATTGTAGTAAAACTTTTTGTTTTTATCGTCCCATACTCTATAATCAAGTTTCATTTTTTCCTTTCAAATTTTAATTTTTACAATTATAACAAAATATACTTAAACTAAACTTAAATTATAGAACTAAATAAAAATTGAAACAAACTTTCACTGAATTCATCATTATTAATATCACTTACAAATCTATCTGATACATCTTCACCTAAAATAGATAAGAATCTATAATTTCCTTGATCATTCAAATGAAAGTCAGTAGTATTTTTTAACACATCTTCATTTTTATTTGTTTTAAAGTCTATTGTAATATCAATAGTTCCGTAATTTTTTAAAAATGATATTTTAATATTAAAATAAAACTTTCCATTGATACTAAATTCAGACTTAAAATCATTTTTAGTTTTCATTCTAGTTCTTAGCGTTTCAAAGTTTTCAATACAAAAATCTTTTACTTGTCTATTTTCTCTTATTTGTTGTAAGGTGCAATCTAACATATTTTGTGTAATCATTTTTCTTTCATCTTCATTTATTATGTAATACGGTACTTTATCTTCTCTAAAAAAGAATTGAATAAACTTAGTTATTTCATTGTTTTCTCCCATGAAATAATATTTTTTATCTGTGTTATCTTTATAACATAACTCAAAAACATTTTCTAATAAATCATGTTCATAAAATAAAAATAAAACATCATCAATATGTACTGATTCGTGATTTTTCTTTGGAAGTACTATTGATTTTCTTTCAAATAAATCACCAACATCTAAACAATCCATGTCTTTTAATGCAAATTCTTTTTTAATTGATTCGGTAAAGTTTATAATTAAAATATTTTTCATTTATAAACCTTTAAGAGTTTATGCTCTTTACTAATTCTTCCCACTCTTCTTGACTTTTAAAATCTTCTTTTAATTTACAAACAATTTTGTAAGATTCATCTAATGGTAAATTATATAAAATATTTTGTATCTTTTCAAGTGGATCAAACATAGACATATCATCAATGTTTATCATATTAACTTCTCTTAAAAAATTTACTTTTTCATCACATGATAATTCAGAATATAACTCTACTAAATCATATTCATCAAAATTCTCTATATCACTTGGATCTATTTTAACATTTACATTCATTTGTTACTCCTTTATTATAATATATTTTAAATCTTAATATTCAGTAATAAATTTATCATCAGGTTCCTGATAAGGACTTCCATATTCAATAAACATACGACGATGAATAGGTTTATTAAATATTTCTAAAGCATCTTCATAATCACTTATTGAAATTAAATCTTTTTTATCATAAAAATAAACATTGTCTGGTGAAATTAAGCAAGTTCTAAAGTCTTTTAATAAATGCCAATGTTTTCCATCTATTAAACAAAACTTTTGGATGTTTTCATATTTATCATCATATAACTTAACTGAAAATTTGTAAAGTGCCATATATGATAATTTCATTAATAAATCATCCAAAAACATTATACAATTAGTTTTATTATCAAAATGCTTTAAAATATGCGTTAGAAAATCAAGTTTATCTTTGTACTCATAAGAATTAAACTCTATTGTATTTTTTTCAAATTGCTTAACTTTTTCAAGTGCTTTTTTCTCAGAAGGTTTTAATTTTGTATTTTCATTTATAGTTTTAGCACAATCAGAGTTTTCATCCTTTAGATACAAATCTAAGTAAACTAAATCAGTTGTTTGGATAATTTCAGACTCCGTAATTTTCAAAATGTAATCAATTAAAAAATCATCTTGTCTATAAGTGAGTGTAATAACACCATAATCTTTAGTTATTTCATTACAAAGACTTTTATCTCTTTTAATTGCTTTTAAAATATATTTTGGTAAATCACAATCAACAAAAAATAATGATTTTAAAGGGTTACATTTACACTTTACTTTTCTAAAAGTTTTCTTAAAACAATCAGGACTATAAAGTTTATCAAAATTGATTTCAACTCTATCTTGCCTACAAAATTTAAAGTTTTCAAATACAACTTCAAGTAACATTTCTTACTCCTTTCAAAATTTTCACAATTATAATAAACTTAAATGTCTTTATTATAATGTTTATTTGAATTATTGTGCGGTAGATCAACAAACAAATTACTTTCTATACAATTACAAATATAACCACTACTAAAGCTACTCGTATTTCCATCAAAGCTAACTTTTTTATTTGGTATTATGAAATTTATAGGTTTTTGTAAGTTTGCTAATCTTAATATTTCACTAAAATCTTGATAATTTATGCTCATTAAGTTCATTAATAATATAAAATCAATATTCTCTTGAGTTAAAAGTCTTATGATTTCATTTTTCTTACTAAAAGGTGGGTTGCTTATTAAAATATCAAAATCATAATCAATCCACCATTTACTAAAAAAGTTTTTACCTTGATTAATATGTCCATAAATTACATCAAAACCATAGTGTTTAAAAACTTTAACATAATTAGAACTTTCATCATCAAAAGGACAAAGTATTTTAGTAATATTCTTTTCATATAAACAAGGTACTAAAAATTCAATTAACATTTTTGGTGTATAATATTCATCTTTTAAATCAAAAGCATTATTGTAACTCTTCATATTTTAAGCTCCTATCATTTTTATCATTATTATTGATTTCTTCTTTTAGTTCTTCTTTAGGTATTTCTTCTACTATTAATTTCTTCCCTTTTAATTATGATACAATTATTATATTATAATAGCCTTAAAGTTGGCTTAAAACAATAATTAGTTAGTCTTATTCCTCAACTTTTATACCACATTTTTCTAAAAATTTATTACGCTCTTCATCACTAATTTCTATTTGGTTAATATTTTCATATCTTCTAGGATATTTTGATTCACCTTCAAGAATATATTTACCCTCAAGAAAATCTTTATACGCATGTTCAAAAAATTCATTTGTTTCTGCATCAAATTCAATTCCATCAGGAATTAATGCTATACCTTTAGATTTTATTTGTTTCATTATCACACTCTTTGTAATTTGTTCTATACCTTTTCTTAATAAACTCATAAAAATTTGATTTTTCATAAGTCTTGTCAATGGAGTCACTTAAGTTTTTCATAGCTTCATCTAATTCAGGATCTTCAAATCCTGTTTTAATAACATTTCCATAAGCATCTAAATAATCAATTTGACCATAACTATCTCTACATTTTTTATCCATTTTAATACCTATTTAATTCTTCAATAACTTCTTTTTCAAATAATAACGCATTTTCCATATTGCTCTCTATAACTAAATCCATATTAATGCAATAGTTTTCATAATCAATTTTACCGTCTAATAGTAATTTTACATAATTATGAGCATTTTGAAACCATTTAAATCTTGAATTATTTGGTAAATCAAAATTATCATTTATAGACTTAATTATATTACCCATACACTCTAATATAGATGGTAAATGTTTTAATAAATTTTCTTTATCTATAATATCATTTATTATTTTCAGTAACCAATCTGAATGAAGATCATAAAAAATAAATTCATCTAAATCTTTTCCATTTTTAATAGTTTCATTTATTTTATCTTTAGCATAAAATAAAATAAATGTAAAATCATATAATAGATCATATCTAACTCTATCAATATATCTAATTTTATTCAAAATAGCTATATCTTTCATCGTTGGATCTAATTTTTTAAATTCTTCTAATATATGATCATAAATTGGTTTTTCAACAAATTCAGAGTATCCTGAAATATCCAATAATTGATATCCAAATTTCATATTTTTAAAATTTAATTTGCGTTTAATAATGAATTTTGACTCTATCATATTCCTAACCTTTCAGACATCTCTTTAACTTTCTCTTTTGAAGCCTTTTTAAAGTTTTTATCTTTATCTTTTAATTCTTTATAAAATTTCTTTAACTCTTCATCTTCAATTGTAGGTACTAGAATATTTAATAACTCATCTTTCTCCATTTTCCTCTCCTGTATTCATATCAAGTTCAGAACTGAGTAATGTTAATTTAAATGACCCAAGTTCTTTTAAAAATTCCTTTTCAGCTTTTTTATCAGGAATATTATCTCCAAACGATTGACAATGAATTATCTTGTATTCTAAACAGTCTATTAAATCATTTATAATACTCATATAGTCTTTAATTGTAAAATCATCAGTATGAGCTAATAAGTTTAAACCTTGTATTGCCTTCATTTTAATGCTTAATTTACTATGTTCTTTTCTCAACTCTGATATTTTTTTATCTACAATTAATCTAATTCCAAGATTTGTGGGACGACTACCACATTTTAATAAAGCATCAATTTCTTCTTGACTTAAAATCATTGCTATAATTATACTCCTTTATAAAATATTTAATTATTATCCTCTAAATTTTTTGCTCCGATATCACATTCATCTAAAAATTGATCAAATCCCTTCATCTGTTATTTTGTATAATTGAAACAAATTTAAATAAATAAAATAATCTTTAAATAATTTTCCAAATTCTCCAAAATTGCAACTTTCACATTTACAAAAATGCTTTTTATAGAAATTAAACACAATCCCTCTTAATTCTCTCATCTCTTCTTTTATCTCTTAACTCTCGTCCTATATTATAACTAAAACTTATAAGCAGTATTGCTATAATTAATGGTAGCATAATATAAGGAAAGTATATAAATAATATACATAGTAACATTATACCACCGACTATAGGTGCTCCAGTACAAAAGTTTTTAATATGTTCTAACATCTTAATCTCCTTATTTTATATTTTTTCTCATTTATAATATAATTTACTGTTAAGTTCTTCTGATTTTTTGAGAATTTGTTTTACTAATTCATTATCACCATAGTCTTTAATGTGTAGTAATAAATAATCTTTTAGTAACATATACTCTGTGTCTTTATATTCTTTCGGAGTATCAGTATGTGCATAACGGAATATATGGGTACCTAGTCTGTTAATTAATGTTTCAATATCCACATTTTTATCATTTATTTCTAAGTATTTTATATTATTTTTCATACAGCTTATGAAGTTGGTAATTCTTTTAAATTCATCATCTGAAAGATTACACATATATTTAACATTGTAGAACTCATCATCATAATAACATATGCAATTATTTAAAAATGCTAATTGCTCAGTTTCAAATTTAAAAGATATCACAGTTGCGTTATTCATATTATTCCTTTCAAATGTTTATGGTATTATACCACAAATAATCTTAAAGATTACTTAAATTAATTCATTCTATATTATAAAATTCTCACACTTTATCTTTCAACAGCTCTAAACTTTTGGTGGATACACAATACTCATTTATTTAGTTTTATTTTTGATTCTTTTAACTTCTCTTGTTGCTTAAATTTCCTGTCTAATTTATGATTAAGATATAAATAAGGCGGGTCAGTTATTATACAGTCTATCGTCTCATCTTTATTAATCATATCCTTGTATAAACTCTATACAGTCACAATTGTATACTTTATAATTACTTATTCACATCCCTTGAGTTAAATAATTCAAAATTATGATTATTTATATATTTAGTTAATGATATATCATTCTTTATACAATAATTTTTACATTCTTCCGAGTTTAAAATATCTAGTAGTTCTTTTTCAACTTCTGATATTTTTTTAATTTTACCTATAACTCCATGTTTGCTGCTTATGTATTCTTCAAGTTTTGAAGGAGATATAATGCTTAGGTCTAAAGAAAACATTTTTATGGTTTTACATTTAGGACATTCAGAGATATACCATTTTAAGTTATTTTCTGTCAATTTTAAATAAACCACTTTATCTGTAAATAATTTTTTAAATTCTCCAAAATTACAAGTTTTACATTTGCAATTTTTAGAATCTTTATGAAAAATACTTGTTATATGTTTTAATATTTTACTTTTATCCTTTAATTAATTTTAAAACTTATTCTTTGGTTTATAAAATCTTCCATGTTTTATTCTCCAATGTTTATGGTATTATACCACAAATAATCTTAAAGATTACTTAAATAATTCATTTTCAGTTAATACCATAAATTCCATATTATTTATTCTACAGAACTCTCTTGCAGCTTCCCATTTTGCTTGATTTTTTGAAACTGTTAATGCTTGTTCTACTACTCTTTTTTTATTTTTTTCTGTGATTATTTTTGGTTTTTTAAATATAGCGTCTTTTTGTGGTTTAATTTCAATAAGATATTTTTTTATGTTATTGTCTTTATCTTTTACTTCAATATAAAAATCAGGGAAATATCTATGTTTTTTACCTAGGAACTCATAAGGTATAATTATTGATTCACTAGCCCATTTAAGAACACCAGCATTATTATCGCACCATAACATAAATTTATATTCCCATGAGCTACGATAGATGATGTTTGCTACATCATCTATATATTTTTCTGGGTTAATAGGTTTATAAAAACCTTGTTTGAACTCTGGCATTAGTATTTAGGTTGTATTATTATAATTTAGGTTGTATTATTATATAAGCGTCTTCTATATAATCAAATGGATCATCAGGGTCTATAAACACTCCACTATCTACTAAAATCAAATATTTTGAAATATCATCATATTTTTTAAGATCTTTTTTTATAATTCCAACTATTTTATCATTTATTTCATCAGAGATTCTCATAGCATCTTCAATACCTGTAACTATATGTCTTAATTCAATAATATTACAATGCATTTTTAATAACAACTCTTCATTATCACCATCAAACTCTGGATTTGCAGAATCATATGTTATTTTTATTTTAAAATCATCAGTTTCTACTATACTTTCTTTACCATTTATATACTTGTAAAATCCATTTACATCAAGCCCATAGTCAATTAAAGATGATTCATCGATTTTTTTGGCTTTATTGATATATGATATAATTTTGTTACTAAGTATATCATTTATTTTGTGAATAAGTAAATCAATTTGTTTAGGTTTCCCTTTATTATCTGTAACCTTTGTTACTTTAATATTATCATTTACTGTGATATTAACATCACATAATTTATTACCATTTTTGTCCTTATATGTAGCTATCAAAGTATTTCCTTTTTCAGAAACACTATATGTAGCATTTAACTTTTTACCTAAAAAATCAAGTGATTTTTTGGCCAGATCCTTTTGAGGTTCTACTTCCTCATTTAAGAAAATACTATAGATATTCATTATTTTTCCTTTATTTTTGTATTATTTATAAAACGATGTTATTTTATCATAAATATCTTTTTAACTTCTATATAACTATTAAATGTTAATTCTAAAGTCCAATTTAAAAATATTAAACATGTAACTTACCACATCAAGTAAATCATTAAGTTTTTCATTTTACATCCTTTGTATTACATGTTTGTGTAATTACACCAAAATTTAAAAAGCTACATATTGCTTGTCCAAATGATTTTTTACAAGTCTTCTTGTTAGAAACAATAATCTCTATTTCATAAGGTTCTTGTGATGTTTCATCAATATTAAAAGTTGATTTAAAACTTTTTATATTTTTATTGTTTACGATATCAACAAGCTTTTCTACTTGCTTATTTATATCATAACTTTGCATGTATTCCTCCATTTTAATATTGTGATGAATGTATGGCCTGAATGCTCTATAGTGATACATTTTTATATCCTTTTAAACTTAATAGTATTTTTAGTTATTAAAGAATCATCATTTTCTTCAATTATTTCTAGTAATTCCCTTACTTTTGTTTCTGTATTATATCTTTTTAATAAAAGATTTTTAACATAATCATTTATATCATCTATTTTGATTTTGTTTTTATGTAAAGCCATTAAAGTATTGAACTCAATAGTTTTAATATTAGCATCTTTCAAAAGAAACACATATTCTTTTGTATTTTCTTTATTTAAAGAATAATAATGTTCTATTGTGTTTAAAATAACATTAAGCTTTTTAACAATTAAATCCACAACATCTATGACAAAATCATATTTTTCTTTAATAGGTTTTATTAATGGTATAACATCATCTAATTTCTCTGTTAAAGCTAATTCAAATATGTTTTTATAACTTAACACTTCTGCTAAAGTTTTGTGTAGTTCAATGTATTTGTCTGTTTTTAATTTATAAACTTTTCCATTAGTTTTGTTTTGTAAAATTACACCTTCAAAATTATCAATGGTGTTAATATACTCTCTTAATTCTCTTAAAGTTTTAAAATTACTATATTTAGAAGGTTCTTTATCAAATATGACTAAACCTTTATCTGTATTCATAGCAATTTTAATTAAATCTGTTTTTTCATAATCAACCACTACTCTATTTAAAGGCGACACCAATTCCATAAAAACTTGATTTTCATGTAAATAATTTTCTAAATCTTTATTTTCTTTTAAAAACTTTGTTGCTAATAACACTTGATCATTATCAACAGACATTTTAGTTCTTAAATATAATTTACCATCTAATAAAAATGGTATAATTAAACTACCATCATATTTGTCTGTTATAATATAATCATCTAAAAGCTCATCATCACTTAAAACCCAATCTTCATTTTCATTTACATTAAAGAACTTTTGTAAAGGATAAGAAATTTCTTTATCATCTATTACCATAAGCCCTCTCATAAAGAACGAGTCATCTTCTTTAAACCTTTCATAATCATTAATAATATAAGTATAAAAATCTAACTTATGTCCATTAAAGTAAGTAGTAGTTTTCCTATAATTATCTTTATTAGCAACAAGGTATTTAGCCTTGTCTATAAATTGTTTAGTCATTTTTATACAATTCCTTTACATCTTCTAAGACTTGAATAATTGCTTCAGATTTTTTCATACCATCATCAACAACTAAAATATCAACATTAGCGTTAAATATTTCACAAAAATATTTTCCGTTATCTTTACCTTCTAAAGATTCTTTTAATCTTTTTATATCCATTTTCTTTCCTTTTAAAGCTTTTAAGGATATTGTACCAAAATATCCTTAAATTAAACTTATTTAAAAACATCTATCTGATTGAAATCAAATTTTGAAACTTTATCTAATATTTCTTCTTGTCTTTTTAAGGCCCATAGCTTGTTATTAGCTAAATCATGAAAATATTTAATTGTATCATATTTTTCTGGAGCTTCTAATATTTCAAACTTGTCAAAGAAATCTTTTTTGGTCCTTACATAAAAATCAACATCATCTGTATAAAATATCATTACTTCATCATTTGTTTTATTTAATACAGATTTAAGATATGTATATTCTTTGCCACTTTCTTTATGGATAACTTTTTCCATTTGCAACTACTCCTCTGCTGGACAACTACAAGCTTGTGGTTTCATACCTTCTTCAAACACTTGAGTTACTGAGTAACTATAATCTGTTTGTCCAGGAAAGTTTCTTACAAATAATTTTTTATCAATACAAAAGAACACAATAGATTCGTTATACCACGGATATAGTTTTACTGACTTTTTAAACGAACAAATCTCTACACTAAAAGCCACACTAGCTAATATTAATAAACTAATTATAAGTTTCATTTAAATTCCTTTAATATATTGTTTGTTTTTTGAATACCCTCATTTACAATAGATTCAACATATTCTCTTTCTTTTCTTATTTCTTCTAATTTTTCATCAGTATATTCTTTTTCTTTTTCTTTTAAAACTTTTTCAAAAATTTCTTGTACTTTTTCAGGTGTCATTTCACAAACCTCCTATAATTTAGAGTAAGCATTACAATAGTTGTTTTTCTGTTAAAGCTAAAGAGATGAATCTTACCAATAAAACAGATAATACTAAACAAAAAGTTACAAAATATTTTTACATCCTTTCATAATATATTAAGGGGATTATACCATTAATCCCCTTAAATGTACCTTAACACAAATTATCTTCAACTTTATCCCTGTTAAAATTTCTATAAATAATTAACTGATAACAAAAAAATATAAAAAATATAAATATTGATATAAACTCTACTATCATATTTTTATATTCCCTATTATCAATGTCATTAAATATAACACAAGTAACAACAGAAAATATCACATAACTGCAAAATAAATTAAGCTGTATCATTATGTTCCTTCATATCATTTGGTACATAATATTTATATTGACCATTTAAAAGCAATTTTATCAAACTCTTCTAATGTAGGTAAACACATAGATTTAATAAAATTATCCACAATATCTTTTGATACTTCTTTACCAGTTTCTAGTGATCTTTTTTTAATTCTTTCTAGTATTGTGTTATAGGGGCATAACATAACTATTGCAACTTTGTTGTAATTTTTAATCAAACTTGATGAATTTAACAAAGACTTTCTTGACTTCATTGAAGTATTTGTTTTATCAATTACAATATCTTTACCTTGTTGTAGTAGTCTATTTAACTTAAACTTAAAGATATTATCTATTTCTTTTTGGTCATCTTGAGATAATTTACTCCATATTTCTGAGTATGTATTTAAATTAAATTTTGTTTTACCATAACTCATCAATATATCATCTCTTGAAATTACATTTTTATATTGATTACACAAAGTTGATTTTCCAACTCCAGGAACACCTATTAACATTGTTATAGTTGGTTTTGTTATATCAATAGGTTTTGTTTCATAAGGTTTTAATAATCTTATCTGTTTATATATGTCGGTTGATTTTGGTGTATGAGTTACTCTGCCTAATGAATCACATATTGAAAACTTACATAATAATTGCAAATCATCATAATTGAATTTTCGTTTTAATTTATCTATATCATATTTATAGATATCATGATAAACAACTATTTTTATTATTTTTATTATCTCTTCTTCACTTAAATTAAACTTAGATAAAACATCACAAGCATAATATACTCCAACATTTTCATGATTAAGAAATCTTACTTTTACTGTTCCATCATCTTTTGTTACTACTTCTCTTGTAAATATCTTGCCTAAATCATGTAAGGCTGCACCAAACATTAAAACTTTATAATCTTTATCATTTTTAAATAAGTCTTCAACCTTATTTAATACCATTATTGTGTGATCTAATACAGTTTTTTCTAAATGATATGGGTTATCAACAGTTTCAGTTCCATTTAAACATTTATGTAACATTTCTGAATATATATGATTTATTAATTCTTTTTTGTTTATCATTCTACTATTCCTTTCAAGCATAAGGGAATTATACCATTAATCCCCTTAAATATGACTTAATTACATATAATGTACTATTTTTTCATCTTTTTTATAAGGTGCTGATGTTGGTAAAACTATCTCACAACATAAATTACTTTGTGTAACAGTTCTATTTAGCATACCTTGTTTATTTACATTATCTGTAAAGAAAATGTAAATATTTCCTGTTTCAACTCTATACTTTAAAATTTCATCAAATAACTCTCTAGCATTTATTGATTTTTTTCTAATGTTTGATTTCTGCTCATATTCTAAATAACATTTTTCAAAATCATCACCAAAACTATCTAATAATTTTTGAGTATCTTTTGGATCAAATAATGTATAATTTTCATTATTATACCATCTTTTTACAAACACATCATCTATTTTAATAGCATACTGCAAGTTTCTTGCTCTAGTAGATTCAGTTCCACCATTATCTTTTAACATTATCAAGTTTTGAACATCCATATGCCATGTTGGGTAATAAACACAGCAACTACCTTTTCTGGTAGAACCTTGATTCCATGCAGATATTGTAGAATCTAATAATTTTATAAATGGAATAGGTCCTGATGAAACACCAACACCATCTATAATAGAACCAGTGGCTCTTAAAGCTGAAATATCACAAGCAGTACCACCTTTATTCTTACTATATATTGCAAGGTTATCATTTGTAGCTAATATTGAATGTGAATCATCACCCATCTTAGCCAATACACAAGATGACAACTGACCTTTATTAATACCAGAGTTTAACATTATAGGTGTAGCGTATGTAAATTTGTGAGTTGAAATTAAATCGTATATCCTTTTAATTTTTTCAACTCTGTTATTTTCATTTATACAAATAAACATAGCAACTCTCATATAAGTTATTTGAGGTGTCTCTAATTTTATTGTTTTTGTTCTATTTAAACAGTACTTTGTATAAAACATACTAATAGCTTTATAGTTTTGAAACAAATAATCTCTATTATTATCAATATATTTATCTAATTCTTGTATTTCATTTTCTGAAAAACTATTAACAAAGTCACTAGAATATATCCCTGATGAAAGGCCAAGTCTTAAAACATTGCCAAGAGATATTTCATCTCCCATGTTTTTTCGATATTTAATGATATATAATTTAGCTGCAAACTTTTCATACATTGGATATAACATACTTATTTCATTCACAGTAGTAGATAATATTTCATCATAAAGATCTTGTATTTTAATATTATCTCTTAATTTTATTTTTGATTTTGACAAAATATTCATTGCATATGATTCTTTATTATCACACACTTTTAATAAAAATTTATACATTTTATCTGGACTGTATTTTTCAACAGTCCCATTTCTTTTAATAACATTTATATTAATGTCATTTAATTCTGTTAATGTTTTAACTGGCAACATTTCCAATCTCTCCATTCAATATTTTTTCTAACTCATTTTCTAGTGTTTCACCATTATATATTTCTAGTTTTGTATCTTTTTTCATAACACCTTTTGAATAAGTAATACTATCAACTTCTTGAAGCATTTGATTTTCACTGCTTATATTTTTTATTTCTTGAAACTCTTTGACTAAATCTGTTTTTTGTGCATTCCATATAGGTTGGAAACCACATTTTTTTAGTCTATCATCAACAAAAAACTTTAGAAAACCATCAATATTTTCAATAGTCAATCCTGGAATAGGACCCATAGATAGTAAATATTTAGCCCATTCTAATTCATCTTGGTAAACTTTTTTTGCTATTTTTCTAGCTTTTCGTGACAAACTATCATCAAAAAGGTGTGAAAATCCTTGATGTTGCTCACTTCTAAGAGTTTTAATAATAAAACTAAAAATTACAAGGTGAATATCTTCATCGTTATTTATTAATTTTATAATTTTAGTTAAATTTGGTATTTTGTTACCACCAGCTGAATATTTATTAATCATATAAGTTGTTAAAAAACTTACATAAAATTTAACACCTTCTAAAAACTGAATTCTTAAACAAGCTTCTAATATTTTTAATTTATTTTCATCATTTTCTTCTAAATTACCTTCTAGTAATTCATAAGTGTCTATTTCATCATTAATTCTAGTTTTTATTTCAGGATATTCACAATATTCATCAAAAATATCAGTAGGGTTTGGAAATACGCTTTTTATAATATGTGAATAAGATCTTGAATGAATATATTCAAAATAAGCCTGTGTTTTTAAACAACCTTCTAATCCTGATGATGTTACTAGTGGTATTAATATATTGTCCAAACCTCTATTTTGGCCAGAATCCATTAATGTTTGAAAAGTTAAATTTGCTTTTATTTGTCTTTGATTATGCTCAGGCAATTCTATAAATGACTTTGGTTCATGAATCATACTAATTTCTTCTGGAAACCATAATTGTGCTTGTTGTTTTCTATCTAAACTTTCTAATTGATTGTGTGAATACCAGTCATATCTTTGAAAACCTGAGTATTCTCCAAAGAAAAATTTTTCCTTGGATCTATCTGTCACTAAATTGGTTTTACTCAATAACATATTATAATATCCTTACTCATTAACATCAAAAAACTGTTCAACATATATTAAATTATACATGCTATATAAATCAATACAATTTGAAATGAAGTCATACATAATATATACAACTGAAAGACTCACAACTATATTATATAATTTAGTTGTATATTTATTTGTAACGAGTAATAACATACAACAAATTATTATAAATGACCATATAAGCATATCTGTATATGTCTCAAACAACATTGTAACATATTCTTTTGGATTTTCAAAATGTACTCCAACTCTGTCAAACACTTCAAAAGCAACAGGCAAACTAATAAAATTGATAATAATTGAAAGTACACAATAACATATAATTGTATAGATCCCTAACTGTTTATTCATTTTCTTTCCCCTTATAGTAAATTATTTTATAATTTATTTTTTTGTCATCTAAAATAGAAATCATATTCTTTGAACCTTTTGAAATTCCATCCCAAAAAATGATAGCCATATCTGTTTCTTTGTTTAAACTATCGGCCATCAATTTGTTTCTTATAGGTCCTGCTGATTTTCCATATAGATTCCAGTTTGGTTTATATTTTTCTATCTTAAGAGAGTTATCAATACCATATTGATAACCTAACATATCAGCACCACGGGCCATACCACATACAATTGTTGATGGTTGTATGTTTAATTCAAGTATTTTATTTTTCAATAGATTATAATCATTAAAATCTCTGCTACCAGCTACTAATAATTTCATTTGCTACTCTTTACCATTGTACCAACACAACTACCATCACTTATTTTGCAAATATATCCACCTTCATCTACAAAGAAAAAATCACCACTATATTTCATTCCGTTTTGTCCTTCAATTATAAACTGTCTATCTATAGTTATAATTTTCTGTAAAGTTTTAAAATTTATAAACTTACATATTAATTCTTTAATTTTCATAAGCATCCTTTTTTATTTATATTATATAATATTTTAACTTAGATTATCCTTAACCCAAACACCTTGCCCACAATCCCATACTCTATTATACCCATTTACTTTCATATTCTCTGATTCAGTTAAGTTTGGATCAAATCTTTCTAACTTATCTTTAAGTTTGTGTTTCATAAATTGTTGTCTATTATAAACTACACCATTCTTAAAATAAAAATAACCTGGTTTAGAGTAATGACTAAATTCGAATCCTAATTGTTTATAAATTGATCCATCAGAGTAAAGTCTATCTGAGTAACTTATTAATGACCCAGGGTTATTTTTATGAAAATGTTTTAATAACCTAGAGGCACCACCTATAACATTCAATCCCATTTTTGTGCATAATCTAATCAATTCCCAGTCATATTTATCTGTAAATCTAGGCTTACCAAAACTCATCAAACAAACTAGTTCATTATTAAAGTATAGCCCATAGCAGATAGAACTACCAGTAGATCCTTGGAGATGATTATTGTCTAAAAACTCTTTTTCTTCTGTTTTAGGTACTTCTTTCAAAATGCATTTTCTAGCCATTACCTTGTCTGATTTTCCTAGTTTATTATTAATAATACTAGTCCAAATATTTTTCTTGCTGTACCATGAATGTTCAAAAATATGGAGTAATTGTATTCCTTTTTCCAAACATTTATTTGTTTTATCCAAATGATAATTTTTATCTTTACCCATTTGCTCAGAATGCCAGTAGTCTCCATTACATTCTATAGCTAATTTATGGTTTGGGACATAAAAATCTAATTCTTTATCACCCAAAACTGAATAATCATTACTTATATAATTACCTAATAATTCAGACATTTCTTTTTCAAATGAACTAGTAGAAGGGTTACATATAGGACATGTTGTTTTACCTTGTTTAAAGTTACCATAAGTTCTATTAAAAACATGTCCTTGTATGCATCTTACTTTTAATTCATCAGCTAAATTATTAGAAATTATTTCATATCCTAGATTGTTTATATAATTTATTTTACTAGTATCTTTACATTTTGGACAAGTTGTAAAGCCATCTTTGAACTTCCCAAATGCTCTTTTAAAAACATGTCCATTTGAGCATCTTACTTCTAATCCCTTAGATAGATTTTCTGAAACAACCTCATATCCCAAATTATTTAAATAATCTAATTTATTTCGAATATCACATTTAGGACAATTAATTTTGCCATTTTTAAAATCACCAAATGCTCTTTTAAAAATATGACCTTTTGGGCATTCTACATGTAAATTATCTGCTAAGTTCTCTGAAACCGCTTTATAACCTAAATTATTTAAATAGTTTAATTTTCCTAGTCTATCACATTCAGGACAATTTACAGAACCTCTTTTAAAATCATCAAACATTCTTCCAAAAATATGACCATGTTTACATTCAACTTTTAAACTTTTGGATAAGTTTTCAGAAATAGCTTTATATCCTAAATTGTTTAAAAATATTATTTTTTCGTGGTTAGTCATGTGTGTTCCCCATATTAATGTTTAGGGGATATACCCTAAACATTATTTTCGGTAGTTTCGTTATTAGGTGTAATATTCAGTAAAGAATATTTATATTCTAAAGCATCTACAAAATCTTTATTAGAGAGTAGCTCACTAAAGAACTCATCAAGCTGCTCTTGTGATGCACTTTTTAAATACAACTTTTTCTCTGTAAATGGATTAAAATGACTATCACCTTGTTTTTGTAGGAATCCAAGTTCTAGCCCTAGATCAGCCAAACCTGACCATTTATTTATACCGTTATCAAAAGTAACTAAAATAGGTATTTTTGATTTTTCTTTAATGAATCTTGATTTTTCAACATTTATTGTAAATTGCCAACCTTGTAAATTCTTTTTACTATCTTTTTCTTGTGCTTTTCCAATAATAAAAATAGTATCAGCACTATAAATCACTCCAGTACCACCGGATACCACTTGACCACCCCACAAAGATCCAATATCATCATAAGTATGATTTACAACAACCATAGGGATCTGTTTCATAGATAAATAAGGTGTTACAATTCTAAACAAACTCTTGATATGTTTACTTCTTTGCATATCTACAACTGATTTTTCATTTATAGCATTTTCTATTTCTGCCTTACTTGCTAAGTTTCCTAAGCTATCGAGAATTATTATAACTCTATCACCATCTTCGATATTTTCTAATTGATTTGCAATATCAAATTTTAATTCCTCAACATTCATAACTGGTGTATGGATAACTCTTGTTGTATCAATACCAAAGTTTTCCATATAGTTTGGAGTGATACCAAATTCAGAATCATAAAAAATACATACAGCATCAGGATATTTTTGCAAATATGAAGCCATCATTACAAGTGCATAATTACTTTTAAAATGTTTGCTAGGACCTGCAATTACTGTTAGTCCTGGTGTTAGCCCACCATTAATTTTACCACTTAATGCAAGATTTAACATTGGTACTGGTGTTTCAACAAATTCAGTTTTACCAAAATATTTACTATTTTCAAGTTTATTAGTTCTATCTTTTAGAGTGCTATTTTTTAATAATTTATTAATTAATGACATTTTAATCCTTTCTAAATTTATTAATATCTATAACAACATGATGCTGGCTTACATTTTCTTCATTTATCGCCTCCATAATAAAATTATATACTTCTTTTGATGTTTTATATTTAAGTGTAAACTTGTACTCTTGTAGCCCACATTTAATAAATACAATACTAGATAAATTGTCTTTAATTACACTAAATGAGTCTATTTTGCTGACAAAATATATATTATCATCATCAATAATAACCATTTTATTCCTTTCGTATAATAAGTTTAAGAATATTATATTACAAATATTCTTAAATATTACTTAACTTGTGAATTAAACTTCTCTATTGAGTTATAAAGATTATTATAGTTAAATTCAAGATGTTTATATTGATTGTGTATAAGTATAAAATCATTTGGAGATATTAACAGATATTCTTTACCATTAATTTCCTGTTTCATGATTTTAACACCTATTTTATGAGGAATATATTTTTCATCAAGAGGATATTTTAAATACTCTTTTTCAGTAATTGTTATTGTTTTGGTTGCTGTTGAACAGCCAACAAACATAAATGCACTAAAAATTAACAATAATATACTGTGTTTCATTCTCATCCTTTCCCATAAATTTTAATTTTTGTATTTTAGTCTCAATATTTTTTATATTATTAAGAACTTCCTTATATTTTACTTCTTTTTCTCTAAAAACCTCAATAGTAAGATTATTATAGTTTTTAAGCGCTTCTAATTCCTTTTTAGAATTTTTTATATTTTGTGTTAATTGTTTTTCATTTTCAATCAATATAGCATTTGATTTTTCTAATGAAATATATCTATAAGCAGTAAAAGCTAACAAAGATCCTAACAAAATATAAATTATGTTTGACTTTATAAATGAAAATAAAAAATTAAACATTGAAAAATCCTATTTGTTTAATATAATTGCTATCTAAAAAATCTGTGCCTGTATATCTAATACTATAATCTTTATATTTAAAATATTCTTCTATTAGGTACATTTTAACCCTTTTCAATTATTTATATTTCATATCATATTTTATAAGAGCAGCTACTAAAGCACTTAGACATAATTCTCTATCTCTACTTGTCCTATCATGATCGCTATAATGTTCTATAAGCATTACAGCCTGTGGTATGCTTTCTAACTCAAAAAGTTTATCAACATTTTTAAACAAATACTGGTAAAAACCACTATAACTTACTGTTTGTGCTATAATTTTTCTAGCTTCAGTATAATCTTTCTTCTTTAAAGCTTCGACTAAATTGGAATAATTATTAATATTTTCAAATACTTTTTCATCTATCACTAATTTATTATTAACAGTATTATGCTGCATAACTATTAACATCTCTCTAATGCATGGATAAAAACATTGAATAAGTTTCTGTAAATCTTTTTTATCATATTCTACTTTTTCATTTTGTAATATAAATTCCAATCTATCAAGTATTTTAACACCTAGTTCAGTTTTATTATCATTAAACTCTTTATCAAAGTCTATACATGTAACACGAGTCAAAATAGGTTCTATTAGTCTATCAGTATAATTTGCTGTTAATATAAATCTACAATTTTGGGTATATTCATCTATTATATCACGGATTGAGCGTTGTAATTCATTTGTCATCCCATCACATTCTGATAAAGATATAATTTTTAATGAACCATCTATTGAAACACTGCTTGCAAATGATGTAATTTTATTTCTAGCAAGATCCACTCCACTCTCTTTTGATGAGTTAATGAATAAATGAGTTGCACCTAATTCATCACATATTGCTTTGTTTAATGAAGTTTTTCCAGTTCCAGGTGTATTACTAAAAAAACCAAGGTTTGGTATTTCACCAGAATTAATCCATTCTTTTATTTTTGAATGAAGTTGGTCTGGTAGAATCATATCATCTACTCTAGACGGTCTATATTTTTCAGCCCATATATATTCTTTTTCGTTTATATTTTTCAAATCAATCCCTTTCTTTTTTCTGTATTATATATTAATTATACTTAAAATTACCTTAATCTATAATACTTCGCCTTCAATTTGTTTAAATACAGTTTTTATGTAATCTTTTGATTCATCTGTAAACTTTAAAAACTTAAAAACATTCAAAATACTTTCACATATAATAGTATTGTTTATACCATTAAAATCTTTAATATTATATAACATTAGATACCAATATACAGTAACGAAAGATATTTGTTTTTTATTATATTCACGCATTACTTCTTTAAACATTGGTTTTTTGTATTTCTCTTCTAATGATGTTATGTCTTTTTTTATTATATTTTTATAGAATTTTATTGTGTTTTTAAACTTCTCATATTCTGTTTTATTGTAATTTCTTAAATAATCACATAAACCATAAATACTAGATGGACTGTATTTAAACATTATATATACACACAATAAAATGAAGTCACCTCTATCAGAAAAGTTTAACGGATAAAAACCTATTTTTTTATCCATTATATCTTTGCTATGAGATACACATAATAATTTTTCTTTTAAGTTTTTTTGAAATGTAAGAAACACTCCATTAGAAATATTATAAATATCATAATAGTGCAATTTCATGCAGTATTCCTTACTCCCATATATCTATGTCGCTTTGGTTTAGATCATATCTTGTAAATTTGAATTTTTTTAAGTCTTTCTCAACAATATCCCTGAATACTGTATAGTCAGACAATTCTGATGCTATTAATTCAGGATCCATATCAATATGATTTCCAAATTCAATTATAACATCTAAAATACAATCATCCATCATATCTTTTTGTTTTCTAAACTCAAAGAGCTTATTAAAAAGCTCTGTTTTACTTTCCACTACTTCCCCATCCACCGTTATTACCTCTAACTAAATTTTTTGTAATGTTATCAAAATCATCTTTTGATATATTTTCTATTTTACTTTCATTACATTTTAATAACTCAAATTGACAATACTTATCACCTTTTTTTATAGTGTATGGTTCCTTACCAAAATTATACACTTTTACTTTTAAATTTCCACTCCAAGAAGCATCTAATATACCAGGATAAACAAATAAATCTTTTATAAATCCTAGACTACTTCTAGTGTTAAATCTTATATAATATCCATCTGGGATTATTAATCTAACACCATTTTCAACGTACTCAAACCCACCAGGTTGAATTGTTTTATCTTCTATTGAAAAAATATCGTAACAAGCAGAGCCCATTACTGATATTTCTGGTAATTTTGCATTACTGTCTTCTAGCCATATTTTTAATACACACATATTTTTATCCTATTGACTAAAAGTAGTGATTCATCATTAAAATCATATATTTCTATAAATTTATCAATTAAGTCAAGTAGTACATCAATACATATTTTAAAAGATACTTCAAGTAATGATTTTGGGTTTTTATTTATTATATTTTCTAAATTATCCTTCATAAGTACTGACAAAACAGTCCCATAGCATGGTAGTTCTGTACCATCATCTAATTTAACAGATATACAGTTCAATTTGATTTTTTTATTTTCCATACTTTTACTTTCTCTAACATTTTCTTTTAATAATTCATAAGTATGAGAAAAATTTTCACTAATCAACAATATTGGGTTTAATTTCACCAACTCTTCAACCATATTTAAAATTTCTATATTTTTCATTTTTACCTCTTTCAATTTAATAATGCATGAATGCCTGTTACAGCAGCTGGAATAATACCTCTTGTAATAGCTGAATCACCTATAAAAAAGATATTTTTGCCAAAATCCTGTACTGTAAAATTATTATTATAATTAACTCTAGGACCTATTATTTTTATTTCTGGAAAATATCCTTTCCATTCCTTTATATGTAGTATATCACAAAGTTCCTTAATAAATTCTGAAAGTGAGTCACCTAAGTTATCAAAATAATTTAAAAACTCTAAAGATGAGTTCTGATTTAATTCATAAATTTTACCATTAGTAATGGTTTCTATTTGTGATAAATAATCTTCTACATTTACATTTTTAAAAGAACCTAAAATAGCCCAGTTAGATTTTCCCGTCCATTTGTCTTTTACATGTAATCCATAAGCGTGTCCATTTGCTTGTTCTCTAATAGGAATAGAATACCCTTTTACTTTTTCTGTTACAACTTCTGCTGTTCCATGATTAACACAAAATGTTCTTAACTCTTTAAGATGATTTTTGTTAATATTCTTAGAGAACTTAAAATCGTATTGGATATTATTTGCTAACTCTTGAATTGTATTATTATATTCACACTCAAACCTAAATCCTATATGAATTTGATCAGCAACGGATTTAATGTTGTTTAATTCAAAGGTTTCTTTAATATCTTTCATGCCACTTCTACCAAGACCTATAAAAAGTTTATCATAAGTTATATATGATTCAACACCATTTGTATCTCTTACTGTTATGCATTTATCTAGTTTTGAAGGGATATATGTAGAGTTACAATAAATTGTAACACCTTTATCTTCAAGCCATTTTATCATGTTTTTACACATTTCAAGCCCCAAAGTTGAACCTACATGATAACACTCAGATTGTTTTAAAGCTATATCACCATAACCACTTACAAACTTTGATCCTGTTTCAACTGGTTGTGTTATGTGTATAGAAGCATTTTCTGGTAAAAACATTTTAAACAGTTTATTTTTTAAAAAATCATAGTATTCTAAAACTTGTTGCTTATTAATGTACTCAAATATAGGTTGATCATCATGTAGTGAAAATATATTTTTATTATCACTAAATGCACCACCACCTAGAAGACCATTTACAATATCTATTGTAGGTATCCTATCATTAATATGTTTCCCTTTTTCAATAACAATTACTTCATCATGTTTCATATTAATAATATTATTCATAATACCATAACAAATAGTGTATATATTTGCTACACCACCACCTATAAATACATATTTCATATAACCTTCCTTAATTTTAGTTATTATATAATAATTTATGTTAAGAAAAACCTTTAACTAAAGGTTTTCTTAGTCAAATCATAATTACCATGCAACAAATAATCAAAATAGAAAAATATTTTCTTTAACTCTGATTTATTATCATCTTTACTGCCAAGTCTTGAAACATATTTTACTATGTTACCTTCACAAAAATTCAAATTGTTTTTATATATAAAATCAATGGGTTCTATTGCTAGTTTGGTATAATGCTCAGGTATTACCTCTTCTTTATCGCTATGTTTACATGATGATGCTTTATAATACTCTTGTTTAATAGCTTTAAATACATCCATATACTCGGGATCTTGTATAGCAACAACATTTTTATTGTTTATGTAGCTAAGTTGTGTTATTAAGTATCTCTGAAACTCATTAAAATTATTACTATTACAATACTGTTTAAAACTATAACTCATTTTTTATCCTAATATTAATTTACTATTATTTGATTGCTTATTAATAGCATCTTTTATAATAGTTTCCAATTCTGCTAGATTTTCTACTATTTTCTGAGTATCAATATCAGATAACACCAACTCTCCAACATAAGACTGTAATATTTTATTAATATCATTAATTTTATTTTTTATAGTCATTACTAACTCCTTTTATTATATTTGATATTATACAACATTTGACCTTAAGAATGTCTTAGTTGTATATTATTTTAATATTTTTTATATATATGCTATAACTATACTGGGCTAAATCTAACCCACTTTTATTTAAGTATTTGTCATACCCCCTTCCCTTGTAATAATGTAATATTTCTAAATCATCATTAGTTTTATATTTTTGCTTAATATAATTTATTATAATAGCAGTAGCTTCTATTTGATTTTTTAACGAGTTTATATGTTTTATATTATGTTTGGCTAATACCATCTTCCACATTTTGTAATTTATTCCACTTATTCCCTTAACATTATTATGTTTATGTTTTACTTTATGTTTGAAGTATGATTCTGATTGTATTAACGACATTATAAAAACTGGATTTATATTATATTTTAAAGATGCTTCAAATATGTAGTTTGTTATTTCAGTAGCGTTTTTATTATTATATTTTGAAATGTGGTTTATCATATTTTGTTTTAAATATGATAACCTTTCTTGAATAATGTCTTCAAAATTATATTTAGCATGAAAAATAACTGATTGCGATGTTGTTGTAAATACAATACATAAAAACATAACAATATATGTTAGCTTTTTCATTACAGCTTTTTTCAACATTTTAATAATATTGTTTTAGTAGTTTTTCACACCCCTTGAACTTTAGCTTTCTTTGTTTTGGATTCCTACAATAAATAGTGATTTTCAATCTTTTTTCCAATGCTTTTTTGTATTTTTTTATAGCTCTTTCTGGTATCTCATCTAATGATATACTATCCCACATATTATCACACATTTTTGCTTCTACTGAAATATATAAACTTGTAATGTATCTTCTAAAGTCACCAATTTTTAAACACAAACTATTTGCTAATGCATAAAATAATGGTCCTTTTCTTGGAGTCCATTTTGCAGCTAACTGGTTTTTTAATTTTAACTCATTTGAATAAAATGATAATATTTTTTCTTTATTAGAATCACTTGCAACTTTATACATTTCATTTAAATCTTTAAAACAGCCATATTTTACAACAGATGCTAAAAACATGTCATTAATATTGTTTGTTTTTTCAGCGATATATTTTAGAAGTAAAATTGAATTTTTTATATTTCCTCCATTTACATCTCTGGCCCATAATAAAATCTGCATTGCTTGTTTTTTATCTTCCTGTTTGGCATATTTAAACAATTTTATAAGATAGTTAATATCTTTTGAGTAAAATAATGCTTTTGCAAAATTTTTACAATTAAATTTCATATCATTCCTTTTATATTTAGAGAACACCAGGTTAAGAGTATCTGAAGATTGAAAGGAGGGACCTTATTTTAGGTCTGCGTATTAACCTTATGTGTTCTATTTTATTACTCAGGCTATGGTCTCTTTAGAAGTAAAGAGAAAATTAACATAATAAGCTTCCCATAACCTTGATATACTCATTTTATTAATGAATATATCAAGATTATGATGCAATCATAATCTTTCAAATAATTTATTTATATCATCCAACCAAATATCTTTAACGTGTTTTTGTGACAACTCATTAAAACTTTGTTGCAAACCATTCAACTGTTCATTTAAATTGTTTATACTTTCTTCACTTAATGAATATAAAGGCATATTTATAAGTGTATCAATATTATGAATTATACCTATATTATTTATTTGTTTGATAATATCTTCTTTTTTCTTTCTTTCAAATATAACCTTTTTATCCAAAACTGCTTGGATGAATTTTATTTTATTATTAATCAGTTCAATTTGGTCTGAATATTTAGATAATTTATGTTGTTTTCTCTTTTGTATATACTCTAATTTAACATCTATATATTCTTTTAAAATCTCAATCTCATCTTTATAGGTTTTAATAAAATTGTTTCTATCAGCACAAGTAAAATTTTCGGTATCAGTTGTTTCTATTCCTAATAATTTATGAATATTTTGATTATTCCAAAAATCTCCACTTACATTTATTACATATTCAAAATTGTCACCTAGTGAGTAGTCTTTATAATCTTTTATTATTTTTTTCTCTTTTAGTGAGTTAAAATGTATTAACATACTCTCATTAGTAGCATAAGGTGTTGTTTCTGTTATTTTTAAATTATAAGTATCTATTTTTTCATAAACACCTTTAAATTTCCATTGTTTTTTACCATGTTCTGTATTAAGTAATTCAACAGTACCCTTATAACCTTTAAAATATGGGACTAGTGGTTTCGGTTGTTTATTATCTAAAATATCTTTAATAGCTTGTTTAACATCTTCAGCACTTCTTTGCATTATATTTTGTGCAAAACCCACACCCATACCGTTATTGTTAATTAATAATATTAATGGTAAAGTAGGTAATAGGAACCTTGGTTCTATTTTTTGTCCCTCAAAATACTGATGATCTAAAATCTCTTCATCGTCTTTATTAAATAAAAGATCATAATAATCTGATTTTTTTATAGAAGAATATCTTGGTTGAGCTGATGTTGGTGAAGTCCTACATCCTATAGCTGATAATGGTTTAAATAATGGTAATGTAACAGGACCACAATCAAAATCTCTTGCAAAATTTGTAATTATATCAGGTAAAATATCTTCATTATGCAAATATTGTGATTTAGATGCTATTTCTGACTTTAATGTTGAAACTTTTTTATAATTAGTCAAGTCTTTACTAAAATAAACTATTTTACGACCTGAATTTTTAAATCCATCAATTAAACTTGCTATACTTCTAATGTTATCATATGAAGCATATTGACATAAATTATCATTAAATAATGTATTAATATTCATTTCTATCCTTTCATTTTATATATTATATAACATTTTAACTTAAAATTTCCTTAACCCAAACACCTTGACCGCAGTCCCATACTCTATGATATCCATTTTCCACCATGTTTTCATATTCTGTCTTATTTGGATCAAATATTTCTAGTTTATCTTTAAGCTTATGTTTCATAAATTGCTGTCTGCTATAACGAGTATTATTCTTAAAATAGAAATAACCTGGTTTAGAATAGTGACTAAATGTAAATCCTAACTTTAAATATATACTTCCATCAGAATAAAGTCTATCAGAGTAACTTATTAATGAGCCTGGGTTATGTTTATAAAAACAACTAAGTAATTTACTAGCACCACCTACAACATTTGTGTTCTTCTTAGTACACAATCTAATTAACTCCCAGTCATATTTATCTGTGAACCTTGGTTTACCAAAACTCATAAGACAAACTAGCTTATCTTGATAATAGAGTCCATAACAGATAGAACTACCAGTGAAGCCTTGGAGGTGGTTGCTTTCTAAGAACTCTTTTTCTTCTATTTTGGGTACCTCTCTTAAAACACATTTCCTAGCCATTATTTTATTTGATTTACCTAGTTTATTGTTTATAATTGACTTCCATATTTCTTTTTTCTCTATCCAAGATGACTCAAAAATGTGAATAAGCTGAATATTTTTCTCAGCACATTTTTCTGTTTTAGTTAGATGATATTTCTTATCTTTATTCATTGATTCACTATGCCAAAAATCACCATTACATTCTATTGCTAAGTTATATTCTGGCAAATAAATATCTAATTCTTTTCCATTCAATATCTCCCAATTATTAGTTCCACCTGTTAATTCCCTAACTTCTTGCTCGAATGTACTATAATTTGGATAACAAAACGGGCACAAATGGTGACCTTTTGAAAAATTACCAAATGTCCTTTTAAATACATGACCTTGCTGGCATTTTACTTCTAAATTATCCGCTAAGTTATCAGACATAATTGTAAACCCTAGACTATTTAAATAAGTATTTTTATTTTCTGCTTCACATATAGGACAGAATTGCTGTCCATTTTTAAAGCTGTTAAATGTTCTTTTAAATATATGTCCTTTTTGGCATTTTATTTCTAAATCATTAGTTAGATTACTAGATAATATTTCAAAACCCAAATTGTTAATAAAACTATGTTTATTATTTGTTTCACATATAGGGCAATTAATATGGCCATTTTTAAAACTCTTATATGGACGCTTAAAAATATGACCTTTTTCACATTTTACTTCTAAGTTAGTGCCTAAATTATTGGACACAATCTCGAAGCCTAATTCTTTTAAGAAATTATATTTTTCTTTTTTCTCACATTCAGGACAACTTAAAATACCATTTTTAAAACTACCAAATGTTCTTTTGAAAATATGCCCTTTTTGGCATTTTACTTCTAGCTTTTTTCCTAAGTTTTCAGATATGGGTTCAAAACCTAAACTATTTAAAAAAGTTATTTTATGTTCTATTTCACATATAGGGCATGCTGTATATCCTTTTTGAAAATCATAAAATTCTCGCTTAAATACATGCTCTTTAGAACATTTTACTATTAAATTAGTAGTTAAATTTTCAGATATTACTTGAAAGCCTAGAGTATTTAAATACTCTATTTTTTCTTGATTTGTCATACAAAGACCTATAAGTTTTCAATATTAAATGATTTTGTACTTAATATTTGCTTTCTAAAATCAATACCATTATCTGACATCCACTGCTCTAGAACTTTTTCATCATTATCTTTCCACTCAATTTTTTCTAAACAGTTATCTATACCATCTTTTGCAAATACTATTCTATAATTAGCTGCAGACCAACTTCCTAACCCTTTCATGTATATAACTTCAGCATTTTTAGGTAAATTATCTTGGTCTTTTTGATATTCACCTAATGTATAGTACCATTTAATTAACTTATCATTTTGCAATACTGAAATAATAGGTGTTTTTAATCTATATACTCTACCTTCTGTTAGTAAGTTTGGCTGTAACTTATAAACTAGTGCTGTAATTAAACATGCAATATGGTTTCCATCCAAATCAGCATCGGTAGCTATTACCATGTTTTCATATTTTGTTTCAGGTAACCCTAAGCCCATAGCTTCTACAATATCCATAACTCTTTGATTTTTTAATAATTGTGCTGTAGAACATTTTAAAGCATTTTGTAATTTACCTGTTAAAGGTAAGAAACTACTACAATCTCTACCTACTGCTTGTATTAAAGAAGAAAGTGCGCTATCTCCTTCCGCTATATACATAAATTTAGGATCTTTAGTATGTTTAGTAAATTTAGGATTAAATCTTTCTTTAGCTTCTTTTCTTTCAAAGGTATTTTGTTTTCTATTTTCTAATTCTTGTTGAACTTTATATAACTCAATTATTGGGTCTTTAATGTGTGTATTTTTGAATAATAGTTCAGCAAAGTCAGTATATTTTAGTGTAGGTATTCCTAATTCGGTTATAGTATTCTTAATTTCTTCTTTTGTTTGGCCTCCACCAAATCTTAAATTCTTTTTATTTTTAAGAATTAGAATGACACCTATCCTGCTTTTTACAGCTGTGTTTGTAATTTTGGAGTATCCCTTTCTTAAACGATTACCAAAAGCATTTACAATATTGTTTGAAATATAATCTAATGCTACCCCACCTTTATTTAAATCAAGTGAGTTTACAATATGAACAAACTTATACTCATCAGTAGGAAATATAGCAAGTTCTAAGTTTTCATCACTTTGCAATATTGAGAAACTATCAGAGTAATATTTTATAAATTCTTTAAACTCTTTTACTTTAATTAGTTTTCCCTGAAATGTAAATTCTATACCAGGATTTGAATAAGCTATGTTTATAAGTAACGCATGTATATGATTTATTAAGTCATCATTGATTTCTTTTAATTCTAGCCTTTCAAAATCTGGTTTAAACTTAATTGTAACACCATGTGTTGATGAAGCAGGCGCTTTGTCTTCTTTATGCTCTATTATAGACATATTGTTTAAACATTTTACAATACCTCTATCCCCTTCAAGAGTAATTGTTGTTAATTGATACTCAGAACTAAATAATGGTATTAATTTAGAACCTATACCATGCGCACCTATTGTGATTCTGTCTTTTTTTTCTTTTTCTAAAAAGGTATAGTTACTTGATGTTCTAAACTTGGTAGTTGCCATAACATAAGTATCTATTGGTAATCCTCTACCATTGTCTGATATTGTTATTATACCATTGTCTTTATCAATCTTTAATGATATTTTATTAGCGTATTTTCCATCAGTTCTAGTAAATTCATCGATTGAATTTTGAATAGCTTCATCTATTTGTTTTGTTAATGTTTGATTATACACTATTTCTTTGTTAACAATTTTGTTATTTTCTAAGACTTTAACTGTATTATTAAATGATGTTAATGAACCTGTTATAAGGTGAGGCAGGTTTAAATAATACAATATTTCATTATCCATATATACAATTTTATTATCTGTCATTATTTTCCTTTCAACTTTATTAATTGTATTATATCAAACATTAACTTAAAATTATCTTAATTTATATTAATAGTATCTAAATTAATCCTATCTTTTTATTGTTTATATTTTTCATATGTGATATGTCATTTTCTTTTAGATAATTTTTAAAATTATTTTTGCAAGCAATGTTATATTTTTCTCCTTCTATAATATTACTTAAATTACACTGAAGAATATTATCATCTACTAATTTGTTGAATGATTTTTTAGGTAAACCATTATTTTCCCATATTTTTAAGGCTTCTTTTTTAGTCAATGTTCTTAGGTTTAATATATCAAATGTCCTACCTGCTCTTAATAATGCAGGATCAATTTCATTAATATTTCTATTTGTTGTAATTATAAATTTTGTTTTGCATGTAATATCATTATTTATACCTTCAGTAAATGATAAAAAGTGTGACATAAATTGATTTCGTTGTGCATCTATACCATTTTGAATGTCAGATCTAGGCAATAGATAATCTAAATCATCAAATAATATTAAATTGTATCTATTTGCTAATAACTCATTCCAGAACGCATCACCAGCTAATAAACTCTCATTCTTTACAACTGCAACATTTATGCAATTACGGTCATCATCTGACTTATCAAATACTTTCTCTTCTAATCCAAGATGTTTATATTTCTTATAATCCAAGTTTAACAAAAATTTTAAATAACATTCTGCAAGTTTTGTTTTCCCTGTTCCAGGTTGGCCATATAATATTAAAATATTGCTATTTGCAAATAGAAACTGTATAAACATTTCATTCAAATCTAGAAAAGGGTAATAATCATAATCAATATTTTTATAATTATCTTTAGTTTTAGATGAATCTACATATACTAATTCCCCCTTTTCTTCATAGAAACTCTTTATTTTGATCAATAACTCATCAGTACCAGTAATATATTTCTTTAAAATATTGTTATAAACTCCTTTTAAAAAGTCTATACTGTTTGAATACATATCTAACTGAACAAGTTTGCCTATTTTATAAGTTATTTCAATATATATGTTAGATAACCTAAAAACAAATATATTTTTATCACCTTCAATACCATCCCATTCATAATAAGAAGTTTTTAAAACTGTTTTTATTTCATCTAGTAATTCATCTAATTTATCAACTGGGATTTTTATATTTTCTAACTGTTCATTATAATTATCACATATAAACTTATTTTTTAAAGCAAATCCAGGTTTTGGTATTCCAAATGAACTATCTGAAATTACATGTTTAATACTCATACAATTCTCCTTTTTTAGAGAATTGTATCACTTAATTTCTTAAAAATATCTTAATTATTATAATGTTTTAAACTTTCAACTAATACTTCATGAAACACATTTAAATCTTCATATGTAATTAATATATTGATTTCTTTTATAAAGTCTTCCAAACTTGTAATTGGTTCAACATCAAATTCAAAATCATGACTATGTTCAATATTATACTCTTGAATTATTTGCAATGTTTCATTAATAGCTTCTATTTCATGTCCTTTTGCAAATTGTGATAAGCCATTTATAGTTATATCTTTTATTAACTGTTTATCCATTGTATATCCTTCTTTCTAATAAATATTTTAAAATATTTATTAGAAAGGTTTATAATGACTTTTGTTGAAAAAAATATAATTAAAGAACTCAAGAAAACCATATCAGCAAAAAAACCATTAGTTTTATGTTTTATGCCAAAATTATTGCAAAAAGAAATACAAAAACTTTTAAAAAGTAATAAATTAATAACTGTTATAAAAATTATATTATATGCTTTTGATAAAACACCTGTTGAAGTAAAAAGAGGGGTTTTAGGATATGTTGAAAATGAAAAAAATATTCCATTTCAATATAAATATGATAATATAACAAAAACACTAACATTTTCATTAAATAAAAAATCATATTATTTTAATTTATGCACTGCTAATGAATATATTAAAGTCTTAGCAAATGAAACTAATTGGATGATTTTAAAGAAGAATTTAAACAATGCATTAAAAAATATAAAGTAGGATATATCCTACTTTTATTAATATTCTACTGTAACAACATCATTTTTATACACTGACATTCCATTTATAAATGTTATTTTTGTTAAAGTACCATCATGTGTATAATTTGTTATTGGAATAAGGTTTCCATTAACATACACTTTTGAAGGTTTTAATGAAAGAGAATTATCGGAAACTTCTGTAACTGGAGTATTATAATCACTTGAACTAACAGTTATATTAACAGAAGATGATATAGAACCTCCACTTATTTTTTTCCATTTTGATGGACTTGTATCTGGTTGATTCCCTCTATTTCCATCTGATAAAGAAACATATATATAATTGTTATATTTTACTATTTGATTTTGTGTATATGTTGTGCCTGTATCCCAATTTGATGGATCAGTAATACCAATAATTGAATTCACTTGAGACATAACAGTATCAAGTTCCCTTTTTAATTGTAAACTAGGTTTCCCTAGAACATCTTGATCTGCAATTTCACCATTTTTAGGGCATAACTTTTCAAATTCTGTATAGTTTGTAATAGCCATTTATAAAATCTCCATTTTATTTTTATTTATATTTAATAGCTTATTTGTGGTGGAAAAGGGTCAAATAAAAATGTTACATCAAATGTTGCCAAACCATTACTATTTTGATCAAGTGATAATCCACCATGACTTCTTATCATAGCACATTGTGTATCTATAATAACATGTCCACCATTTTTAAATTCATTGTTTTGTACAGATTGATTTATGTAATTCCTAGATTCTCTTAATGTTCTTTTCCTTATCTTAATGATCCACATCTGATCATCTGGATATTGATCTTTTAAATGACCAGTAAGTTTTTTAAAAGCTGAATATAAAAAACCACCATCACTATCTCTAAAAGTTATAGTTAATTGTTGTAATTCGTGTCGTCCTTGGGTATAAACCCAACTAGAACCTATCCATTCATTTATTTCAGCAAATGAAATAGGATCTATTGAAACTCTTTGTATCAATATATCCATATTTGGTAAGTCAAGAATATTGATTCTACCAGCACCAGGAACTTCATTTTTTAAAGCAAAAGTATCAATGCTATATAAACTTTCTAAATCAAAATTAATACCATATGTTTTTTGTATTTTTTGTGCTAATTCAGTTATAGCTGATTGTGTTTTATCACCACCAAAAAAATCTGATATTGCACCAACAGCTGTATTTAATATACCCATAAAACCCTCTCTATAAATATTACCAATATTTATAGAGAGGAAATCATGGAACTGGAAATTTGGAAAGGAAAACATTCTATTTTATTAAATAAATTATATAATGATAATAATTATATTTATGACAGCGATATTATTGATGTTTTAGTATATAAATGCCTAAACCAACCTAAATATATTACAAATGATGAGGCTAGATTCCTATTTTTTAAAAAATATTTCGCTGAAGTATGTAGTGAAATAGATTCTAGTTTTAAATGCCCATACTGTAATGAAATGAATGATATAAAATTTACTAATGATGATATCTCTATAACCGAATACTCGTTAAAACCTATTGAAATAAATGTAGATAATGTTATTGTTACAATTTATTTTAAAAAAGAATTATCACAAGATGACTCTTTAAGTCTTATTACAGAAACAAAAAATATGATAGACCACGAGAAAAGGTTGTTAGAATTATATTATATGATTGACTATATTTCTATAAATGGTGAAGAGTTAAGAGGTAATCATATTATATTTGAAAAATATATTAATGAACTCCCATTATCATGTTTTAATAAAATATTTGATTATTTTATTAACTCTATACCAAAACATAGCATTATTAAAAATTGCTCTTGTAAAAATTGTAATAGTGAAATAAATGTTGAATTAAAAGAATTACCTGAATCTGTTAGAAGGAATTTATTTTGACAAAAGATATTATCATTAATAATAGGCATTACTGTTTAAATGTATGGAAGATAAAAGATGAAATAGGTATATTACATCAATTTATTGATTGGATTGAACTACCATTAGAAGATCAAGTAAATAAGATAGCTGATATATTGATACCACAAACAAAAGATTTGGATTATATTTCAAGATTATATATTATGATAATATTATCGTCTTATGCTAATGGTGATTATAGTGATATACTACTAACTTGTCCACATTGTGGTAATCCTATTGATACAAGAATAAACATAAGAGAGAATTTAGAATTTATACCTCCAAAAACTGTTGAAGTTGAAATTAACAATAAAAAATATACTATTTCAAAACAAAATATTGAGCTGTGTAATGAGTTACCATTAAAAGATTATAACTCTATTTTAAATCAATTAAATGATGATGGTGATTTAAAATTATGTGCTAAAGTAAAATGTATTATGTGTAATAATGATGTTTTAGCTATAAGAGAATTAAAAGATTTATTTGAAAACTATGTTATAATGCTTGATTTGGAATGGTATTATTCTACACTTAAATATTTCATATCACAATTAGGTTTTAGTAAAACAGATTTTGATAACCTATATCCTTTTGAAATTGAATTATTGACAAACGAGAATAAAGATGAGTGATGTTATTAAAATAGATGGCCAAATGGTTTCATTAGATGTAGATTCTTTAAAAGATGCTTCTATTGAAACTATTATTAAAATATTAAATTATACTGAAGATACATTTAAACCTTTGCTAGATTATATGTCTAACAATGGAATCCCTTATTATATGATTTTATATGGAAGATTTAATAATGAGTCTTTATATAAACAAATGGGAATAAACATCCTAAAAACATTAGGTGCTGTTGCAATGTTATTCCCACCTGTAAGGTTAGTAGGATCAGGTTCTAGAGTTATTACTGTTGTACCAAAATTAGTATTTAGTAAAGGTGGATTGGTAAATGTTACATTAATATCTGCTGGTGCAGCTTTAAAAACAGAAGAAAATAATGAGCTATATACACTTGAAACTATGCTTAAAAATGCAATTATATTTGTATTTGAAGATGTTATAGTTAGCACTTTTAAAATGGCTAAAGATGGTATAATGAAATTAAGTTTAAGCATAGCTGAAAAAATAAAAAAAGATGGAAGTGTTTTGGTTAACGGATTACCTATATACTTATATACAGATCTTGATAACATGGATCCAACTTTATTATCAAAAAACTCAGAAACTTACGATAAATTAAGACCTGATTTATTAATTATTTTTGAATATATCACAACTCAAGCCAAAACTAATAAATTTGTTGATAATTATTATTTTGAATCTTTAAGTTTAATGAAGGAAAAAGATCCAAAACTATATTCAATGGTAAAAAATTCAATATTTGGAAAACAACATGTAAGACAAGGATTTATAAGACTTGTACACAACGCAATGTATTATTTTTCAAATTCTTATGAAGTAACATATGATGATTTTAATGATAACATAGATGATGTCCTACCATCTAATATATTAAATGATTTTAAAAAAATGATTCTGGACAACTCTTTAGAACCATTAAAAGACAAAAAAGGGAAACAAAAAACATCACTATTTGGTGATAAATTATATAAAGTAGTATATGATAAAAGTGCTTCACAAAGTTATAATATTGGAGATGTACAAGATCTTAATAGGTTGACAAAAGCACAATTTTTTAATGTGAATAAAAAACTTCAAAATCAGACAGTTTTAAGTCAATTTGATATAGAACCACAGAAAACAGAAAAAAATACTGCAAATGTTTCAACACCATCTACTATAGTAGGAAGAGTAAATTCTGTACTACAAAAACATGTAGGTAGGGCAAAATTAACATCAGAAGGAGTTGCTCATGTTAAAAAATATGGTATTACTACAACAAAGTCAAGTCTTACTTTAGAAGGTTTTGATCCATCTAAATATTATTTTTCATATAGTGGTACTGAACCATTTAATACTGGTATAGGAAAATTAGATTTAAACCTTTTATACAATTTAAATCTAATGGCTTATGACTATTTTAATATATATAAAAAACAATTTATTGTAACTTCTGGTTATAGAAGTATGGAATCACAGCAAAAATTATATAATAATTTTATAAATGGTAAGGGTAGTCCTGCAAACAGACCTGGATATTCATTACATGAATATGGTATGGCAGTAGATATTAATAGTGCAGATGCAATAAAATTAGATTCTAGTGGAATGCTTTCAAAATATGATTTTTGGAGACCTATACCAAATAAGGAACCTTGGCATGTTCAACCAAAAAATATTACTGATAAAAACGGTGATGGTATGCTTGAAGCTGATATTGTTGAAACTAAAAAGAAACAAGCAAATACATTACAAAAAACAAAACCTATAAATACTACTACTTCAATCAATACAAATATAAAAAAACAATTATCTACAAATACAGTAGTTTCTACTTCTGGTAAATATTATTCTATAAATATAGGTAGATCTATGTATGTTTCTAATATAAAACAAGAAAAACCTATAAAAGCAAATACAAGAGATGTTAAACCAACCACAAATAAAGTTATAACAAAGACTATTGAACCAACTGCAAATAAAGAAGTTATAACAGATATAAAAACAAAACCTATTAATCATTCTAATATATCAAGAAAGTATGCTCCAGAGGATACAATTGAAATTAATAAAGAAGTAAAGAGATTAGGTGATGAGTTTACACCAAAAAATAATAAAGGTGCATCTATTCCTGGAGATATAGGATACAAAGATGCTGGTAATGGAGTATCTATTCCTGGAGATATAGGATACAAAGATGCTGGTAATGGAGTATCTATTCCTGGAGATATAGGTTATGAGGAGAAAAAAATAGCAACTTCTTATGATGTTAAAACCCAAAAAGCAAAAAATATAACTTATAAAAAAGGAAAAGATGATAATACCTATTATACATCAGATGGTAATTTTATTACCAAGAAAACAAGAACATATGATGATGGAACTAAAGAAGACTACTATTTAACAAATACTGGTCTTGAATTAACAGAAAATATGTTACAAAATGATACAGACGAACAATTTACTGAAATGTCAGGATTATCAAAGGATCAATTTCAAAAAGGTATTAATTTAATAAATAATAAACAATCTTCTACTAATGGAGACGGTGATAAACCTTCTGTTGATGCTGTCAAATCAGTTGAAATTACAAAGAAATTAGGATTATAACATGGCTGAAGTAATTAATATACCTGGATTAGATAATGAAAAATATTTAGTTAAAATAACAGCTTACGATATTGATAATTTAGGTATAGGGAAGGAAGTTATGGATTCCTGGGATGATTTGATAAAAAAAGTTGATGAAAGCGGATCAACTGATATTAATTCAGAAGGAGAGTACTCATCTATAGATCAGTTATCCGAAACTTCAAGTAATATATTAAAACGCACAGTTGAGCTAATGATTGATAGGGATTCTGCTATTATATCAACAGATGCTGCTGGGACATTCTATTTCCCTCTACCAAACTCATTATCAGACCAATATGTACAATCATATGAAGTACAGTCTATGAATTTGTTAGGTAGTGCTATTTCAAAAGCAAGTAGCTATGCAGGTCAAACTTCTATAAAAAATATATCTGAACAAGCATTAAAAAGAAGTGGTATTCAACTAGATCCCAATATCTTATCAATATATAGGTCATCAAATCCTAGGAATATAGATATGTCTTGGAACATAATACCAAAATCAAGAAAACAATATGACGCTTATGTTACTCAAATAAGTAAATTAAAAAACTGGACAAAAGCTAAAAGGAACCCTATTACTTTAGGTAGTGTAGGAAATATAATACCTATGAACTTTTTGATTATGAAATACATTTTTTGTATAGAAATTATCTCATTACAAAATGATAAAACACCTTTAGTTTCAAACCTATTAAGTGCTTCAAGAGATATTACAGAAGGCTTCTTTATATCTTTAATAAATACTAATATAGGGTCAAGGCAACTAATGTTGAGACATGATGGTAATCCGACTGAATTTTCTCTGAGTATTCAATTTATTGAAAGGAAACCTTTATGGAGAGATGATTGGGAAAAGAAAATAAATAGCCTATATAACGATCAAGGTAAATCAGAAACTTCTTTAAAAGAAGATGATATTTATAAAGAATAGAAAGGATGTAATTTTATGAATGATACACAAACTATCCAAATATTTGATTTAATAGGTGACTCACAAGCTAGAGATTATATTGCTATAAAAGCTTATAAAATAGGAAGTGATGTATCGGGTATAAAAGATAGCATTAATGATATTTTAGATGATGATCCATCAAAAGCATTTGATAATATCTTAAACATGGCAGAGAATAATATTTCAAATATTATAAACCCATCTAATTGGGAGGCAGGACCTAAATTAAAACCTGGTGTGCCATGTGAATACATTTGGATATTACCTATACCATCATCTTTAGCAGAAGCATTTAGCCATGAATTTAATCAAGATGAAATAGATCCAATAGGTGATATGATAGGATAATAAAATTATGGCATCTATAAGATCATTTACGAATTTTTTTAAAAAGGGCCCTAAAAAAGTACATAATACAGAAGTACCACCACATACAATAAAACCTAACAAACCAAAACCTAATAAAATGTCTACAGTTAAAGGTAAAATCAAAAAAGGTGGTGCTATAGTTGGAATGGCAACTGGTGCAGCATTACCTTTTGGGTATAATCTACTAAAACGGAATAATATCAGGACTGACCCTCATATTATTAATACATATAATGGAACACCAAATAGGGTATTTAATTTTGAAACTATTCTTTTACCTAATAATGCAAAACATGCAGAGGATATTGTTAAGGCGTTATTACAGTTAAAATCAATAATGACTGGGACTCAATTGGGTACAGATAAAACTGGATTATTAATATCACAAGATTATGTTTTTACAATAGAATTTGGATCTAAAGATCCAACTAAAGGTGAACAGCTTAAAAAAGTATTAAATGAACTTTTACAGCTAAATCATGAAGAAAACGGAGAAACTGAGTTGAACCTTAAAATGTGTAATATTAATTACATGGGTCAGGCATCTGCTTTATATGGAAACGGATTACCAAGAGATTTATCTATTGCGTTACAATTTGAAGAAAAACGACCTTTAAGAATGACATCAGATATTGTTGAAACAACTGATACATCAAATCCAAATGGGAATGAAAAAATATCAGAACCTAATATAGGACTAACAGAAGAGGAACTAAATTATAAATATTCACAAGATGAAAATAGTTAATTTATAATACAAGGCAAGTTATGAAAAATTCTGTTTTAAATAATAAAATAGTGGTTGATTTCAATGGATTTTCATTATCTCCTACATATTCAGTAAATATACCAAAATTAAGAGAATTTATGAAAAATAATTTATCAATGTTTTATGTTAAAGAAATGAATGATAATGTTAGATTTGAAGTGTTAGCATTAAGAGAATATAATGATTCATCTTTATGGGATATTTTAATGATTTTAAACTTTGGTGAAAATGGTATTCTTAATTTTGCTAAAGGCGATACTTGGGTAAGTGATAATGCTGAAAATCAATATAAAGAACAACAAGAATATTTTTCACCTAATTTTAAACCTGAAGATTTATATAATCAAATACTATCAAAAATACAAAAAAAGAATGAATCAAGAAGGAAAGTTATTTTTATAAAAAGGCAATTTATACCTCAGTTTAAAGAATCCATAAAGGATATGTTAAATGTTTTCTGATTTTAAAATTATGCCTGAAGCATATTATGCAATACTTTTATATTCAAATAATAAAAAATCTGAATTACCACTAGACCCAGCTAATATATCAGATTTTACAATAATCTGGGATTATAATGATTTATGCGTTGAAGGTTATGTTATTTTTAATGATACCCAAAAAATAACAGAACTTTTACCACCACATAACGGAATATGTTTTAAAGTTTCATTAAAAGATCACTTTAATATTAAGTTTGAAAGAGTATTTAAGGTAACAAAAATAGACAGAGATTTTGAAGGTCAATCTGTTGCCACTATAAAGTTTGAGTTAGTTGATGAATATTATAATATGTTTGCTAATACTTTTATTTCAAAAGGATACAACAATGTAAAGTCAACAGATGTTATTAAAGATATTTTTAGTACAAAGTCTGATTTAATTTCAACACCATTAAATGTTATTATAAAAGATACACCTAAAAATACCTATGAGAATTATGTGATACAAGGTAATAAAAATCTATTATATCTTCTAAATAATATGCAAAAATTTGATGACTTACTTATTATTAATACTAGAAAAGGTATTGTTGTTATACCTACTGATAATATAGGTAAGTTATCACCTGATCTATCAAAAGTAGTAAAGTTTTCACCAACTCAAACACAAGAATATTCACCTTATTCTGTTAAAGACTTTACATTAATACAAGGTGATATGTTAACTCAAAATGCAATTTTACCACCGTCTATAACTTATCAAGTTGATTCAAAAAGAATTACTAAAGAAGAACACAATACAAAAATATCACATGGTAAAAGTGGTTTAAAAACAAGTTTAACAATAAATGACAAAGATGGTATTCAAGGTATAAAAATATTCCCATACTTACATAATATAGTTGATTCAATATATAATACTGAAATATTAGAAAGTTCTGCTATAAATATAAATGTGGCTGGTATGTTTAACCATAATTTAATGTGTAAAGTAAGTTTTGATGCAAATTCATCTATTGAAACATTAAAATCAAAAATGCCTTATGTTACTGGTGAATATTTTATAACTAAAATAATTGATCATGTATCATCTGGTAATGTTTTTACACAAACAATAACATTAGGAAGAATAGGTTCTGTATGAGAGTAAATGAAAAGAATTTTAAAATATTAACACAAACTCTACCTTTTTATAAAGGTGTAATTGAAGATGATAAAGATCCTTTAGAATCACAAAGATATAGAGTAAGAATTATTGGTATAGATGATGAAACTATACCTACTGAAACTTTACCTTGGGCTACTTCATTAGATTTTTCTTTATTTTCTGGTATGGGTTTTACAAGTTTTATAAAAAAAGGTGCTTATGTATTAGTTCATTTGTTTCAAAATGATAGAAATCAACCTATTATAATAGGTGTTTTAAAAGGTGTTAATAATCAAAATGAAGAATTACAATCATTTAAAGACCCTACAGGTCAATATCCTTTAAATGGTTATAAAAATCAACCTGATACAAACAATAAATCAAAAGGTGAAAAATACTTAAAGAATCAAGTATTTGAAACAGAATCAGGGCATTATATGGAATTTGATGATTCAAATGGAGATGAAAGAATACATATATTTCATAAAACTGGTACAGAAGTTTTAATAGATAAAGAAGGAACTATTACAGTTAATATAATAAAAGATAATACAACAAATATTAAAGGAAACAACACCATAAATATTGATAAAGACTGTAATATTACAATTAAAGGCGAATGTAATATTACAGTTACTGGAAATGCTAATATTAAAGCATCAAATATTAATTTAAATTAAATAATTTTTTAAAAAAACATTTAATTTTACAATGTTTGTGATTATGTGTTAGTTTTCCAACACTAATATTAATTTCATTTTTCTTGTCATCTATCTTTTTAATAATATCATCAACATTATCATCAACAGATATTTTTACATCTGGATTTAAATGAATTTCTTTAGCTGAATTAACAATGTAGTCTTTTGCTAAAAAAATAACATTATTATCAGATTCTATTATTATATTCTTTTTAAACTTAATGTAAATATTTTTTTCATCTTCTTTTACAATAATATTATCGTTTAAAACTTTTGAAAGCGGTTTATTATTATCCTCTAAAAACATTATTACTCCCTTGAGCGATTATACCTCCACAATTAACAGCATCCCCTATACCACAAGTAGCTTTTGAATTTGTAAAAACACTTGTGCTACCACTTGAACTATTTCTACCATGAGGTGGTGTGTCAGGACATGCGTGTGGTTGTATTTTATCACCTAATCTATGAACAGCTATTGAATTTGCAAAAACATTAGAACTTGCTTCTATTGTAGGAGAAGGTGGATAACAACCATGTCCTAATGCTATATCTCCTAATCTAGTTACTGGTGGCATAATATTCCTTCCTATTCTTTATCCAAACACCTTGCCCACAATCCCATACTTTATGATACCCATTTAATTCCATATTTTCTGACTCAGTCAAGTTTGGATCAAATTTCTCTAATTTATCTTTGAGTTTGTGTTTCATAAATTGTTGTCTAGAGTATTTAGTCCCATTCTTATAGTAGAAATAACCTGGCTTAGAAAAATGACTAAATTCGAACCCTAATTGTTTATAAATTGATCCATCAGAGTAAAGTCTATCTGAGTAACTTATTAATGAACCTTCATTTTCTTTTTCGAAATGTTTCAACAATTTAGAAGCACCACCTATAACATTTGTGTTCTTCTTAGTACATAATCTAATTAACTCCCAGTCATACCTACCTGTGAATCTAGATTTTCCAAATGACATTAAACACACTAATTTATCTTGGTAATAAAGTCCATAACACACAGTTGATCCAGTAAATCCTTGAAGATGATTTGTATCAAGGAATTCTTTTTCTTCTGTTTTAGGTACTTCTTTCAAAATGCATTTTCTAGCCATTACCTTGTCTGATTTTCCTAGTTTATTGTTTATAATACTAGTCCATATCTCTTTCTTATTGTACCATGAATGTTCAAAAATATGGAGTAATTGTATTCCTTTTTCTAAACATTTATTAGTCTTATCTAAATGATAGTTCTTATCTTTTCCATTACTCTCAGAATGCCAGTAATCTCCATTACATTCAATAGCTAAGTTATGGTTTGGGACATAAAAATCTAATTCTTTATCACCTAGAATCGAGTAGTCATTTTCTATATAGTCATCTAGTAATTCAGACATTTCTTTTTCAAATGAGCTAGTAGAAGGGTTACATATAGGACAATATACACATCCTTTTCTAAAGCTCTTTACTTCTCTACTAAAAGTATGTCCATTTTTACATTCAAATAAGTTTTTTCCAACTACTTTATAACCTAACTCTTTTATAAATAATGTTCTTTTATCTTCAACACATTCACTACATAATGGGAATTTTTTAAAATTGTTGAATATTCTCTTGGATATGTGACTATTTTTGCACATGAGTTCTAATTCTTCTGAGTTATATTGATTTATTATGGTATAACCAAAACTAGTTATAAGTTTTACCTTATCTTCTTCATTACATTTTGGGCAATTGATGTATCCTTTTTTTAAATCATTATATTCTCTCTTAAAAATATGCCCGTTTTTGCATTTTATGAATAAGTCATGTGCTAAGTTTTCTGACGCTGGCTCATAACCACAATTTTTTATAAATTTAATTTTTTCTTCTTTTATACATTCATTACATGTAGTAGTTCCCTTTTTAAAGTTACCAAAATACTTTTTTATAATGTGTCCATTTCTACATTTAAGTAATAACTTTCCTTTTTTATCCATAGTAACAACTTCATAACCTAATCCTTTTATAAACTCTAGTTTTTGCTTTTCTTCACACTTAGGACATTTTATATATCCTTTTTTGAAATCACCAAATTCTCTTTTAAAAATATGATTATTTTTACATTTTACATACAAGTTTCTAACTAAGTCTTCAGATACAACTTCATAACCTAAATTATTTAAAAATTTTATTTTATCCATTTGTTACCTGTTTAAAATAAACTAAAACCAAATGCCAAAAAATAGCCTTTAAAAATATATGATAAAGCACCTACACCTAATGACAAAGCTATTAAAATTATACTACAGCAAATAAGCATAAATATACTAAGACCATACCTGTATTTTTTACTAGGATATAGATTATAACAATTTACATCATACTCATTAAATACTCTGCGTATAATTTTTGATGTGTTTTCCATAAAGAAGTATGAATCATCATTTTCTGAAAGTAATGTTTTATAAAAACCAAATTTTTTTCTAGCACATATTTTATAATATCTTTTTTGTTTAAAAAATGTTCTACCTAATTTAATTTTAATAACATCATAATCATTTATGTTTTCTATTGTATCTTTAAGTTTATCTTTCAGATCATCATTAAGTTTAATTGTAACACTTTTTTTTCTTAAAAATGTGTTGTAATTTTTTTCCATAATTTTATCCTTTCAATATCAATTTATCAGCATTATATCATAATTTACTTAAAATAAACTTAAACCAAATTTAATTTAAAATTATTTTTATTAGGATGATTTTTCATAAACTCAACAGCATCAGTATATACTTTATCTCTGATTTTTAAAGGAAATTTTGCTTCATCAATATAATTTTTGCAAAATAAAGTGCTTATTATATCATTGTCTTGTAATATGGTAATAGTAACATCGCTTACTTCTGTTACTGTATTACTTAATCTAGAACCTCCTGAACTTGTTTGTACTGTATAAATAAGTTTAACTTGAAAATTGAATGTAAAAGTTTGCCCATTTTTTAATATACCCAAATGTCTCCAATTACTACCATCTATTTTCATCAATTGATATTCATATATAGCATTTTTTGCTGAAGGCTGTTTACTAAGAAGTTCTATATTACCAGTTATTAAACCTGTTTGTTCATTTATGGTTAAATGTAAAGGAATATCACCTAATAATTCCCATTTTATATAACTTTCAAAATTATTAGGTGGTGTAAATTTTACTTGGTGTTTATAAATAGATAACTCAAAAGGTGGATTGTATCCACCTTGTGCTTCATTTCTTAACTCACCACTTTCAAGCCCCATTAAATACCTTATATAATTAAGCTATCTTTTCCCAATGTGAGTATGTAAAATCAACTGTAAATTCTTGTATAGAATTTGTTTTATCTGCTGCCACTTCTATTTCACCGACTTTTGATGGCCATACATTAAAAAACTCATAAGTTGCAACAGGCTCACCATTACAATTAACTTGATGAACCTTAGCTGTAACCATTAAACTATATGGATCACAAGTATGATAATTGTTTTTGTACACATCAATTTTATCAATCCATGTTAAAAATTTCGCTCTAATATTATGATCAGGTGTTTGATAAAATACTGGGCTCCAAGCTGCATCAAATGTTGAATCACCTGGTAATTTTAATTTCCTACCTTGGACAAATGCTTCAACTTCTCCAAGAGTTCTCTCTGGGAAACTAGCAGTTTTACATAATATAATATCCTCTTCTGTAAATGCTACTTCTGGAGCACCTAACGGAGTACCTATTTCTATAAAATATTTATCACTTTTTGCTCCACCTTTAAGAGCATTTGCTAATTTATCAACTGTATATAAAGGCATTTTAATTATCTCCATTTTTAATAGTATTTATACTCTTTCCCAATAAGTATAAGCAAAAGTAACTTCTGTTGATGATATCTCTTTTCCAGAAGCTGACAACTCAATTTCACCTATATCAATAGGAAAAGCATAGCACAACTTAAATTTTGTTTCAATTTTACCATCAGATGATAATTGTGATACTATTATATCACTCATATAACCAGCACCTACACTATTAAAACCAACATAGTTACCTAAGAATATTGATTGTGTAATTGTACTATCAAAACTATCAATTCTATAAATCCAATCACTAAATAATTGATGAATATCCATATCAGGTGTATTATAAAATGTTATTTTATGTGTATTATTAAATTGTGCTGCACCTCTTATAACAAATGGTTGCCCACGATGATACACTTTTACAGTACTCATAGACTTACCTGGAATAGATGTTCTATTAGCCATTATACTTAAATATTCACCTGATATATTTACTGTTTTAAAAAACGGTAGAGACCTCAATAGGGTAGGTATTTTTATGTCAATTTTATATTTTGAATTGATGGCACCCCCTTGTTTAAGGGAGCTTCTTAGTCTATCAATATTATATAAAGACATATTAGAATATTAATGTCCAAGTAATTCTTAATATAGATGAAACATCTTTACTTCTAACAGCAAAGGTTCGCATACAAAATAAATCATTACCTGCATATAAACCTGCTTCTGTATAACCAACAGCACCTAATGTTCCATTACCAGCTGTTGTTGAAAGCTCTATTCTATATGTAATTGTATTATTACTATTAGTAACTTCAACTGTTGATCCAGCACCTACATCATCTTCTGTAACAACAGCTTGTCCATCAGATTGTGGTGGTGTAAAATTAACATGATAACAAAACTCACCTTCTTCTTCAGCAAATAATTGAGTTCTAGCAGCTGTAAAGCCTTCATTAGCTGTTTTTGGCATCATCAGATTATTACCAATATGTCCTCTAGTTCCTAAAACAAGTTTATTTACTGGAGTTGTACTTCTACCAGCCATGTGTGAAGCTAGAACAGGTCTTGATCCATTTACAACTAAGTTATGTTTTTCAAAGGTATCTATAACATTTCTATCTTTATCTAATAATTCAATTTTAAAATATCCTTTTGGTGGATTAATTGATTCTACCATTATTTTTCCTTATTTTTAAAATATTTATATCAAAAGCGTCATCTAATATAACACCATTATCAATATATTCTGCTCCTATATTTATATTACCTACTTTAAACGAACCAACTGTTATTTTTATATCATCATTAACAACTTTTTCATCAAAGTTATCCAATATAGTTGTATAAAAATTAGTTTTAAGATTTTTTGTAACAGTTTCAGAATATTCTGTTGGGATTATCTCTCTTTCAATACTAAATGAATCATCAAGGATAACACCACCTTCTGGGTTTTCAGATTGTGATCCAACTTTAAAAGATCCCACTATTATTTTATTTCCAACGGTATTACTAATACCTTTTTCATTTATAACATTATCTGTAAAATTATTAGTTGAGTATAAATCTATATCATCATGTATATGTTCAAATAAACCTCTATTTATAGCATTTGTAAGAAATAATGGCATTTTATCTGGAGTATATTTGATAGGATCATCAGGTAATGTGTAAATAGTGTTATCATCAATTTTACCAATTACAAGAGATGAATAATATTTATCAGCTACTCTAAATTTATTTACAATGGCTTCACCTATAATAGGCGTATCAAAACTGTTTAATCTATTCCATACACAATCATATACTATAAGGTTGTTTTCGGAATTATCAAATTCATCTTTTAATCTAAATTTTAGAGAAATATCATAATCTAATTTTAATATGTATGTATTATTCCAGTTTTCTATTGCGCTACCATCTTTTTCATTATATGTTATAGAACCATTAAAATCTTTTATTAATTGTTTCCCATCATTAAATGTTATAACTATTCTTTCTTGGTTTTGTATATTTTTAGAGGTATAGATATCTTCTACTTTATCTTTATCAAACTCTTTTCTATAGTTTGTTGAAACAATTTCTAATGTTTTTACATTGAAGTTAATTAAATCATCTATATACTCTATAAATTCTAAAACAAGACTTATAACATAGTTATAACCAAAACCAACTGGATGTGCTATTGACTTAACACTACCTTCATATAATATAGGATCTAGTAGGCCTTCTATTCTTATGAAAAACGGCTCATTAGGGTTATCTTCTGTACCCCATTTTAAATTAAAACCACTTGAACCATTTACATCTAAACCAGGTTGAAGTCCTGATGTAAATATAATATTATAAGCATATTCTATTGCTACATCAAGACCTTTTTTTTCTTTAAAACTTGTAAAATTAACAAAATAATCTTTTAATAATTTTTTATAAAATTCTTTTATATCAAATGGTTGGTAATTATCAGTTGTACCTATTTTTTCTTTCATTCTCTGAATTACAACTGGATTTGTCAATGCTTTTTGCATACCATAATATAATGATTCTGCATATATTTTAACAATGTTTTCTGTTATACTATCATTAGGTCTTTTAAATATGTTATATATATCTAATGAATATGGATTTAACTCATCTAAAACTTCATATAGAGCTTCCACACTATCTTTATGCAGTTTATTTTCATTGTAAATGTTGGGTAAATCAACACGATTTATCATATAACATCACTTTCACTTACAAATTTTACTGAAGATAATCTAGCTATTGTATTTTTATAAAATGATAGGTTATCATCAGAATATTTTACCCTTATATATTTTGGAGTTATATTATCAAGACTGCTTAAAACTATACTATCTGTTATTTCTATAACTATAAACCTTCTTCTATTATCATATATTATTTTATAAGTTCCTATTATTGTTCCATTTGCAAATATATTAAAACTTATATTAGTATTCTTTATAATTAATCCATCTGAAGTGACAACATTTTTACCATTGAAAACTGCTGATTGACCATTTCCTACATCAAAAGTACCTATTATAGCATTAGAACTTCCTATGACTGTAAATCCTTTTATAGGATTTTTAAAATCCACTTCTAATTTTCCACCAAAGTCATCCGAACTTATTTGTGGCAGTAAGTTAACATGTAATTCATTTTGATCATCCTGTGTTTTAGTTATTATTTGCTCAAAAGGTATAGCCAGATAAATATATAAAATATCTTTGTTTGGTTCTTTATTTCTTAAATACAAAGGTATATTCATACTAACATCTACTTGTATACCTGATAAATCATATAATTCTGTTCCTAACCTTTTTATAACACTTGAATGAAAATAAGAAGATTCAAAACTTTCTATATCTGATTTAAAATAATCTTTTAAAATATTAAATAGTTTATCCTGTGTTTCATTTTTCGAAACTACAATATTTTGTTTGATTATCCTTATTTCATAATCAAAATCCATATATATAGGATATCTATTGTGTAATTCCATAGTCATTATTTTATAAGAATCTAACTCATCAAATATACCTTTATTTACTAAATATCCATTTTTATCTAATGTATTAGATCTTAACTCACTTTGTTTTAAGTAATATGAATCATTTTTGTTTACTAATGAATATGTTTGTGTTGTTTCATCTAATGAAAAATCTTGATTACGGTATTCAGGGATAAATGAAAACCAAATGTGTCCTAGTTGTACAACTTGCTCTTCATCCCCACCCCACACTTGGGTTTGATATATATTTGTATATCTATTACAGATTGCAATATAATCTCTTACTGTAACTGCCCTGTTTGCTGAATTATGAAATATAGGAGCATTTTCTTTTATTGAACTATTGGTTTCTTCATCAGTGCCAACTATTTTTGTTTCAAATTTATCAATTTCCATGAGATTAAAAGGATATGTATTTTGTGAAAATGCAAAATTGTCCCCACATTTACCACTACTTCCTTTAGATTCTAAATATGTAACTTTTACGGTACTTCCTGGTAATAAATTTGTACCTATACCTGATATTGAAAAATAGATATCAACACCACTATAATCTATGTTATTTAAAACAAAATATTTTTTATTTGTATCACTATCTGCATCTATCATAAATTGATCTGACTTTTCCCAATACTCATCAACTTTACTATCTCCAGTTTCGATATCAATATAAGTTACAAAAACCTCAAGCCCATTTTCTTCTATGTTGTCCTGATATAATGATATTTTATTTGAAGATTTTATACTTCTATTTTGTTCAATAGCTTTAATAGTAAAAACTTGTGTGTCTTTATTTTTGTCCCATTTATGTAAAATTCCTTCCTTTACATCTATTTTTATAGTAGATGCTTTTCCAGTGGTTATATCTTTGTTAGATAACTCAACTTCAATATCACTACCCATATAATAGTAGGTATTTGAACCACTGTTAAACATTGTATATTTGGGTATTGAATAAATTCTTTTATCTTCGTTATCATTATCTTTTGTATCATCTTTCAAAGGTTTTATTTCCAAAGAATAAACATAAGATACTTTTCTTGATGCTTCATATCCTAATTGTCTAGCACCCATAAGTATATTTTTCCTATATTGAGCAGTTGATAATAGCATTTCACCTGCTTGAAAAGAGGTATTTACATTTATACTATAAGCTAAATAAGATAATATATCTGCTAATAGGTTTGCATTTGAACTTTTTACATCAGCATTATACCCTTTATTTTTAAGTAATTTTATTACTTCATCTTTTATATCATCATAATTATATGGAATTAAAATATTATCCGCCATTATCCAACCTTTATACTAGCTGTATCTGATATAGTTGTATCTCTAACTCTATATTTTATTTCAATATATACACTATTATCAGCGTCTCCTTTTGAAATATTTATATTATCAACTATAATACGATAATCAAATTTTTGAATTGATGTTTTTAAAGATGTCTTATAAGCATCTAATGCAACTGAGCTATATTGATCAAATAATAGCTGAGCATTATTTGAAAATTCTGGAAATCCAGCTATATCCCCAATAGTAGTGCTTACAATATTTTTTAATGACACATAAAAAGTATCAACATTTATTATATCTTTTTCAATGTTTTTTGGATTTATATCTTTGTATTGTATCACTATAAATAACCTTTTAAGGTTATTTATAGTATTATTTTACAACTTTGGATGGGATCAGGATTATAAGTGCATCATTATTTTTTGGGATTAATTTAAGCAAATATGTATCTTGCCTTGATGAATGTTTATGTACCGATACAATATAATCTGTTGTTGGTATTCTTTTTAAGTTTTTAATACTTATGAAAATATTTGCCTTTGAATTTATTACATTTGGTGTTACATTTAATGAAAATTCATTACCATTTATACCTTGTTCAGAAGTAGAAACAGTAATAATATCGTCAATATTTAATACCATGTCATCAAATCCTAATAATGTAGCAGCTTTCTTAATTTTATCCGAAACTGCCATATCTAATTCAAAAGAAGATACTAACTCAGCATTATTAACATTTTCAAGTATTGTTGGTTTTACACCACAAGCATTAGATAATGCTTCAACATTTGTAGTAAGATATTTACAACTCATCCCATCTTTTGAAATATGAATAATATTTTTATCATCCATTGTTATGTTTGCATCTTCACCAATTATTTTTAATAAATCCATAAATTCTTTAATTTTTAGAATACCAAAATCTTTAGGAAATGGTTTATTTTCAAGTTTTTCCAAGTCAATAAAAGCAATGATACTACCAGCACTGTCTTTTATACCTGTTAATTTTGATGAAAATATAATTGATTCATTAATTAGCTGTAATGAATTTACTAGCGCAATAGTTTTACTATTAAGTAACATTATATATTCCTTTCTTATAAAATAAAGTGGTATAATACCACTTTAAAATTAATTTAAATAACTTCTTTGATTAAGATGCATTACATTGCAGCTTAATGAAGCACCACTAATATAATATCCTGATATATTTTGAACTACTAACTGTAATCCTAACTCAGAACAGATTTCATCCATAAACTCAATTTTATCTTTTTCCATTTCATATAGATCTTTATCAGATTTTTTATTCAACTCTGAAATATCAGATGGCGTAATAACTATACCACCAGGTAATAATACACTATTTGTAGTTCCTGCTAATGCAAAATCATATTGATCTGGGTCATCATGACTATCAACACCTAATGGAATTACCTCAACATGTTTTTCAAGTTCTTTAATAATATCTTTATCAAGATTATATGTATTAACCAAGCATGCCTCTGTATCTGGTCCTAATGGGAATACATTACAATCTAGATGATATAAATATTCATCAATACTAGGGAATTTTATAATTTCACAGTTGAATGTTTTTGCAATCCAATCTAAAGCTGCACCGTTAGTTCTATTACCATCAGCACCTACATACACATTACCATATAGCCATTTTAAGTCTGCTTCACCTTCAAAATACATAGGTTCACCTTTTTCATTAACATCAGGCATAATAATAGGGTCAAATCCAAGTTTTTTAAAGTACTCATAACCTACTTTTGTTTCACCTTTGCGTGGTTCTGACTTAAAATTACTAACTAATACTCTACGATCTTCATTTGGATTTAAATGTGGGAAAATCATACCTAAATTAGCAACATAAGCCAAATCCTGTAAACCTTTTTCAGCTGGTATTGTGTAAATTGATGCTACCGAGCTAATTGTTTTTTGTAACTCAAAAAATTGTTTTTCAATTTTTTTAATATTTGGTGTAAATTTACCATCTTTTTTTAAATCTTCCATCCATTTGTTATTTGGCGTTGAATCAATTATACCATATGGTGCAGCCATTAAAACTGATGGGATACTACTGTTTCCTACAAAGTTCTGTAACATTTTTACTCCTTTAATAATTTTATTTTATATTTACAAAAATTAATATAATGTAATTATACTATATTATGCTTAGTCCCTCCTTAATCTGGTTGATCTATATCAAAAAATCTTGATTGTTTAAAGTTTATGCCAACATATTTTTGAGATAAATTACCACTATTTCTATTTTTAGTAAATGATATAATGGCCTGACCTAATTCATCTAATTCTGGTGATCTATGCAGCATTGCAATAGTATCAGCTGTTTGAGCTATACCTAATGATTCTGCTATGGTGCTAGTATCAGCATTTGAATTATTATAAGCATTTCTATTAAGTTGTGCTGCACTTAAAACACATTTTTTACTTTCTTTAGCATAAGCATGTAGTTCTTCTGCAATTTTTTTATAATAAGAATATAAACCTACACTAGGTTGTAAAGCATACGAAGCCATAAGTGCTAAATAATCTATTATTATACAATTTAAATTTATTTCTAAAGATGACTCTACTTTTTGAACTAATGATTTTAATTGTAAAACATCAAAACTACCAGCACCATATTCTTTTACAACACATCTTCCTAAGTTTGGTAATTTTTCATAACCTTCTGAAACATTATAGTTCCTTAGTTCACTAATATCAATATTAAAAATATTACTTTCTATTCTATCCCAAATTTTTATTGAAGGCATTTCTAATGTTATATAAAGGCAGTTATATCCTTTTAACATAGCATTTGCACAAAAATGAGATAAAAACATTGATTTACCACCATGTGTAACAGAACATATGAAATTAAGTGTGCTAGGCATATAACCACCTGCTAAAACTTCATCTAATATTTCAACACCTGTTGAAATACCAATTTTAGTTTCTCTTCTTAATATATCCCTTTCTTGTGCATCAATATCTTTCATACCTATGTCAGTATCCATTGTAAATGATATAGCTTGCCCTAACCTTTCATATATCTTGCCAATGTCCTTTTTTTCTTGTATAAGTTTTGCACCTTGTATAATACAAGATCTCATTTCAGCTTGTTTTATAAATTCTGCTGTTTCATTATTAAGAAACTCTGGAGATACATTTTGTTTGTCTAACATAATTTCTTTAAATCTGTTTATACAGTTTTCTTGTTGCTCATCTTTAAAGTTATCTTTTAACTTTAAAGCTACTTCTTTAGGTGTAGGTTTTTTATTATACTCTTTTACAAGTTTTTGTATTGTTTTGTAAATATCAGAATCTACGCCAATAAAATGTTCAGGTTTTAAAATTGAATATACTTTATCAAAATATATTTCATCATTAATAAGACTTTTTAAAATTAATCCACTAATCATTATAATCCTAACATTAATTTTACTATCTGTTGTTTATTATCAATATCATTTAATATAATACAATTTTCTGTTTTAATAATATCAATTTTTAAATGAGATATTCTATCATAAATTATCTTAAGATCATCTGAAAATATTGTCAATTTACCTAAATCATCATCTAATATATATGTTTTATATTGTGATGTCACCATTTTATACACAAAGGAATTATAATTACCTTTCATTATGTAAGTGTCATTTATTATTTTTTCTTTAATAATATTTTGCTGTAAAGAGTATTCCAATGATATAAAATTATTCTTAACAATATTATAAATGTTATTTTCTTCTGTATTATTTTTAAGCAAATCAACTAATGCTGGCAGTTTATTTTTCTTAAAATATAAATCTAAATAATATCCAAATAAAAAATCCCTTTGATTATTTTTATCCCATTCATAATATGATTTTAATGGGTTTTGTAAATATTTTGGTATGTTTTCAAAATTTATTTCAAGATTTACTATATTCTTTGGTAAATTGATAGAATCAGTATTAAATCCTATTATTTCAAATTTATTTGAATCATCTTTAATATATTCATTAAGCTGATTATAACCACATATTTTAACCTCTTGCATATTAAAATCATTTCTATATAAGCTTATTATAACTGGTACTACATTATAATTACATACTATCATAATATTTCCTTTATAATTTCTATGATAGTATATCATAGAAATTCTTAAGGTTTACTTATATAAATGATGTTCCAAATAGTAGCTCTTATTTCCATCTTTATTTAAAATATCTTTTCACCTTTAGTGTTATCTATATTATTTTGGCTCTATCATTAATATAATCCTATGTATTTAATTTATATTGAACGCATATATATAAGAACTATCGTTTGTTTCAGAGTCATTATTGCTTATTTCCAAATCATTATCTATACTGCCTTCTATTTTGTCTCCATTATCATTTACATAATACCATATAGCTTTTACATCAGAAACAGATGTTTGACCATAATATCCGTCTCCTACATACAATATTTTATTAGGAATCTTTTCAGATAATAAAGTTATTTTAAGTTGTTTAACACTAGCATCAGACCATAGCGAACATTGATCAGCATTGCCAAGGTATTCTTTAAATATATTAGTAACGCAATGATATGAAGGGTCATTATATATCCCAGTAGTATCCACATCAACTTTTATATCTTGACTGCTAGGAGTTAAAGAACTGACTTCAGAATATCCAGAAAGGTTACCCAACCCATCTAGAGATAGCAATATTTGACCACTATTTAACCCTTTAACTATTTGTTTTGTAGAAGCATATCCGTTATCAAATCCTATTTTAACACCGCTCATACAACCACCATATTGGCCACTTCTTAATCTTACATTACAAGTAATTTCTATTTTTCTAAGGTTTGGTTTAATTTCATCTCCTGTTACTATATTTACCCATTTATTAGCACCAGAAGTATTGTCTATACACATATATACAGCTTTATTAGTTGTATCAGAGTATAGAGAACCTATTTTGTTAGGGTTTAATGAAAAATTAGGTTTGCCTGACCCTGTAAGTAATTCTGCATTTTTATTAATTCTATTATTTATGTAATTTATAGAATCAAGAACAGATATTAAAAACATACCATCTTTATAATCTATATTAATATTCACAGGACTATTATTTCCAGAGCTGCCTTTAATATTGAAGGTTTTTACAATAGTATTTTCTATAAACAATTCAATTTTACAGTCTTTAGAATATAAAAAAGGATTTGTAGCACTAGTTCCAAATAATTGAAAAGATATATTATCAACTTGTTTGGAGCTATTTATATCAACTTGGTAATAAGGATTTTTTAACCCATCATTACTTAAGAATAAAGAGTATTTTTTATTATATTCTCTAAAAGGATTTGGTATATCATAAACTCCACTATAATTATAAGCTCCATTAGTTTTAACAGTTGCTAAGGCGTTACTTCCACTAGAAAGATCTACACTAGATGAATTAAAATCAGAAGGTCTTGTAGATAATAAAGCATCATTATCATTATATACTGTATCATCTCCTATTAAATTTAAACCTATTTTATTATTTTCTCTATCAATAACTTCAACCCCATAAGGTTTAAGATATTCATCATCTCCTTTAAGTTTTATCTTGAAATTACTAACTACTACTGTATCACCAGATGAATAACTAGAGTTATTAGTTGTCGCAGATATTCTTATAGATATTTTTTTATTGTTTAAAGAACTAACATCAGTGTAAGGTATTAATGGAGTATTACTAATATTATATGCTACATTATCTGTAATATTTTTATCTAGGTATTCTTTATGTATTAGTTGTTTGCTGTCTGTAATTCTTTCATTTTCTATATTCATATACACTTTATTATTGAAATTAGTTATACCATTTATAGATTGATGTGCTTCAGATGTAAGAACTTTTAATGGTTTTAATGATTTTTCTACTAAATTATATACTGATCCGCTTTCAGTCCCATCTCTTCCTGTTACTTTCACACCTGTAGATACAAGAAAATCAATAACATCGTTTGAATTTTTTCTTAGGTGCATAACTAATGACCCTGCAAAAGTAGGAGCACCTATTTGTATAGTATCTGCTTTAACAGAACTTCCTAGTTTTAGTATTGTTATTTTAAATGGACAGTTCATATCTAGGTTTGAACCCATATAATAATCATAACATAAATCAGATACAGAACCCCAATATTCTAACATAGCTCCATACCCGTATTTAGCAGAATATTGCTTAGCAGTTGAAAATGATATCTCTAATAATATTTCATTTTCTGCTACTTCATAAGATTCTAATGTTGATACGCTATCGGAATAAGTTACATTTGTTTTACTGTTATCAGAAGTGAGAACTGCAATAACTTTAGTTCCACTAGTTGTATCAAAAGCATTTGAAGATACTTTATAAGCTTTATATGTAATATCTCTTATAGTATCTTTTATATTAACATACCCACAATATCATGTTCCATAGCTTGCACTACCACTAAATGAAACATCTATGTAATCTCCATTTTTTAGTGCTACAGGACTCTCATCAAACATAGATTGCAACATGTTATTTATTGTTTGATTAAGTTCTTTGAGCCTTACAAGTTGTAATTTCATACTTGCAGGCTTTAAAGAACATATATTATTTTCTAACACATGTATTGATTTAATTGCTTGAGATATATTACTATACAGAATATCTCCTGCAATTTTGCTGACAGGAGTATGAATATAAGTCATATCCGCAGATTCGTATGTATTTTCTACAGGATCTAGTGTATCTGTTTTTACTGTTAATTTTTCAGAACCATTTGTAGTCATAGATATACTTACAATATCTGGAGTATTAATACCAAGTTTATCTATTTTTATAGATACTTTTCTATTATTTGTTATATCATTTTGACTTCCAGAATAATAATCATATATTAAATCTCCGTCTTTTTTATTAGCGTTTCTGGCAAACATAGCTCCATAACCATACCCACTAGAATAAACAGATACAGTATCATAAGATAGTATAACTCTAACTTCTCCTTCTTTAAGCTCATATTGTTTAAGCTCATCAACTGTTTTAGTTATATCAAACTTAACATCTATATTTTTTGTATAATCAGTTCTAGAAAGTATAACAACCATTTCCTTTGAAGGATTTTCTGTAAATGATGTTTTATCTGCCATTATAGCTTTATATTCATTACCTACTATATCTTTTAGGAATACATTTTTTAATTGTTGTGCAGAATATGATACTGGATTTGCATATCCAAAAGTTATTTCTGTAACAGAATTTTGTGTAAGTGCTGTATGATCAGGAAG